TGGGCAACGCGGGCGACTACACGTACAACGAGGTCCCTGCCTCGGTCCAGGACGCGGTCAACCGGTGGCGGCTGGTCGGGATCGATGCGAAGGTCCACCAGGCGAAGCAGCGCTGGCTCCGGTTCTCGCTCGGGGTGATGTACGCGGCGTCCTCGACCGGGGCGGTTGACTCGGTCCAGGACTCGATCCGGACCGCCCTGAGTGACTTCCTGAACCGGATGGACTTCAACTCCAGCATCCAGATCTCCGACGTGCTCGCGGTCATCCACCAGGTGCCCGGGGTGGACAACGTCCGGCTGCTCCACGGCGCCGACGTGACCGGGTACAACCCGGCCAACCCGAACGCCTCGGTGGTGGGGGTCCAGGAGATCGTGCCGAACTCCTCCCCGGCGTCGGCCGCGCTCAGGTCGCACGTCGAGGCGGCCACCGGCCGGGCGACGGACATCTACTTCCGTGACGACGAGCTGCCCGTCCTGGGCGGGGTCGTCTTCAAGACCCTCGCCCGCAACAGCTTCGGGGTGCTGTGATGGCGAGCGACGACCAGCTGCACCAGGGGCAGGGCAACTACGGCACGGCCGTCATCCCGGGCGGTCTGATCCCGCTGCAGGCGGACATCACCGTGCCCCAGTCCACGGCGCTGGCCAGCGGAACGGGCATGCTGGTTGCGGACCTGGCCGTGTCCGAGCAGCTGCGGCACTTCCCGGAGGAGGTCTACGACCTCCGGCCCACCTCGCACCTGGTCCGGCTGATGCAGGCCCTGCTCGGCGACTCGGGCGTGGGTCAGCTCCGCAAGCGGCTGCTGATCGCGCAGTTGCAGAGCCTGTCGTCGTCCGGGGCCAGATTCTTCGATCTCGACAGGTTCTACGGCGCCCTGTTCGGAGCTACCCGGGCCGAGGGCGAGCTGCTGGCCATCAACCCGATGGAGACGGCGACCGCCACGGCGTCGGAGTGGGACTCGATCGAGGCCGCCGACGCCTCGTTCCGGGACCGGATGACGGCGCTCGCGCACTCGATCGCCATGGGCGGCACGGTGCCGGGCCTGCAGGCGGCGGCCGAGGCCATCACCGGTGTCGAGGCGGACGTCTACGAGTCCTGGGCGCTGCTCGACGCGGCCGGGGACCCGGAGGAGGCCGGGCACACCTGGGAGTGGATGGAGGGCGGTACGTGGGGCGAGTACGAGGGGCAGATCTGGGGGGCGCTGGAGGGCACTCCGTTCTACGGCCGCTCCGGTGTCCTGACCCGGTCCGAGGTCCTGGTCCGGGTCAACCGTGACTACCCGGCGACCCCGGCCGGGCGTGCCCAGCGGGCCAGCGACGAGTCGGCCCTGGTGCGGGTCCTTGAGCGGATCAAGCCCGCTCACGTCCTGCTCACGGTCGACACGGAGGGCACCTCTGCGCTGTCGGCGCGGGGGATCTCGGGGGTGCGGGCCGACAGTGAGAACTGGGAGATCGTCACTCAGGTCACTCCAGGGCAGATCCCGACCGGCATCGCTCCGTACCCGTTGTCGGCCGTGCAGGAGCAGGAGGGGGTTGACCCGTCCTCGGCGCGAGTGCTGCCGCGTCCGCCGCTGACGACGCGCCTGGGCGACGAATGGTCCTACGGCTCGCAGATGCCGACCTGCCGGTCCTACGCGGTCAACCCGGAGGACCCGGCCGACTTCACCCAGCCTGGAGCGGTCCCGGACCTGGACCTTGACTCGCTTGACCAGACAGTGGTCTGGCGTGACGGGACCTCGACCGTCTACCGGGCGTCTCTGGGCGCCCTTGACCCGCTCCTGAGCCAGGCCGCGCGGGCGGCTGCCGACGGCGTGCTCGTCGCCAACGCCTACAGCGGTGACCGCCGCACCGTCCTGCCCACCGAGTAAGCCGTAGGGGATCTCATGGCCGACCTGTACCCGAACTACGCCGCGCTGGCCGCCGCGCGCCAGATCGGCGTGGACTACCGGCTGCTGGTGCGTGTCCCTCCAGGCTCCCGGCTGGCTCACATCGCCGTCCACGGCGGCGACATCGAGCCGGGCACGGTGGAGATCGCGGACTACCTGGCCGGGTCGGCCAGCCGCTTCTACGCGTTCGACAGCATGCTGCCGCCGGGGAACTCCGACCTGTACCTGACCTCGACGAACTACGACGAGCCGCAGGCCCTGGACCTCGTCGCGGCCAGCGACTATGTCGTCTCCTGGCACGGGACCGCCGGGGACGAGCAGGTGACCTACGTCGGTGGCCTGGACGCGGACATCGTGGCCCGGGTCATGGAGGAGCTGGAGCAGGCCGGGTTCACGGTCTTGGCAGGCGACACTGAGCTGAACAGCTCGGACGCGGCGAACATCGTCAACAAGGGCGCGCGCGCGATGGGCGTGCAGATCGAGCTGACGAGCGCGCTGCGGGAGGCGTTCTTCGACGACTTCAGCCGGGACGGCAGGGACCGGGGGGCGCGGACCCCGCTGTTCTACTCCTACATCACGGCGGTCCAGACGGCGCTCAACGGGCTGGACGTTCCGGGCCGGGCGGTCGGGATGTCGTCCGGCAGGCGGTCGGCGCGGCCGGTCAGTGCGACCGGGTCCGTATCAGGTGACTACGGGATTCCCGCTCTGGCGCCCTTGACCGTGGACGGCATGCCCCTTGACTCGCTCAAGGACGCGGTCAGGCTGGCCAGCCAGCGGCAGGTCAGCGAGGGCACCGAGCGGTTCTGGTCCAGTGAGCCGCGCCCGAACGGAGACCCGGTGCGGGAGGTCTTCGAGTTCGCTCTGGCCTCCGACCGGCCGGTCAACCGGCTGTCGTTCTCTCTGGCGCGCTTCCCCCAGCGGGCGTGGGTGCAGTACCGGGACCGGGACGGTGTGTGGCATCCGCTGCTCCAGGCGCGGGGCGGGCCGGTCCAGATCAGCATCATGGACTCCATTCCGGCGGTCATCCCGACCGGTGTACCCGGTGATGTGAAGCTGCACCCCCAGCACTACGGGGCCGGGCACTGGATGCCGCAGCTGGTCGACGTGGAGCCGGTGACGGCGAGCCGGTTCCGGATCGTCATGACCCGGCTGCCGTCGTCGTCGGCGCCGCGCGCGCTGGACGGGCAGGGCGTGCCCTACTCGCTGGGGGTCAAGGACGCCCTGGTGTCCTACCGGGCTGCGTCCTTGACCGACCTGCCGTGGCTGCCGCAGGTCGATGCCGAGCACACAACTCCGATCGCCGGGTCGACTGACATGCTCGGCTCGCAGGTTGACTACGTCCTGCGGCGCAACCGGGCGGACAACCTGGTGCCTCCCGCGAACGGCATCTGGCGGTGCGCGCCCCAGCCGGTGCCGAACGCGGTGGTGAGTCTGCACCTGGACCTGAGGACGGCCGAGGGCAAGGGTCAAGTCGTCGACCGGCTGTACCTTGACCCGGTCACGTCCGGTCCATCGGTGAATCTGTACTACACGGACGAGACGGTGGTCCCGGACCGGTTCGTGCCGAGCGACACCCCGCTGACGCTGCCTCTGGTCCGGGCGGCGTCGGAGGTGCCCACGGTGGACTCCGAGGGGCTGCTGTTCGCGACCGCGCGCTCGTACCTGGACATCGACAACCGGGCCTGCCAGTGGGACCCGGGCGAGCCGTTCCTGCTGGCGATGACGGTCCAGCCCCAGTTCACCTCGGAGGACACCGGTCAGTGGACGGTCCTGGACACGCCCGCGCTGACGATCGCGATCGTGGACGGGGCCCTGGTGGTGCGGCTGGCCGAGCGCTCGGTGGAACTGGACGCTGCTGCGTTCGGGTTCAACTCGCGCATCCCGCTGGCGGTCGCGTACGACGGGTCGACCCTGACCGTCCGCACGCCGTGGGACACGCGGATCCAGGAGCACACCCACGTCCAGGACATGGCCCCGCCGAACGTCATCCGGCTCGGCGGCCCGCTCCAGGGCGAGGGGGGCTCCCTGCGGCTGGCGCACCTGTTCCTGGCGCGCGGGCGTGCGGCTGACATCGCCACGATCGAGGACTACTGGCAGGACCCGGCCGCCTACGCGCTGCCCCCGGGCTACGGCGTCGACCAGGCGGCGCACACCAGTGGCAGCGCGCTGTTGCGGATGGATCCGTCTCTGGTCACGCCGGGCGCGGACTCGGTGTGCCCGTGGGGCCTCATCGGCGGGCCGCCGGTCGCCATCGACGACCTGGTGTGGACCCCGGTGCCGGGCGACTTCACCCTGCGCAAGGGACTACTGAAGTTCCGTCCGGTCAAGGCACGCCACCTGAAGCTGGAGTTCACCAACCTGCAGCCGATGGTGCTCACCCCGAGCCAGGCCGCGCCGCTGGTGGACACCAGGCTCTTCCCGCCCGACAGCGGGCAGCCGTCCGGGGTGATGGCGACGGGTACCTCGGCGTCGGGAGCTGCTCCGGCCGGTGCGCGGGTAGCGACGGAGCAGGGTACGGTCTACCAGTACATCGACGCCAACCGCATCATCGGCAGCACCGCCAGCGATGTGCCGTACAAGGCCACGGAGGCGCTGTACGCGCCGGACCCGCTGGCCGCGCAGCAGCTGCGCCGGTCCGGGCAGCGGTTCCCGTACATGCCGCTGCCGGGCACGCGGGCGCCGCGCTTCACCAGTACGGGCCGCCACCGGTACCAGACGATGCAGCTGGCGATGGACACGAAGGTCGGGTACACCGTGGCGATCAGCCAGGTGCTGGCCTACCTGGCTGATCCGGTCGCGCAGCGGGACACCGAGCAGTACGTGGAGCTGTTCCACGACACGGCCTACCTGACCGGGTACACGGACGACGAGCAGGGCGGCTGGAAGCACACCGGTGCGGCGATGGTCACGGTCGGCCAGCCGCCGTGGACGGGCACCCGGATGACGTCCAAGGCGTTCATCTCCAAGCGCCGGGTGCTCGGTGTGCAGTTCGCGGCCCAGACCTCCGAGGCCAAGCAGCTGGTCGCCGACCCGGACTTCGACGATCCGAGTCTGCGGTTCTGGCGCCCGGTCGGCGACTCCACCATCACGTCGTCGGACCGGTACGCGTCCACCATCGGCCGGATGGCCGAGGTCGCGCGCGGCCACTCTGTGTCCTCCTGGGGTGCGCTGGAGTCGCGGTTCCCGACGTGGGGTGATTTCGAGGACTCCAACCCGCTGCCGAACCGGCCCCTGTGGTGGGAGGTGGAGAACTCCACCAGCGAGGCGGACTTCGGAGGGATCGAGTCGCTGCGCCCGGTCCAGCCCGCGCCGGGCGGGCGTCTGTACGCGGCTGCCCGCGTCTACACCACCGGGCCGCTGCAGCGGCCCCTCGTGCTGCAGCTGGTCAACGGGGACGGCCGGATCCTCGCGGAGGCCTCGCAGACCGTCAACGCGGCCCAGATCGCGGAGTGGTACGTCGGCACGACCGTACGGACGAGCGCCCCGGCCGGAGCGGCCACCTGGGACATGGTCTCCGCTGGTGACACCCGCTCCTGGGGCGACGTCGAGGCCCTCGGCATGTGGGGCGACGTCACCCAGGACTGGGACGTCGACAACGTCCACGACGTCCGGGTCCGGATCATCCAGCAGGGCGAGGCGGGCACGGACGCCTGGCACACCGACAGCCTGTCCGTGTTCAACGACCCCATCATCTGGGAGATCTCCCGCGACGGCGGCATCACCTGGCACGAGATGCTGAACATCCGCAACAACCCGCGCGGCGTCTTCCAGTTCCCCGACCTGCCCGCTGTCGACCGCTCCGGCGGCACCCAGCTCAGGTGGCGGGCCACCGGCTACGCCCCCGACCTGTCGGTGTCGTCGGTCGTCCTGCGGCCCTGGTACGCCACCCTGTCCGGCGCCGTTCCCTACCTGGACACGCTGCAGGCGGCAGGCTCGCCCTCGTCGCTGGCCGACTACTACCCGCCGGTCGAGGCCGACCCGCTGTTCCAGGGCTGGCAGCACCCCATCCCGCAGGACTGGTGGCTGGCCTCCCGCCAGTGGCTGCGCCAGAACGCCCCGAAGACCGACCCGCTGCCCGCAATCACCCTGCCTGAGGCTGTCGCCGAGGGAACCGACGAGGGTAACCCGCCGTCCCCGGCGCGCCACTCGCTCACCGACGCATTCGTCCTCAACCGCTAAGGAGCCCTCGTGCGCGCCCACTTCAACCGTGCCCTCCTGGACAGGGAGGGCAACCAGGTCGACACGGCCACGGTCCGGCTCCTGGCCGCCGGGGGCACCGACCTGCTCACCGACACGGTCTACACCGAGGCCACCGGCGGCACCACCTACCCGAACCCGTGGGAGGCCGTCAACGGCGAGATCGACTTCTACCTCGACTCGCCGACCCGGCTGCAGATCGGCGTCACGGTCGGCACCGACCCTGAGCAGTTCTGGGACGACGTCGATGTCCTCGCTGTCGGCTCAGACTCCTCCCACCCCGGGGCAGGCGCGAACTCCACCCAGGTCGGGGCCGACTCGGTGTCCTCCGGCCAGGGGTCGACGTCGCTGGGCAGCGGCGCGCAGGCCACTGCCGACCTCTCTACGGCCCTCGGATACCAGGCGGCGACCAGCGAGGCCGGGAGCGTCGCCGTAGGCTCCCAGTCGGCCGCCTCGCAGTCCGGTGCCATTGCCGTAGGGCAGTCGGCGCTGGCCCAGGGCACGCAGGCCACCGCGCTGGGTGACGCCGCCCAGGCCGTCTACGACCATTCCACGGCCGTCGGCGCGGGTGCTGTGACCGACCGCCCCAACCAGGTCCGGCTCGGCACGGACCAGGACCAGGTCGACCTCCCCGGCACGGTCACCCTGCGCAGCCCGGGCGGCATCCCGTTCCTCCTCGGTGTCACGGACACCGGTCTGCTGTTCACGCAGGAGCTGCCTCCGTACGTGCCGCCGGTCCCGCCGGACGAGGGCAGCGGAGCGTAAGCGGGTTGCTGTGCGCCTCCTTCCGTTCGACCTCCAAGGGGTGAGCAGAGGGAGGCGTCGTGGCGCGAGCACACGTAATGCGGCCGATCATCGGCGAGAACGGAGACCTGCTGTACGGCGCGCAGGTCACGGTGCGCGAGGCAGGCATGTCCGTGAAGCTCGCCCAGCCGCTGTACAAGGGGCCCACCGGTAACGAGCGGCTGACCAACCCCTACGTCACGGCGAACGGCACGATCGACTTCTGGGTGGACAAGCCGCAGCGCGTGTCCGTTCTGGTCCAGCACGATGTTCACTCCGACATCGTCGTGTACCTGGACGCCGCGCCTCCGCCCGAGGAGACCGCCCGTACGGACAGCCCCCTGCTCATCGTCGGCGAACAGGTGCCGGGCAACGTGCTCATGGCGGGAGCCACACCAGGGCAGGCCGTGTGGGGGCAGGTTCCGACGAATTCGGGTGTCACCCCGCAGGTCACCGTCGTCAGTGAGGATTTTGCTCTCGCCCGGGATCCGGCGGGCTGGTCGTTCACGCAGGCCGCGACCAGCAGCCGGGACTATCCAGCGGACGCTCCGACGGACTGGGGCTTCTCCCGGTCGCTGCACGGCAAGCACACTGGGGACGCGGGCAGTCTGGTGGTCACCACGCCCGGGTTCACCATGACGGAGCCGGGCTTCGTGTCGATGTGGCTGATGCCGTCCCTGGCCGCCAACGAGAGCATCACCATCTCGGTCACACCGCTGGGCGGGGCCAAGACGGTCCTGCAGACGCTGACCGAGACCCGCACGTGGGGGTTCTACCGGTTCCCCCTCGCTGCCGGGACCTACGCGTCGGCGTCCGTGGAGTTCCAGGGTGCCGCCATGTTCGTGGCCGGTATGGGTCATGAGATGTGGATGACCGGCCTGAGGGTCATGTACGGCGGCCAGGTCCCTGCGCACACCCACGCAGGATCGGGCGCCAACTCCGTACTGCTCGGCGCCTCGGCCGTCGCTTCCGGAGTCGCCTCGATCGCTGTCGGAAGCTCTGCCCAGGCCACGGCGGACAAGGCCACCGCGTTCGGATCGCAGGCGCAGGCAACCGCCGCTGACACGGTCGCGGTCGGCGCGGAGGCCAAGGCCCCCTCGGTCAGCTCGGTCGCCATCGGGCCGCGCGCGAGCGGATCTCTGGCGAGCACGGGCTGGACGGCGGTGGGAACGGACGCCTATGTCGACTCGGCCGACGGTATCGCTGTCGGCCGCAGCGCGGAGGTGTACGGCGAGGGCGGGACCGCCGTCGGGTACAACGCCTACGTCGGCTCGGGCGCCCAGGGCGCCGTGGCGCTGGGGCAGAACGCCCAGGCACTGGCCAGCGGAAGTCTTGCCGTGGGCGCCAACGCGGTTGTTGCCGCCACCCACAACAACTCGACCGCCATCGGCAACGGGGCGAAGACATCCGCTGCCATGCAGACACTGCTCGGCAACCCAGACTTCCCGTACGGGATCACCGCTGTCGCCAACAGGCTCTACGCCCTGGCCGGAGTGAACCTCGGCACGGACGCCTCCTCACGGCTCGGGTTCTTCGGCGCCGAGGGAACGGTCCGACCGACCGTCACCGGTTCCGACGGCGGCAACCTCGTGCTGCGCAATCTCATCTCGGCGCTGACCGGGCTCGGGCTGATCACCAACTCCACCACTTCGTGAGGAGCGTATTGTGACGACACCCCCCACGACGGTGCCGGACCGCTTCGTTGTCACGGAGACCCCCCGTCAAGTCCTGCCTGAGACGGTGCTGTACCACACCACGGTGCATCAGCAGATCGCCTACGACGACGTCAACGGGCCCATGTTCGTCTCACAGATGATGCACTCCGGAGTGCAGCTGGCGGACGAGCCGGGGCCCCTGTCCAGCTCTGTCAGGCGCCTGCAGGGCGACATGGTCATCAACCGGCTGAACCCGGCTACCGGGGCGCTGACAGGCTGGATGATCTGCCGGGGCATGGGCCACGGCAGTTTCGGTGTGGAGCCCGTGGGGTCCGACACGTACATCTGGGCCGAGGCCGACTCGGTGTCGGACGGTACCACCGGCTACGGCTGCAAGATCGCCCGCTTCAAGTTCGTCGACCAGGCCGTCGTCGACTCCGGTGACGAGAGCATGGAAATGTTCGATCCGTTGCCGAACACGGCTCACATCATGCCGGTCGTGGACTGCTCCACCCGCCGGATCGGCGCCCGCTGGACGGACCCCGCCGACGGGAACCACCCGTCGTTCGGCACCTTCGACATGGACGCCATGCGGGAGGGTGACTACACCCTGCTCTCCCAGACCCGCCAGTCCACCTCGGAGACCGGAGGCCTGCCGGGCGGCGCCTTCCAGAGCCACGCCCTCTTCGGCCCGTACCACTACGTCCTCACCGGCTCCGCCTACGGAACCAGCAACCCCGCGCCGGGCAACACGTACATCACGGCCATACGCATCGAGGACAGTTCACGTGCGGACGTAGTCCTCGTCACCGCAGGATCCGCGTTGGAGTACCGAGAGCCCGAGGGCCTCACGGTCCGCTACACCGCCCAGGGGCCACAGCTGGTGCTCGCCTTCGGGACGAAGATCCCGACGCCGCACCCCATGGCGGTGTACTCCTGGGACAACCAGTTCTCCCCCTCCGCCGTCCCCGGCCAGGTGTCCGCCGGTCTCATCGACGGACTGTTCCGCGCCAACCCCGACGACGGCACGCTCGGCCTGCCCGACTACTCCCGCGTCCCGTACGCCTACGCGCCGCTGCTCGGCCCGAAGGACAGCTCTCCCCAGTGGGCGCTCGACCAGTGGCGCAACGGCGCCTACGGCGCACTCAAGGGCAGCAGCGACGGCTACGGGGCTCTGCGGTCCGTGGGCGGCACGCGCGGTGCGGCCTCCATCGACGTCCTGCCGATGTCCACCGGCGTCCCGACGAACAGCCCTGACGGCAGCCGCGACGCGGACTACACGTGGGCGCCCAAGGACTTCGCCTTCGCCCTCCGGCACCCCGGCACCGCCCCCTGGACGGCTGCCAGCACGCGGGCCTACGTCGCCTTCTGCCAGAACAACAACACCGTCGGCATGCGCCTGACGACACCGGCCGCTCTCGGCCCCTGGGACGCCGAGACCGCCGACTCCGCTGCGGTCAGTCTCAACGGCCTGATCAACGTCTGGGACGGCAACTCCCACAACTTCACGGTGGGCACGTTCGGACAGAACGCCTTCGTCATCATCGACGAGGCTCTCGCCGTCCCCTTCCGAGCCCCGCGCTCCTACCAGCGCAACGCCCTCGGCCTGCCCAATCCGGGGGTCTTCTCGAACCTGCCCACCACCGGCAACTTCGTGGGCTTCGACACCCGGGGCACCGAGAACTTCATGTACGGCTGGACGGCGCTGCAGCAACCCAGCGGAGATTTTTTCTACTACGACATGGGCGCCCTGGAGGTCCAGACACCCCCGTCAGGGACGTACACGCCGACCAAGACACCGTCCGGGGAGACCTGGTCTCTGACGGGTGCGGTCACCGCCAGCAAGAACGGCCTGGCGATCCCCGTCAACGGGTGGGCGACCTTCAACGTGGCCTGGCCGTACGGCGTGCTGGGCACCCGCTGGATCAGCCCTTCGGGGGGCCTCGTCTTCCGGGCCGTGGACACGAACAACTACTACCAGGTCACCACCAACGGCATGTACGTCTCCATCAACGGCAACCTGACGAAGATCCATACCTGGGCCACGCAGCTGAAGGTGGGCGACCACATCGCCATCCGCAACTGGGCCGACCGGTTCAAGGTGTTCATCAACGGCGTTCAGTCCGCCTACTACACCGCCAGCTACTACCAGAGCGGCAGGGGGATCGGCTTCCACAGCGGCCCCGAAGGCGCTACCCAGTGGTCCTACATCGTCTTCCAGCCGCTGCCCTCCAGCATCACCCTGCCCACCGCCTGAGAGGCCACCGTGGAACGCTGCCACCTGTACCTCCCTCTCGTCGACTCGTCCGGCGTGACCTACCCGTACGCGGAGGTGACGCTGCTGAGCCTGGACACGGGCGTGCCCATCGCGGAACCGGTGTACCTGGAGCCGTACGGCGGCGCTCCTCAGCAGTGGCCCATTCTGATCACCCCGGGCGTCATCAACCTCTGGACGGACACCCCGCTGCGGGTCACCGTCCAGGCCCTGCTGCCCGGCAGCGCGACGTTCACCCGGTCGGGAGTCGACATCGGCCCTGCCCCGGCCAGCACAGTGCGCAGCGAGCAGCCGGTCCGCATCGGCTCGGCCGAGGGCCTGGACGGAAGCGCCATGCTGGCCGTCTCTCCGGACGGATCGGCAACCTGGCAGGTCCTGGATGTTCTCCGGTTCCACAAGCACGAGGGCAACGCACCCGGATCCACGATGCTCGGACAGACCAGCCTGCGGGACATCTACCCCCGCCAGACATGGGTCGGCCGGGATCCGAACGGCGCCCAGGGAGAGGGCTCTTCGGTCCTCGGCCCGGATGCCTCGCCCGACGGCCCCGAGGCGGTCGTTCTCGGAGACGCGACAGCTGGCGCACGTGCCGTCGTCGCGGGCGCTGGGGCGACCGGCTCGGCGTCCACGGTAGTCCTCGGCTCGGGCGGGAATGCCCAGCAGCTGGAGCAGGTGGTTCTCGGCCGGAACGCCAGCGCAGCGGCAGCACGTCAGGGTGCCGTGGTGGTCGGCTCCGGAGTCACCGCGCCCACGGACAGCACCGTCGCTCTGCCTCCCGGAGTCCAGATCTCCGAGGACGGCAGTGTCGTCCTCGGTCAGGGGACCCCGCCGGACCTGAGCTGGCTCACCTCGGACCCCTACGTTGCAGTCCTCGGCACGACAGTCGTCCCGAACTTCCTCACCCCGCGCAGGGACGCAGTGCTCGCCGGACCGTCCAGCAAGTTCGGCGCGTTCGGCGCGGCCGGGACAACACGCCCGTTGGTGAGCACCAGCGGCCTCGCTGCGAATGCGCCCGGCCGGACCGCACTGCTGTCGCTCGTGTCAGCGCTGGACAAGCTCGGGCTGATCTATCTCCTCGACGGCGCGATCGACGACAGACTCGACGACTGGACCAAGGTCTTCGCGCACGATGCGAACACGGGCCTGGACGTGGGCGACACCGACGGCTCGAAGGCAGGGGACCTCAGCCGGGCCAAGCGCAACGACATCGGCCCCGGCACCATCACCTACCGCCAGGCGGCAGGGATCCGGGACTTCACCCTGCATGCCTTCACCTGGTGGCAGGACTGGAACCCGGACAACCACGACAACGAGATCACCGCCCACGTCTCTGCCGACAACGTCACCTGGACGCCGCTCCTCCTGGCCTGGGAGCCGCTGGCCCCCACGACAGCCGACTGGAACCAGACCTGGGCACGCAACGCCCGCCCCATCCCGCCCGGCATGCAGTACCTGCGGATCACCCTCGACCTGAACAGCCAGGCGTGGACACCCCAGATAGGCCGTGTCGTCGTCCGGCCCGTCCCGTCCGACGGCTGACCATGTCAGCAGTTCAATTCTTTTCTGGTTTTCTCGATCAAGAGAGACATAGATGAATCTCTTTGTCCTCAATTCAGAGACCCGGAACCTATCGTGACCTGCGTGTCCGCCATCAGCACACCGGCCTTCCGCAGCTCTCGCGGGCTCTACCCCTGCCAGCAGGAAGGCACCGCGTTCGCCTACGTGCAGCGCTCCGGCCTGCTGGTGGCCGACACCGGCATCGGCAAGAGCGTCATCGCCATGGCGCTCGCCGCCCTGCTCGCCGAGGACGGCGCCGAGGACCTGGTCCTCCTCGTCTGCAAGACCAACAAGCTCACCGAGTGGCACGAGGACTTCGGCGCCCTCACCACGCTCCCGGCCGCCGTCCACCACGGCCCCTCCCGCATGAAGGCCCGCGAGCGCGACGGCCTGCCCCACGTCCTGATCTCCACCTACGAGACACTGCGCGCCGACCTCACCCGCTTCGCCATCCCGCCCGGCAAGCGCACCAAGGTCCCCGCCCCCGGCCCCCTCCTGACCGCCCTCCTTGACGCCCAGGCCCGGGGCCGCCGCCTCCTGGTCGTCTACGACGAGATCTCCGACAAGCTCCGCAACCGCTCCAGCCAGCTCTACAAGGCCCACCACTACGCCCTCGGCCAGCTGCGCCGCGCCCAGAAGAACCTGCGCGTCATCGGCCTCACGGCCACCCCGATCAGCAAGGACTACGAGGACGGTTTCAACCTGCTGCGCCTCGTGGTCCCGGACGCCATGCCCACGGTGAAGCAGTTCAACGACACCGTGGTCAAGAGCCGCGACGACTACGGCCGCCCGCGCTACCGGGACACCGGCGTCGACTGGTTCATCGGCCTGGCCCGGCCGCACATGTGGCGCAAGCGCAAGAGCGACCCCGACGTCCGCGCCCTGTTCCCCAAGCGCATCGAGGAGTTCCGCACGCTGCGCATGGCGCCCGCCCAGGCCAACTTCTACGACCAGGTCGCCTCGCTCCAGAACGGCTCTCCAGAGCCCGTCCCCGGCCTCCATGCGGCCCTGCGGCAGATCGCCGCGCACCCGGCCGCCCTGGTCCACTCGGCGGTCCACGGAGACTCCCGGCTCGCCCGCGAGCTGCTCGGCGCCTTCGGGGAGGACCACCTGCGCTCGCTGCCCTCGGCCAAGACCGATGAGCTTGTCGAGTACCTGTCATCCATCGTGCACGGGCAGGGCGACAAGGCCGTCGTCTTCTCCGCCTTCGGCCCCTCCGTCCTCCCCCTGCTCGCCGAGGCCCTGCGCAAGGACGGCATCCGCTCCTACCTCTACACCGGCGCCATGGACGGCCCCGAACGAGAGCGGGCCCGCCGCGAGTTCCGCGCCGCCCCCGAGGCCTGCGTCTTCCTCACCTCGGACGCGGGCAAGGACGGCATCAACCTGCCCGAGGCCACCTACCTGGTCGAGTACGAGTCCGCGCTGACCTACGAGACACGTACCCAGCGCCTAGGCCGCATCGACCGCATCACCTCGACCGCGCCCTCCATCACCTGCACAACGCTCGTCCTGCAGGACACCGTGGAGGAGGGCATCGTCGACACCATGCTGAAGCGGAACGAGATGACCGAGCGGTTCCTGGGCGACGTCGGCTCGGACGGCTACGTGGCGGCCATGCAGCGGCGCCGGAGCTACCTCGTCGGGTAACACGCGACCTCCAGCGACTCTCATCACCCGGGCAAGGGGCTCCAGCCGCTGGAGGCGCGTTCCTCACAGCCCCAAAGGGACCGGCCCGAGCATAGCCCGTCTCAGCAACCGAACACCCCCAGGCAGGCGTAGCCTCCCCCCGCCCCTCGAATGTTCCGAAGGTGAGACTCCGCAGGTCAGAGATCCTGTGATCAGTCAGAGTCCTGGTAGCCGGTGTACACCGCCCATCCGTCTCCGTACCGCTTGTAGGTCACCGACTGCCGATTGGGAGCCTTGGTGAGCCCCAGAGAGGTGAATTCACGGGCGAGCTGCGTGCACTGGCGCACAGCTTCCTCCTTGGACAGGGCATCGGTCTGTCGGCGGGCATCACGCATGGCCCCTACCCTAGGTACTGGAGGGGCTGATGAAAACAGGGAAGTGCCGTCTGAGCTGGGAAAACGGCCCTACATGAAGGCTTACTGGAAAGTCAGGACGCGCAGGCCAGGGCAGTCCTGTGGACCAACTCGTCGTAGTCCAGCTCAGGTTCGATGATGATCAGCCGACCGTCCGAGGCGACCGCGAAGTCCTCCAGGACCTCACCGGTGACTGGGTCGACGACCATGCCGTCCCTCACCAGCTCCGGAGGAACCTCGTCACCCCGGACCGGCTGGACGTCGGGCATCCGGCGCTCGCGCAGCCGGGGGAGGACCTTCGTCAGCCAGGTGGCCCTCTGCACCTTGTGCATGTCCACACGGCGCTGAGCGGTCCCCTGCGTGCCCATCTGCTCGGCCGCCTCATCGAACTCCGCCACCTGGCCCGCAAGAGCCGTACGGGCCCGCTGAGACAGGTACCAGGCGCCTCCCAGGCACTCCAGGAACCCGAACCCCTCCAGGAGCTTCACGTGGCGGTACGCGGTCGCCCGGCTCATGCACGTGGCGTCGGCCAGATCGAGCAAGTCCTGCCCGTCCTCCAGACTCAGAGCCGCGACGATCTTGAGGGAGGAGGACCCGAGACCCCGGTGCGCAAACGCGTCCAGGCCCATCAGCCGGACGACGACGGCCGTGTCGATCCCTCCGGCCTCCACCGCGTCCTTCGGCCCGTCCAGCAGCCTCCAGGTTGTCCCGTGCTCGTCCGTCCCGGTCTTCACCTGCCGGATCCAGCCGCCCAGCCGCTTCGTGACGGCCTCGTACGCCGTACCGAGCGTGCACCCGGCGACCTCGGCGGCCTCCCGGAACGACAGGGTGTACGTACGCCCCCCGGCCTTGCGCGCGGCCTCCCAGTGGGCCATCAGCAGCCGCAGGGCCGTGTTGCGGGACACCCCGCGCCAGGACAGCGACCCGATCCGGTAGCGCAGCCGTACGAGGTCCTCGACGGCCCCCTGACGGTCTGCCACGGGGTGCGTCGAGATGAACTGCTGCGCACCCTCCCAGACCCGGTCCAGGTAGGGCTTGGCGCCCTTGTCGTAGCCCTTGCGGAACTCCTTGTTCCGAACGTGGTTGCCGCCCTTGGCGGGGGTCTCCAGCAGAGCCTTCTCGAACTGCGAGCCCGTCCAGCCGTACCGGGACGCCGCAGCGGCCAGTGCCCGGGTGATGGCGTGGCCGTGGACGTCGGCGAGGGACTTGTCGCGCCGCTTGCGTGCCGTGATGCCGTAGACGCCGTCCACGTCGCCCTCGATCAGCAGCCTTTCCATGGAGGGCGAGAGAGCGGGGAACTGGCGAATCCAGTGCTGGGGGTGCAGGGCGTCGCGCGAGGCGACAGTCAGTCCTGCAGATGAAGAAATGTGGCTGAGATGTTCACCACGGTTGGCGTGCGGCACGGGGGCGGGGCCCGTAGACTGCTCTGGCACGGCTGGCGAGGCCTTTCTATACCGTTCTGAGGTTGGGGCCCAGCCACCGTGAAGGCGATGGTCAGACCGAATAGGTCGCGTTGCCTGGAGGGGAACCTGGCAGTTCCCCGTGAGGATCCGTTTCTTGGCGGAGAGGATCCTTGCTACCGCACTACGCGGTGAGGGGCGCCACGGAGTTGAAGGACTCCAGGCGCCCCTCCGGCGTTTCCAGGGTGTTCTTCACAGCAGACTGCCCCCTTCGGCGGGTTCGGGCGCACGTGGGCCCGAGGGGAGATCGTGGTGGTGGACCAGGAGTGGCGGTCTCGGTCCGAAGGACATTCAACATCATGAGAGGCCGGAACGGGGAGTCGGCACCCGAACGGCCTGTGGGCGCTGGCCTGCAGCGGCGTGTCGCTCGACCGGGTCGTGTACACCGGGAGCAGTTTTTGGGTAGGCTGGGTCATGCCAGCGACCTCCGGAGGAGCTGAACTTCGGACTTGGATATGAGGTTGTTGGCCCCACCGACAGAGACCGGCCAAAGTTTCCTGTCGGACGGCCGCCAAGGACCGGGATGGGGATCCCAGTCCGACCAGGCGGCCGTTGGTGTTTCTGGAGCCAGATGAAGCAGACGCGACCCGGGGGCGGGAGTCCTACGAAGGTCGCGTAGGCCACCCTAGTACGTCTGGTGGACCAAACGCACGGAACCGGCGCAGGAGACACGCGCACGGGAGCACCTGACGCCCCGGCAGGTGTGAAATCCCTATGGATGGGGATTGCCCTTGTTCGTCCTGTCCTCGGTGGGACAGACTGCTCTGCAAGGCACCTTCTGCTACGACGATTGGCAGTGCCGGAATGTGGGTCGCCCGGGGTCCGGGAGGGGGTGGTGCCTCTCGAAGACCGGATCCCGGGCCTTTCTCCTGCCCAGCCCACCCCGGCCGGAAATCCGCCGGAGCAAAAACGCGACACCGCTCCTGGCCCTGTGTAGCGTCGCGACCACCGCCAAGAACTTCACTGCTCACCGCCAAGAGCAGCATCACCACCCTCAAGGGGCCCTTCATGACGTCCGCGCCGCCTGCGACCTTTCTGTCCCTCCAGGAGTTGTTCGCGCAGAACCTCCCGGGTTACCGCCGCCGCCCGCAACAGGAACAGCTGGCCCAGGCGATCGAGCTGACGTTCAGCCAGGACCTCGACGAGAACGAGCCCCTGCACCTGCTCGCCGAGGCGGGCACCGGCACCGGCAAGTCCTACGCCGCCCTGATCGCCGCGATCCTCGCGGCCCGGGCGGGCGAGGAGCCGAAGCGCTACGTGGTCGCCACGGCGACGAACGCCCTCCTGGCCCAGTACACAAAAAAGGATCTCCCATGGCTGGAGGGCGTCCTGGGGCAGGCGGGCATCGACTTCACCTGGGCCCCACTCAAGGGCGTCTCGAACTTCGCCTGCCTGGCCAAGCTGGCCGAGCGCCCGGCCGTCGCCAACGTGCAGCAGCTCCTGGACGAGCTGGCCCCCGACCAGGACGGCACCTACCGCCACACCGGTGACCGCGACGACATCCAGACGCCTGTCGAGCAGCGCACCGAGTGGCACCTGGTCTCCTCGACCAGCGACGAGTGCCCGGGCCGCTCGAAGTGCTCCTTCGGCGAGCAGTGCTTCGCGATGAAGCACAAGGACGCCGCCATGGAGGCCGACATCGTCGCGACCAACATGGCCATCCTCCTGACCGACACGAAGATCGCCCGCGAGACCGCCGGGGGAAACTCCGAGGCCGAGCGCCGCCACCCCTTCCTCGGCCCGTACGACGGACTGATCGTGGACGAGGCCCACGAGCTGGAGGAGCAGGCCACCAGCCACCTCGGCTTCGACATCAAGCAGGGCGGCCTGCTCAAGTGGGCCGACCAGGCCGCCTCCTTCCTCGCCGTCCACGAGGATGTCGACGAGCAGCGGGCGGGCGAGTCCTTTGCCCTGCACGAGCGCGTCACCGCCGCCGTCGAGGCCCTCTCCCGGCCGATCGCCGACCACCTGGAGCACGACGACACCGGCGCCATCGACGCCGACTTCGTCACCCGCTACGCCGACCTGTTCATCACCCTCTACGACACGCTGGAGACCCTCCGCACCCGCGTGAGCAAGAGGAAGATCGCCGACGGCTCCCACGTGGAGAAGGAGCAGGCGATCAAGGACCGCGTCCTCACCGTGGGGACGAACTTCCTCAAGGGCGTCAAGGCCGTCCTCCTCGCCGACCCGAACGAGATGGTCCGCTGGGCCGAGATGTACGGCCACGAGCGCATGCGCATCGGCAAGCGCTGGCTGATCAGGGCCGCGCCCATCGACGTCGGCCCCTACCTCCGCGAGGAGCTGTGGAGTCGCTACCCGGCCGTGCTGATGTCCGCCACCCTCAGCGCGGGCACCGGCCCGGGCCGCTTCGACTACCTCTCGCGCCGCCTCGGCCTGAAGGACACCGCCGCCACCCTCGACGTCGGCAGCCCCTTCGACTACCCGAAGCAGGCCCTGTTCTTCCACCCCGACTCCTCGGTGCCCGCCCCGGCCGGGAAGACCCGCAGCGAGTGGGAGACCTGGCTCCACTCCGCCACCCTCGAACTCGTCCGGGCCGCCGGGGGAGGGGCCATGCTCCTCTACACCTCCCGCAAGGCCATGAACGCCGCCCACGACACCCTCGCCAGCCAGCTCCGGGCCGACGGCATCAACTCGTTCGTCCAGGGCGGCCAGATGAGCGTCAAGGAGATCTCCGACCGCTTCCGCGAGGACGAGAACAGCGTCCTGTTCGGCCTGCGGAGCTTCATGACCGGCATGGACTTCCCGGGGAACACGAACCGGCTCGTCGTCGTCGACAAGCTGCCCTTCGCCGTCCCCACCGACCCGATCCACAAGGCCCGCTCCGAGGCCATCGAGCGCCAGGGCGGCAGCGCCTTCAGCGACCTCGTCGTCCCCTCCATGACCCTGACGCTCCAGCAGGCCTTCGGGCGCCTCATCCGCAGCACGGACGACTGGGGCGCCGTCGCCATCATGGACTCCCGCCTCGCCAGCAAGGGCTACGGCCGGGGCATCGTCAAGGCCCTGCCGCCCGCGCGCGTCACCACGTCGATCGCCGACGTCCGCGACTTCTTCTGGCAGCCCGACGGACGAGGGCTGCTCCCGGCAGCGTGACGACCCTGTTGTCACCTACCCCAAAGTTGGGGTAGGTTGTAACCACGTTCACCGCCAAGAACGACAACCTCAGAACACAGGAGCACCATCGTGTCTACCGCCAAGACCACCGAGATCGTTCCGACCTTCGACTTCGACAAGGCCGTCGTCCAGCTCCAGAAGAACGAGGACCTCAACCTCGCCGACGTGCTGGCCCAGCTGGCCACGATTCCGGTCACCGCGCCGCCCGCCTCCCGGAAGAAGGTCAGCAAGGAGGCCGCCGCGCGCGCGGCCGAGGAGGCCAAGGCAGCCGTCGAGGTCCTGCCCAACTCCTTCGGTACCGTCAAGGAGCCCGCCAGCCGCCGCCTGCTCAACAAGACGGAGCTGACGCAGGTTCTGAACGAGAAGGAGAGCCTCGCCGCCGCGAAGACGGCCATCGCCAAGCGGGAGAAGGCGGTGAACGAGTGGCTCTCCACCCACTTCGACGTCTACGCCGAGGACCTGAACCTGGTCGACCCGGAGAAGACGCCCAAGGACGGCAACGGCCACTACCTGATCGGCGCGTCCGGAAACCGGCTGGAGCAGGCCATCGAGGGGTCCGACAAGATCCTCACCCGCGAGAAGGCCAACGACAAGGCCGACATGAGCCACGAACTGCTCCTCGCGGTCTACGAGGAAGGGAAGATCAGCCGGGCCGAGTACCTCGCCTTCACGACGCAGGTCCGCGACCTCGACGAGAAGAAGATCCGCAGCGCGATGATTTCGCCGACCAAGCGTGAGCGGGCGCAGGAGATCATCAAGATGATCACCGTCGTCAAGCCGGGCGTTCTCAGCATCCACATCCGCTAGGCCAGACGGCCAGAACATCACCGACAATACGAACGTCACAGCCTCCGCCCGGTATACCGGGCGGAGCTAGTGGCATATGGAAGGACGTCCTGTGTCCCCTCATGCCGTGGAGCCGATCATCATGGATGCGCAAGGATCTGAGCGACCACCCACTCGGTCCGACTATCAGCTCTACGATGACCAGTTTCCTGTTGAGGGGTCACGCAAGTACGCCGTAGCCGACTCGACCAACCCCTTGCGAATCCCCCACTTCTCCGTACAGGACGTGGCCTGCTGGGTCTTCGCAGGAAGAGTGTCCTGGCTCCGACACCAGCTCAAAGGGAAGCCGTGGAAGACCGTCAAGGGTGTCACGCGCTCCACACCCCTGTTGCTGAAGGGGAAGCCTCTGGAGTTCCGGCAGATCATCGGGGGGCGCGGTGGCGAGCGCCGCTTCACCCTGCCGGACATCGAACGCCTCGCCTGGGCCCTGTACGAACGCGACGACATCGACGGCTACGACCTCCAGCGGATCTGCCGCATCCTCATCGCCGTCGCCGACCAGTACAAGGCCCACCGCAAGGCAGGCCAGTGATGCGACCCACGCTGCTCATCGACGGCAACAACATCCTGATCCGCGCCGTCGAGGCCACCCGCCGCGCCGCCATGCACAGCGACGACGGCACCGACACCAGCGCCCTCGTTGTCTTCGTCAAGACGCTCTCCCGCTACATACGCCAGTACCAGCCCTACCGCGTGACGGTCCTGTGGGACGCCACGGGCAAGGACGACTGGCGCAAGACGCTGTACCCCGCGTACAAGGCCAACCGGCCCACAGCGCCGGACGCCTACCGCCGGGGCTCCCGCCTCCTCGTCCGGGAGTTCCTGGACCGAGCCGGGATCCACGGGCACGCGATACCCGGCATGGAAGCCGACGACCTGATCGGCGCCTACTGGCGTCGCGAGCCTGGCGAGGTCGTCATCCTCTCCAACGACAAGGACCTCAGTCAGCTCGTCGGAGACACCCCCCTCGGCGGAACCTGCTGCCAGGTCCGCGTCTCCAGCGCCGACACCCCCACCGACGTCTGGACGACCACCCAGGTACAGGACAGTTTCGGCTGCACCCCCGAACAGCTCCCCTGGGTCCTCGCGCTTGCAGGCGACCAGGCCGACAACATCCCCGGCGTCCCGAAGATCGGCAAGAAGTTCGCCGTCAAGCACATGGCGGCAGCCGGGTGGAACGTCAATGAGGTCGAGCACCCGGGCATCAAGGCCCACCTCGAACAGGCGCACCTCTACCACCAGCTGGTCAACCTCCGGAACCCGTGGGAGAACAGCACCACCGACCTGCCGCGCATCCCCCTGTTCATGCCCACCCAGCCCGGCCCCGACAACGCCTGGCGCTCCTTCTGGTCGTTCCTCGACGACCTCCAGCTCCGCCAGTTCCAGCGCCAGCTGCTGGCCGGAGAACTCTGGTAGAGCGATTCCTTGCTCTGACCTGGCACTGGCGGTTAGCTTCAAAGCGCCTCACCGCCAAGAGGCCCCTCACCACGGCAGACCGCCATCTCGCCGTACCCAGCCACCGCCAGGTTGGAGACCCCTGTGCTCGACTTCTCCGCTGCCGCCTACGGCAAGGCAGCCACCCCCACGGCGCCCCCGGCCACCATCCGCCCGGCCGCCGCGCCCGGCCCCGTGTCCATGGCCGCCACCGACCTCCTCGACGCCCCCGCCGACTGGTCCTGGGAGCAGCTCCGCGACTACGTCATGCGCGCCGTCGCCGAACGCCACGGCCCCCAGCCCCGCCACGAGAGTGCCAAGGTCAACTCGATCTTCAAGAGCTTCGCCAACCGCTGGGGGAGCCAGGCCGGGCCCATCGCCCGCTTCGCCTTCGAGCAGCAGGACGGCTTCTGGCGCTCCGCCCCGGTCGACATCCGCCGCTTCACCAAGGGCAACGACGACTACTTCGCCCGCCCCATCGCGGAGCGGCTCACCGATGGCTGACGTGGCCATCGAGAACGGTCAGATCGTGCTCCACAGCAGCGAGCCGACCTGCTGCCCCGACGTCTACCTCTGCTTCAGCGGCCCCCGGCCGGAACTGGAGTGTCCCCGCCACGGCGGCTTCTCCGTCTGCTGCGACCGGCCCGGAGAACACGTGGGCCAGAAACGGCCCACCTGGCACCAGCAGATGGCCCGCTGGGAGCAAGGCCTGCTTGACCAGCACATCCGTCAGCACCTCGCCGCCACCTGATCCATCGCCCGGCCGCCACCGGGCCCTCATCAAGGACCGCCACCTTGAAGCGACCACCCCCGCCCCCCTCCTGCGCGCCGCTGGCCGACGCCGACTTCCGACGGCTCAAGGCCGCCCGGCCGCGCCTGTGGACCGACCCCAAGACGTCCTGCCTCACCTGCCTGAAGCGAGAAGGGCTGCAGGACTCCCAGACCTACCGCTGGTACGCCGACCACCCCGACACCGGACGCCGTACCGACGAGATCGTCACCTACGAGTGCAACTGCCGGGACCAGTGGCTCATGCACCTCTGGTTCCTCAACGCGGGCATCCCGCTGAACTACCAGCGCCTCGGCTGGGACGACGTCCACACCGTCCCGAAGGCAGTCGCAGACCAGGTCATGGGCTACGCCCTCCAGGCCGCCCGCAACATCGCGGCCGGACGCAACCTCGTCCTGTGGTCCAGGAGTCCCGGCACTGGCAAGACGCTGCTGCTCGCCCTGCTGTCGAAGTTCCTCATGCTCAACGGCTTCCAGGTCCACTTCTCCCAGTTCAACGAGGTGATCGACCTCTTCACCTCCAGCTGGCGCGACAAGGACGAGCGCGAGCAGTGGACCCGCCGGGTGCGCAACGTGGACGTCCTCGCCATCGACGACTGGGGCAAGGAGAACAAGGGCCGCATCGAGATGGTCGAGTCCATGGTCGACCAGATCGTCCGCTCCCGCGTTGCCGACGCTGCCCCCACCATCTTCACCACCAACCTCACCCCCGACGAGATCCAGCAGGGGTACGGCGTCTACGCGATGAGCCTGCTCACCGAGGCTGCCGACTTCATCGAGGTGACCGGCGCCGACTTCCGGCCCGCACGACGCGAACTCTCACGCCAGGAAGCCGACCTCGGCCTGGCCCGACCCATCACGGCGGTATGACATGAACGACACCTACTGGGACGGCTTCGACATCGACCTGCCTCCCGCGAAGCGAGACAACGCCAGCAACGCCAACAAGTTGCGCTACATCGCCGCCAGGCTCCCGTCCGTGTACACCGACTACCCCCTCGGGAAGTCCCTCGTCAGAATGGTTCATGAGGTCGCTGGTGACCTCGAAACGGCCTCGAAGAACAACGCAGGCGAATTTTCCAGCGTGGCGGCTGCCCGCAAGAGCCTCAACCAGCTTCGCCTCGACGTCATGCAGGTCACCCTCGACATCAACCGCACCATCAAGCAGTCCAGCGAGTACAAGACCCTCCGCCGCCAGTTCGGTGTTGCTCAGCGCGCCACGACCAGGGAGCGCGCCCGCTACGAGGCCACCGTCAAGGAAGCTCAACGGCAGGCTGCCCGTGCCAAGGAAGCCGAGCAGGCCCTGGACGACCTGCGGGCCGACACCATGCGCGACGTGCCTCTCTACCCCCGCAAGGGCACCCCCGGCGACACGATCCGTCACCTGGCGGGCGAGGTCATGAAGTACGCAGGCGACAACCATGACCTCGTTGGAATCGTCGCCGCCCTGCGCACAGCCGCCGCCGACGTCGACAGCCTCTCGCAGAGCGACGATGCACGCTGAGACCGTCCTCTACGCCTCCCTCACCGAGGTCGATGCGCTGGAGGAGCTGGCCGACACCGGCCTCGACCCGGCGTGCATACCCACCACCGGCATGCGCGACGTCGTCACCTGGGCCGTCGACTACTTCTACCGCTCCGGCCGGACCAAGGCGCCCTCGCGCGAGCTGCTCCAGGAGCAGTGGGGCCACCGGCTGGAGCAGTGCAACATCGAGCTGCCCGACGAGGACCTGGAGATCGACGACGTCTGGGCGTCGATCGCCTACCTCCGCTCCCAGTACGTCCTCGCCGAGTCCCAGCGCCTCCAGCGCGAGATCGCCGTCGCCATGGCCCAGGCCGAGCCCGGCGAGCGCGTCGAGGCCGTCCACGAGGCCGCCGCCGCCTTCCACCAGCTGTCCATGACGGTCCGCGACCGCTCCCAGGAAGTCGAGGGCATCCAGGGCCTCAAGGACTCTCTGGCCCGCTACGAGCAGCGCGCCGCCGCGCCGCAGACCGTCCGGGGCATGTCGGTGGGCATGAAGGAGGTCGACGAGCACACCCAAGGCATTCACGACGGCGAGATCGCCGTCTGGGCCGCCCCGCCCAAGGGCGCCAAGTCTTGGTCGGCCACCCACGTCGGCCACACCGAGTGGAAGCGCGGTCGGGTCACCGTCCTCTACACGCTGGAGAACAGCGTGAAGATGTCCTACGACCGGCTCGCCTGCCAGATCTGCTGCGTCGACTACCGCGAGTACCAGAAGGGCACCTGCAGCCCCGAGGAGATCGAGCGCGTCCGCACCTGGCTCGCCCAGAACGAGACCGAGCTGAAGGACGGCCTGCACATCCTCTCCCCGGAGGTGCGCACCCCGGCCGCCCTGATCCGCCAGGCCCAGTCCTACGGCGCCGACAGCGTGATCATCGACCAGCTCTCCCACATCCACCACCCGGCCCCCAACGGCCGCAGGCCCAAGCACGAGACGATCGCCGAGATCATGACCGAACTGTCCGAACTGATCACCACCGGCCGCCGCAACCCGCCGCTCTTCCTGAACGTTCAGATCAACCGCGAGGGCGTGGCGGCCGCGCAGAAGGCCGGGAAGCTCGAACTCCAGCACCTCGCCGACTCCTCGGCGATCGAACGCTGGTCGAGCTGGGTCTTCGGCCTGATCCGCTCCGAGACCGAGATCGCCGCCGGAATGGCCACCCTCCAGATGCTCGCCAGCCGCCGCATGGACCTCAAGAACTGGCGCGCGGCCTGGGAGCCCTGGTACGGCACCCAGCAGGTCCTCAGCGAGGTGACCCTGTGACCACCCACGTCACCTACACCCACACGGTCGAGCTGCCGCAGCGCCTCATCGAGGGGGACGAGGACAACGACTTCGTCATGACCTTCTCCCGGACCGCAGTGCAACTGCAGGCCTTGCAGGCCCTCGCCCGGATGTACCCCTGCATCACCCAGACCGACGGCCTGGAAGCCACCGTCACCATGCGGCAGGAGAAGGACGTCTTCAGCCGCCTCAGCGTCATCGGCACTGCGACGTCCCCCTGCGGCACCCCCGGAACCTGCCCCGCTACACCGAAGGCCCGCCCATGACCGCCTACGCCTTCCCCTGCGCAGCCAAGCCCCAGCTGTTCGGCTCCGGCAAGGGGCGCAGCGTCAAGGCCGTCCGCGAAGCCCTGCGGATCTGCGCCACCTGCCCCGTCCAGCCCGCCTGCCGCCGCGCAGGCCGCGACGGCCGCGAGTTCGGCATCTGGGGCGGAGAGACTGAGCCCGAGCGCTGGGCGGCCCTCGACATCACCGAGGACGACGCCCTCCCGCAGACCTGCGGCACCGAAGCCGCCCTCAGCCGACACAAGTCACTCGGCGAGACCTGCGAGCAGTGCAACGAAGCGCAGCAGGAGCGGGACGAAGCGGAGAAGGCCAAGAAGGAGGCGAACCGGCAGGACCGGACCAAGTTCGAGGAGATCCCCGGCAGCCGCGTCAACGCCTTCCACGCGCCTCTCCGGCCGATCTGCGGCACCGAGAGCGGCTACCGCGCCCACCTGAAGCGAGCAGAACTCCAGCTCCAGCCCCACCCCGACTGCACCTGCCGAGACGCTCGCAAGGCCCTCCGCGCAGCACAGCGCCAGGAAGCGAAGGTCGCCGCATGACCGAGACCGCGCGCGGCCCCTGGCTGATCGCCTTCAACGGCAGGCCCAAGCCCCGCTGCCCGAAGTGCCTGGCCAAGACGGTCCAGACCGAGCACCACGACACCGCCGTCGTCGGCATGTGCAAGGAGCGTCGGGACGCGATTGTTGCCATGACCGAGACGCCGTGGGACGTCCCCGACGAGACGACCGAGCACCTGTGCCGAGGCTGTTTCGTCTGCGGATACACCTGGAGCGAGCGGGTGGCGGGCCCGGCGGACATGGCCCGCGTGATGGAGTCCGGCGACGATGACGACTGACCTCGACGAACTGACCGCGCTGCCCGACGACCACAAGACCCAGCTCGCCAAGGACGTCCTCGACGAGCTGGGCATCACCGTCAAGCGCCAGATCCGCGACGAGCTGATCATCCCCTGCCCGGTCAGCGCCTACCACAACGACCAGGATCGCAACCCCACCGCCGCCCTGAACTGCAGCAAGCTCCTCTTCCACTGCCTGGGCTGCGACGCCTCCGGCACCATCCTCTGGCTCATCGCCACGGTGCGCGGCGACACCACCGTCGAACAGGCCCGAGACTGGCTCCACGGCGAAGCCGGACTTACCCGGGCCATGGAACTCCCGGCCCTCCTCCAGCTCTTCGACAGCCTGTACGCGAAGACGGACGCCCGCCCGCCCATGCCGGTCTACAGCGACCGCATGCTGGAGCGCTGGGAAGGCATCGACAACTACATCCTCGACGACCGTCAGATCCCCATCACCACGGCCGTCCGCATGCGCCTGTGCACCGACCCCGACGGGTACGTCGACCGGCTGCGCACCGGCCCCCGCGCCGTCATCCCGCACTGGTGGGACGGCAAGCTCGTCGGCTGGCAGTCCCGCCGCCTGCCCTGCGCCGACCCCAGCGCCCCGAAGTACCTCTCGACGCCCGCGTTCCCCCGCGACGAGACCATCTACACGGACGACCCCTCCGGCGACACCCTCGTCGTCGTCGAGTCGCCGATGAGCGTCCTGCGCCACCTCCACCACCAGCCCATGGCGGGCACCTTCGGCTTCGTCGTCACCGACCTGCAGATCCAGCACCTCGTCAAGGGCCGCCGCAAGCTCATCTGGTTCATGGACAACGACAAAGCCGGATGGCAGGCCGTCGAGGGCCGCACCCACAACGGCCGGTTCTTCCCCGGCGCCCCGCAGCGCGCCTCGGCCTACTGCGACAACTGGGTCGTCGAGAACCCCTTCGACGCCGACCCCGCCGACATGCCGGACGAGATGGTCGACATCCTTGTCCAGGACCGCGCGGTGCCCTGGCAGGTCTGGCAACGTCCCAAGACGCTCTGGTGCCACCGCTGCCTCACCCCCGCCCACAAGGGCCGGTGCCCTGTCTGAGTCAGCGCCTCTGAAGGGCGGTGATGATCAGCAACTTCACTTCTCGGTCAAGCGCGGCGATGGCACTGAACGAGCACCCTCCGCCCCACTGCCCCCGGAGGGTCTTGCCGAGGTGCTGCGCTATGTCTTCCTGACGCCAGACGGTGGCGGTGGCGAACTTCTCTACGTGCTCCTGGAATCCCTTCTCCATCTCAGATCCCATCTCGCGCAGCACCCGGGCCGCACCCTCCGTGTACACCACCTCGACAGATTCCATGGTCAGAGCCTAGGGCTCCAACCCTGTCGAGGAGGCGGTTCCGGCCGCTAAGGCGTGACTCCAGGAGGCACGTATGCTCAAGAAGTTCGGCACCGGGACGATCACCGAAGCCACGAACAACGCCGGAGAGGGACTGTCCCATCGCATCGGGAGCGCGCTCACCCCAGAGGAGTGGGCATCGGTCGTCACCGAGGGCGAGGAGCAGGAGAGCGAGGGGGAGTAGAGGATGCCGGGACTGCAGCTCGTCGGCCGTCCCGATCACGCGATCCTCTCCACCAGCACCGCCCTCGTTCCGGCCCCGCCCCGCCCGGCGCCCGTCGTCCATGACGTCAACGGCTACTACGCCCGGCTTGGCGTACCGCCGACCGCGACCAAGCGGGAGATCCGCGAGGCGTACCAGGCCCTGGGCGGCCAAAGCAGCGCCGAGCTGACCCAGATCTTCAAGACGCTCATCAACGCCGATCGGCGGGCCGCGTACGACGCTAAGCAGCCCGGCACGACGCACTTCGACGCCTCCGCCGTCGAGACGATCATGCGCTCCGCCGCGCTGCAGGCCGCCCGTCAGAACGCTGAATACGGCACCGAGATCACGGCCAGAGACATTCTTTCAACTCTCACGGACGCCTCCGGAAAACCGCTCCTCGAATTTCTTGCCTCCGACCCGGCGGACGGCTTTCATGATGACGAGACGAGGGACCGCCAACCCTCATCCAGCCCCTCGAACACCTGGGGGTACTCCTACCTTCTCCTGGGCTCCACCTGCGACGACGTCGCCAGGCTCGCCCAGTGGCAGGAAGGACTCGCCCAGGCCCTGCGCGGACGGGAACTCACCGGATTCACCGTTGGATTCCACGCCGCCGGGGACGTGCCGTTCCTCGTGGCGAAAGACCTCGGAACCCCCGTTTTCTTTCTACACGAAGACCAGCCGGTGACCGAGGAGCTGATCGCGGCAGCCGCCACTGCCGCTGGCTGACACCCATCAGCATCGTCAAGATCATCAGGAGCCATCGTGACCGCCAACACGAGCCCCGCCATCAACTTCCGCCGAGGCGGATCCGCCGCAGCCCAGGCCGAGAAGGAAGACAACGTCTCCTCCTCTGGCCGCCGTGGCCCGGACTACTTCGGCATCAAGGAGGACGGCGAGTCGCTCGTCGTCCGCCTGGTCACCGACCACGACGACTGGATCTGGGTCAAGCAGCACTCCTTCGTGCCGACCAAGCCCGGCCCCAAGGACGCCGAGAAGTGGCCCAAGGCCATGACCAGCGTCTGCCGCTACGACGAGGCGTTCGGCGGTCACTACAAGGACTGCTACATCGACGACGCCAAGATCAAGAACTCCTTCGGCAAGCTCGCCTCCGCTCGCGTCCGCGTCTGGGCCCTGGCCATCGAGCGCGAGCTGGTGCGCGGCGACGGCACCGAGGCCCTCGGCGGCCCCGCCAAGCAGGGCGTCGTCATCGGTGTCCGCGACAAGATCGACGAGGTCGACGAACTGGACGCCGACGGCAAGCCCACCGGCGTCAAGCTGAACTACCCCCGCATCCTGGTCATCAACCAGCCGATGAAGGGCTTCTTCAGCCACCTCAAGGCCATCCACGGCCTCAACGGCACCGTCGTCGACCGGGACTTCCAGATCACCCGCGACGGCAAGGGCACCGACACCGAGTACAAGTTCGCCGCGATCGACCCGATCCGCGACCCGTCCACCCAGCAGAACCTCATCGCCCCCGGCACCCCCGCCTGGGACAAGTACCTCCAGGCCATCAGCGAGCGCGAGATCAGTCTGGACGCCGTCGTCGCCGACAAGGCCAGCGACGAGTACTACGCCCGCTTCTTCGACCCGTCCAAGACGGTCGACAAGGAAGGCAACGTCGTCGCCGTCGCCGGTGGCGCCGTGGGCATGATCAACGTCCAGAGCACCGACGGCCCGGCCGACATCTCCGACGACCTGCGTGCGAAGATCGCCAACCTCGGCGCACCCACCGCCTGATCCAGGCGCACACACGCCGGTCCGCCCCGGGCGCCGTCAGATACGGCCCCAGCCCCTCCTTCGCCCGGAACGGGCTGGATTGTTCGCCCGGGGCGGCCCGGACCACCTTTCGCCACCCTTCACGCGCAAGGACCACCACCGTGCTGCGCCTCATCACCTCCTACGCCCATGAGCGTTTCCCGGGAGCCGAACACCGCGTCGGCGGCCTGACCCTCCACCTTCCCGCCCTCGTCGAGCACGAGGACGACGGCACCCGCTGGCTGCTGGTTCCGGGCTACATCCCCACCGACGTCTCCAAGACCGTGTGGGCCCGCGCGGTCGCCGACGGCGCGGCCGGGGTCATGCACACCCTCCAAGACGGCGTGGGCGCTGTTCCTGTCCACCTCGTAGAGGAAGGCGCTCAGGACCTCGGTGACGGATGGCTGCGCCTCTCCTGCCGCCACAGCGCGCTCTTCTCGGACGCTGACGGCATCCCCACGTACCACGAGGTCCTCGACCAACTCGAAGCCGCCCAGGACCCACCCAAGGCGACGTCCGGCTTCGTGCACCTGCACACGCACAGCGAGTACAGCCCGCTCGACGGCCTGTCCCGCATGGACGAGATCCTCCGCGAGGTCACCCGCCACGGCCAGACCGCCATCGCCATCACCGACCACGGCACCTGCGCCGGGCACCCCGAGCTGCAGCGGGCGGCCGACAAGGCCGGGGTCAAGCCGATCTTCGGCATTGAGGCGTACCTGTGTGACGACCGCGTCGTCCGCGCCGAGAAGGGCGACAAGGAGCTGCAGGACAAGCTCCGCAACGACTACTGGCACGTCTGTCTCTTCGCTGAGAACGAGACCGGCCTGCGCAACATCTGGGCCGCCTCCACCGAGTCCTTCCGTGACGGCTTCTACTTCCGCCCCCGCATGGACTGGGACACCCTCGGCCGGTACAGCGAGGGCGTCATCGCCTCCACCGGCTGCCTGCGCGGCCCCGTCGCCGTCGCCGTCAAGGCGGGCGACATGGAGCTGGCCCGCCAGCGTCTGACCCGGCTCATGGACCTCTACCCGGGCCGCCTGTACGTCGAACTGCAGCCCAACGACATGCCGGACCAGGTCAACCTCAACCAGGCCCTCGTCTCCCTGGCCACCGAGTTCGGCCTGCCGCTGCTGGCCACCGTCGACTCTCACTTCCCGACCGCCGACGACGCCCACGCCCACGACGTCTGGATCGCCTGCCAGACCAACAAGGACGTTCAGGACGAAGGCGACCTCTTCTCCGAGGACCTGAACCTCTACGTCATGGGCGAGGCCGAGGTCCGCGCCGGACTCGCCTACCTCGGCGACCGCGTCGTAGAGGAGGCCATCGCCAACACCACGGCGCTGGCGGACCGCTGCAACGCCCGCATCGAAGGCGACACGACCACGCCCTCCTTCACCGGCGACCCCGCCGAGGACGAGCGACGGCTGAACGCCCTGTGCATCTCCAACTGGGACCGGCTGCCCGCCAGCGCCCAGGTCGGCGCCTCCGGCTCGCAGCGCATCTACCGCGACCGCTACATGCGGGAGATGGACCTGCTGGTCGAGAAGGGCTTCTGCGGCTACTACCTCATGGTCGCGGACTACGTCGGCTGGGCCAAGGACAACGGCATCCTCGTCGGCCCCGGCCGGGGGAGCGGCGGCGGCTCCCTGGTCGCCTACCTCGCCCGCATCACCAGCCTCGACCCGGTCCGGCACGACCTGCTCTTCGAGCGGTTCCTGACCCGGGGCCGCGCAGGCCTGCCCGACTTCGACGTCGACTTCCCCGCCAGCAGGAAGGCCGAGATCCTCGGCTACCTCCGCGAGCGCTGGGGCGAGAAGCAGGTCGTCTCCATCGGCTCCGAGCTGCGGCTGAAGAACAAGGCCGTCATCAACGAGCTGGTCCGTGCGCTCGCCTCCCAGCTCCCCGAAGGCGCGGCGGCCGACCTCCGCCAGGTCTCCACCCTCATCGACGAGGCCGAAGCGGGCACCGCCGGACTCGGCATGTCCTGGGAGGACCTCTGGGCCCAGCACGCCGACCAGCTCCAGCCGTTCGCCGACCGCTACCCCGAGCTGTTCGCCATGGCCGAGCGCCTGGTCGGCCGCCTGAAGTCCTACGGCCGCCACGCCGCCGGGGTCGTCATCTCCACCGGCGCCCCGCTCACCGACTGGCTGCCGATGCGCACCATCGACGGCGAAGAGCAGATGGTGACCCAGTGGGCCATGGGCGACGTCGAGGCGATCGGCCTGGTGAAGTTCGACATCCTGACCCTGAGGACGCTGGACACCATCCAGCAGACCCTCGACCTGGTGCGTGACCAGCGCCGCTACGAGATCGACCTGGAGGCCTTCGAGGCCGAGTTCGAGGACCCGCTGGTCTGGGACGAACTGCGCGCCGCCCACACCCTCGGTGTCTTCCAGGTCGAAACCCACTCCGGCACCCGCCTGTGCGAACGCATGCGCCCAGGCAACGTCGCCGAGCTGGCCGACATGGTCACCATCGTCCGCCCCGGCCCGGCCAACTCCGGCCTGACCGACCTCTACCTCCGCCGCCGCGCGGGCGAGCAGGACGTCTCCTTCCCCGACGAACGCCTGCGCCGCGTCCTGGAGCCCACCTGGGGCGCCATGATCTACCAGGAGCAGGTCATGGCCGTCACCCGACTCCTGGCCGGGTACGACGAGTCCGAAGCCGACGGCGTCCGCCGGATCCTCGGCAAGAAGAAGGTCTCCGCCATCGCCGACGCCGGGCGCGAGTTCCTGGACCGCGTCGACATGCCCCACGAGGCCGCCGAGCGGCTGTGGAACCAGATGGCCGAGTTCTCCAAGTACGGCTTCAACAAGTCCCACGCCTACGCGTACGCCTTCCTCGCCTACTGGACCGCGTTCCTCAAGGTCAACTACCCGCGCGAGTTCCTCGTCGCCGCCATGTCCACCGTCGACAAGGACCGCGTCCCCGAGTTCGTCAAGGAGGCCCGCCGCCTCGACGTGGACGTCCTCCCGCCGGACATCAACCGCTCCGGCGCGGGCTTCCGCCCCGACCCCGACACCTACGCGGTCCGCTACGGTCTCGATTCGGTAAAGGGCGTGGGGTCGGCCGCCGTCGCCGACCTACAAGCGGGCCAGCCGTATACAACCTGGGACGACTTCACCGAGCGCAAGGGCCCCAAGGCCAACGCCGGAGTCGTCGCCCTCCTCGCCCGCGTCGGCGCCTTCGACACCCTCGTCACCAACCGGCGCGGCCTGGAAGCCAAGCTGCTCGCCGCCAAGACCGGCGACGACGCCCAGTGCGTCCACAAGACCGTCGAGACGGCCCCCGGCGCCACCCAGATCCAGAGCGTGTGGTGCACCTTCGACTGGGCCAGCGAGCCCGCACCGATCAACCCGCGCACCGGCAAGCTGCTCAAGCGGAAGCCGCTGCCGAAGCGCTGCACCAAGGCCTGCCGCCAGTACACCGCGCCGCCGCCGATGGAGATCCACACCATCGAGCCGTACACGCCGGTCGACGTACGGACCATCGAGCACGAGATGCTCGGCACCTACCTCTCCAGCACCCCGTTCGACGACCTCGGCGAGCAGGACCGCGCCACCCTCCGCGCGCAGGCCGAGCGGCTGGCCACCGGCCCGAACGGCACCTACTACGTCGCCGCGATCGTCGCCGGAGCCCGGCCGCACAAGAACGGTGAGATGGGCTTCCTGAGCCTGGAGACTGAGATCTCCACCCTCCGCGTCGCCGTGTTCCGCGACGCCTGGGCCGTCGAGCAGCGCCGCTTCACCAAGGGTGCTCTCTGCCTGGCCGAACTCCGCAAGAACGACCGGGGCCTGAGCCTCGTCACCTACCAGCCCCTCTGAGGAGCCCACCGTGGACAGATCCGACCGTCGCCTTCTGATCAAGATCATCGCCTGGGTGTCCTTCGGCATCGCCGCCATCACCACCGTGACCTTCGGCATCAGGTGGGCCACCGCCGACCTGCGCGGCGCGGCCGACGTCCGGGAGAAGACCGTCGCCAACGGCGACTTCCGTATCGGCAGCTACGAGGAGTTCTTCGACCTCTGCGCCTCCGTCCAGACCGCCGAGGCCGCCATCAAGAACGCCGAGACCGAGCTGGCCACCAAGCCCTCCCAGGACCGCGCGGAGAAGCTCCAGCAGGTCATCACCGCCCAGCGCAACGCCCGGGCGGACTCCATCACCTCCTACAACTCCAAGGCCTCCCAGAACCACCGGCAGGCCTTCCAGGACACCGACCTCCCCTACACCCTCGACCTGAACATCCAGGAGACCCAGTGCGCAGCCGCCTGACCCACCGCATCCTCGCCGCCCTCGCGGTCGTCTTCCTCGCCGTCGGCCTCACCGCCTGCGAGGAGGAGTCCAAGCCCTCCTCGCGGTCGAAGGAGAACAAGGCCCGCAACAGCAACTACGACGAGCTGGTCGCCAAGCAGCCCGCCGCGAAGCTCGACTACTCGCCGACCCGCGAGACGAAGAACTTCTGGATCAAGACCTGGGGCAAGCAGGCCAACAAGCTGTCCTACGTCTACATCCAGAACGCCAACGGCCAGTACGGCTACTACGTCCTCAAGGGGCTGCCCGTCACCTACTGCGTCAGCCTCCTCCCGCCGGAGACCAAGACGCGCGGTGACCTCGGCCAGTACGACGGCGACATGGTCGTCCAGGGCCCCTCCATGGACGGCACCTACTCCAGCCAGTCCAACTGCACCTCGTACTACGGCGAGGACGCCGAGAGCGGCGCCTACGTCGAGTGGAGCGTCGGCGCGAACCAGTCGTACTTCCTCTACTCCGAGCCGATGGACCTGCCGCAGTTCAAGGACGCCGTCCCGCTCGGCAAGACCAAGATCAAGAACTGACTCACCCTCTGGAGGCGCCGCCATGGCCCGACTGATCAAGAACACCCGCACCGAAGCCCAGCACGACTGGCCCGACGACGTCTTCATCCAGGGCGGCGAACGCGGCGTCGTGGTCGGCGGGCCGGGCGGCGCCTACCAGACCGCCTTCTTCGAAGCGTTCCCCGGCGGCACCTTCCTGCGCGGCGAGGGCAAGTCCCTCGCCGAGGCCGAGGAGAAGTGCTGGAAGCAGTACCAGACCTTCACAGCCTGCGACGGCACCGGCAAGCCCCACGGCCCCTTCGAGCGCCGCAAGTACCGCAACGGCGCCGGATTCTGCACCCGCTGCGGTACCTGGATGAGCCGGGTCTTGGAGCCGCTCCCCGAGGACCCCGACCGCAAGCGCAGCCTCGCGGAGAAGATCTTCGTCGACCAGGACGCCGAGGCCATCATCGAGGCTCTCGACACCGTCGCCAACGCCGCCTCCCTGCCCCACGCCCCCAGCGGCGAGTAGTCCCGAAGGAGCCGTCATGGCCAGCTTCATCCCCTCCATCCGCCACCCCTACTGGGGCTTCCTCGGCGTCAAGGCCCACGAGCGCCGCACCCAGCTCGGCCTCTCTCAGGCCAAGGTCGCTCTCCAGGTCGGCCTCTCCGTCCGCGAGTACGCCGCCCTGGAGTCCGGCTTCATCCCGCCCGACGTCGCCGAAGCCCTCGGCCGCCTCGAACTCCTGCAGCTCGACTACGTCCTCGACTGGGACGAGGGCACTGCCCGGGAGACCGTCGACCAGTCCATCAAGGTCATGTCGGCCCCCACCTGGAGCCCCTCCACCGAAGGGTTCACCCCGGACCGCTCCGAGTACAGCCAGGCCGCCTGGACCCGCCTCGGCAAGGCCATCCAGACCAGCCGCCTCGCCCTGAAGATGACCCGCAACGTCTTCGCCTACGCCATCAAGTCCACCAGCAAGACCGTCATGCGCCTGGAGGAGGGCCGCGTCTACGGCGACCCCCGCACCGCCCCGCCCGGCGACTACAACAGCGAGAAGTACATGCTCAAGCGCCTCGCCCTCATCGAGATGGCCCTGGAGTGGGACGCCGGGCAGGCCCGCACCGTCCTCGACGGCGCCCCTGTCAGTCGCGCGGCGTAAGCTGCATTCAGCCAACCGCCATTGGCCAACAGCTGACCGCCACAGCTGACCACTCCTCCCGCCAAGGAGCCACGTGTCCTCCATCGAAAAGCCGACCCCCGAGACCGCTACGGCCGACCTGGCCCTACTTCACCAGGCCGCTGACGCACAGCTGGTCGACGGCTACCGCAAGGCGATGGCCTTCCTCGACAAGCTCGACGAGGCGGGAGCACATATCGGCCACCTCCGAACGGCCCGCAGGAGCCTCGGTGAAGCCTTCACACAGGCCATCGCCAACACGCCGCAAGCCTGATCCGCTCTACCGCCAGGGAGATCCTGCATGCCGCCCAAGTCCCGCCTCGCCAAGCTGCGCGCCGACCTCACCAAGGTCTACGGCGACCGCGTCACCCGACGCGACACCATGACCCGCCCCGACTTCATCTCCAGCGGATCCCTCACCCTCGACTACGCCCTCGGCGGCGGCTTCGCCCTCAAGCGCACCCACGAGATCGTCGGCCCCGAGGGCATGGGCAAGACCACCCAGACGATCCTCGCCATGGTCGACGCCCAGAAGAAGTTCCCCGACCGGGGCGTCGCGGTCATCGACATGGAGCAGTCCTTCGACTTCGAGTGGGCCGCCCTCCTCGGCCTCGACCTCGACGAGGACCGCTTCATCCACGTCTACCCGGACCACTCCGAGGACGTCTCCGACCAGATCAGCATGCTGCTGCGCGACGGTCTGATCTGCCTCGTCACCGTCGACTCCGTCGGCGGCATGGAGTCCAAGGCCGCCTTCGAGAAGCGCGCCGAGGACTCCGCCATGGGCAAGAACTCGCAGGTCATCTCCCGCATGGTCAAGCGTGTCGCGGGCCTGTGCCGCGAGCAGAACGCCGCCGTGATCTTCGTGAACCAGTACCGGGCCGACATCGGCAACCCGCGCGGCGGCCAGAAGTCCGCCGGGCCGTCGGCCCTGAAGTACAACACCACCACCAAGATCAAGATGAGCCGCACCGGCGAGCCCACGAAGAAGGTCTCCATTTCGGACGCCGTCTCCAAGGCCCCCGCCGAGCTGGAGGTCGGCCGCCAGATTCGCGCCAAGGTCGAGCGGAACAAGCTCGCCCCCCAGGGCCGCGTCGCCGACTACTGGTTCTTCAACAAGGCCAGCAGCAAGTACGGCCCCGTCGGCATCGACCGCGCCGACGAGGCCATCACCCTCGGCATCGCCACCGGCGCCATCAAGCGCCTGTCCACCGTCTCCTACGAGATGCCCGACGGCACCACCGTCAAGGGCGGACGCCCCGGCGTCGAGGCCGCCATCGCCGAGCGGCCCGAGCTGGTCGAGCAGGTCCGCCTCAAGGCCCTGGAGGCCATCTCCAGCGACATCAAGGACGACCACGAGGTCACCTACGACGACGCCCCCGACGGCGTCAACACCACCACCGGTGAGATCACGGAGGCCGCAGCATGAAGAAGACCCTGAAGCGTGCCTGGGCCGCCACCGGCACCGAGACCTTCTTCTACGCCAGTGCAGGGGTCATCCTGTTCGTCCTCGCCACCGCCTGGTACGAGCTGCACGACGAGTTCGACATCGGCGCCGCCGCCGACACGGAGGGATTCCGCCTCGGAACCCTGCTCATCGCGACCGCCCTGGGACTCGGCGTTGTGGCCGGAGGCATCGTCTGGCGCATCGTGTCCCACTTCCTCCCCCAAGACCCTCAGCCGAGGGAACCCCTGCCGATCGACCCCACCTTCCCGCCGACCCGCCTGGTCTACATGCACGGCGAGGACGTCCCCGTCGAGCACTGCGCCTGCCACGATCGGCCGATTGAGGACGGCGCGGAGATCTGGTACTGGCACCAGCCCGCCAAGCTCCTCTGCGCAGAGGAGTACCCGGGCAAGTGACCACCGACAAGGGCCTCAACAAGCGCATGGGTGACACCCATGAGGAGCGGCTGGCCGAGGTACTCGGCATGCGTCGTACCCGGGGGAGCGGGAACCAGTGGCGCGATCAGATGGACGCCAAGCACGACCACACGGCCTGCACTTTCGCCTTCGCTGTCGACGGCAAGTCCACCCTGGCCAAGTCCATCAGCGTCACCCGCGCCATGTGGGAGAAGGCAGGAGAGCAGGCCAGCGGCGAACGCCCCATGCTGGCCCTGCGCTTCTACAACAACGCCTCTCTCGAAGTCCACGCCGACCTCGCCGTCTGCGACCTCCTCGACTTCGCCGAGATGCGCGAGGACGCCGAACGCTGGCACAAGGCCAAGCCCATCCTCGAAGCCCTCGTCGATGCCAACCCGCGCTGCATCCCCGTCATCGCGCAGCTCGCACAACGCCTGCTCCACGAGGCCGCATAACCCATCAACCCCATCAGCGAAATGAGCCCCCTGTGAACCTGCACGTGAACCTCGACGACGCCTGGAACTACATCCTCGGCGGCATCGACCTCGTCGGCCTCGTCGCCCTGCGCGCCGTCGGCAAGAAGAAGGCTGTCGGCTGGCTCTGGGCGATGTTCACCCAGGCCGTCTGGATCGTCTACTCGCTCGCCACCTTCCAGTGGGGCTTCCTCGCCGTCGCCGTCATCAAGCTCGCCCTCTACACCTGGAACTGGGTGTCGTGGGCGAGCAGCGACAAGGCCGAGGCGAAGGAGAAGACCGTCGAGGACCTGGCCCTGGAGATGGCCAAGCTCGTCCTGCCCGACGCCCACGGCGGCCACCATGTCGCCGCCGCCTCGTTCCTCGTCCGGGCCAGCCGCGTCGCCGCCCTCTACCCCGAGAAGGCGGACGACCTGCAGCAAGAGAAGGGAGCCCCCGGTGGCCGCCCCCGTCTTCACCCCCAGCTTCCGGCGAGTCGTCGCCGACAGCCAGAAGCTGGTCCTCGTACCGCTGATTGAAAACGCCGTCCAGCAGTGCGCGTTCCCCAAGAACTTCGTGGTCCGCCTGGAGTCCTACGCCGCCAAGCGTGAGCCCGACGGCTGGTTCCACCCCTCGACCCATCCCACGATGGACGAGCGGAAGCTGTACTACTACCTCGCCCACCCAGAGAAGTGGATCGAGCCGGAGTGGGACTACGGCCCCCGGATGTCCGTCCTGGTCGGCACGATCATGCACGAGGTCGTCCAGACCGTCATGATCAAGATGGGTCTCCTCGTTCCGCCGAAGGGCACCTGCGTCTGCTGTGGCAAGCCCCACGGCAAGGGCAAGGGGAAGTGCGACGAGTGGGGCGTACGTGACGACCTCCTCGGACGGCGCGGTCACATGGACGGCCTCCTCGACATCCCCGGCTGGTGCGAGCCCGGCGCCGCGATCTTCGACCTCAAGACCTCCGCTCCCGCCGCCTTGCGCGGGATCGAAAGCAACGACCTGGACGCCTTCAGGCTCAAGTGGCCCTACTACTACGGCCAGGCCCAGGAGTACATGGCCCTCACCGGGAAAACGAAGGCCCTGATTCTCTTCCTCGCCATGAGCGACGGATGGAAGATGGTCGAGTTCACCATCCCGCGCGACGACCTCTACATCGCCCGCCTGGAAGCGAAGTACCGCGCCGTCAGACAGTACGTCGAGATGGGAACTCCGCCACCCGTCGCCTGCTGCACCGCCAAGGCAGCAGCCCGCAAGTGCCCCGCCAGCACCTGCTCCGTCAAGATCGGTTTCGCCGCGTGACTGCCATCACCCCCGCATCAGCCCCCTTCAGCTCCGCCGGAAACCTCCTCGGATTCGTCCGCTACCAGGACGACGCCGAAGAGTGGCGCCCCAACAACCCCTTCGCCGCCACCCTCCGCATCCACGACGTCAAGCGCAGCGTCTCCTCCTGCCGCGTCATCTGGCGCGACGAGAGGACCGGCACCCTCTACCCCATGCTCCTGCCCGAGCTGGAAGACCTGCTCACCGCAGGCACGATCAGCCTCAGCGTCACCAAGGGCTGGTGGATCATCCGCCAGCGCGGCAGGAACTACGGCATCTGCCGTGCCTACGAGGCCGAGGTCGAGGCCATGCCGACCCCCGAGACCCTCGACGGCGACATGACCTGTTCGATGCCCCGCCCGCACATGCCGCACGACCTCACCCACGACACCCGCACCTACCACTGCGACGGCGTCCGCGTCTTCCTCGTCGGCCGCCCCCAGCCCGTCCTGGAGGACCCCAGCGCATGAGCAAGCGCGACAGATGACCATCCGCAGCCTGCTCGAACACGTCGGTCTCGACACCGCCAATCGGGACATCTACGTCGGCGACCGCCTCGTCGACCCCGCCCCTCCGACCGCCAACGGAGCCCTCATGAAGACCGCCCAGCCCTCCATCCCCGGCCTGGACACCGCGATCCGCCACAAGCCGTTCCAGCCGCCGACGCTCGACCAGTTCGCCCACGCCACCGTCCAGGCATTCGACCAGTCCCTGGCCAACACCGGCGTCGTCCTGCTCAAGTCCAACGAGCTGGGCCTGCACCTGCTGTCCACCGCGATGATCCGGCCGCCCGCCGAGGTCCTGGACATCCCCTCCACCGACGGCAACTACGCCCGCGCCGAGTACGTCTACGGCAGCGTCCTGCAGCATCGCCGGGGCTACGCCTCCTCGGCCGACGCTGTTCTCTACGAGCGCCCGCCAGTCCACGGCCAGCGCGTCGAGTCCATCCTGCTCGCCGGACGCGAGGTCCACCGGGCCACCGGCGGCCGGGCCGTCATGGTCGACAACCGCCACGCCAAGAAGCTCCTCATCGGCCGCGCCGGAACCAAGCAGAACCCGGTCAAGAAGGCCCACGTCAAGGAGATGGTCGAGGCCTACCTGACCCCGCCCAAGGACCAGGGCAAGAACATGCCCTGGAACGAGCACATCCGCGACGCCTGCATGCTCGCCCTCGCCTGGCTCCTCGACGAAAAGGAGCGACAGGCCCAGGCCGCCGTCATGCCGCTGTCCGCCGCAGCGTGACCCCTCGGCACGCCCACGGCATGGACTGCTGCTGGGACTGCTTCTCCGGCCGCCGCCGCCATCCCGAGACCGAGGACGGCGAGCCGGACCCCCACTGCGACGAGAACTGCCCACCGCCGGACGAGGAACAGGCATGAGCGACATCAACGACAGCGGCCTCATCGACGACACCAGACTGGCTGAGCAGGCCAAGCGTGTCATCGACGAGGTCTCCCGCGAGGCCGACCAGCTACTCGCCCCCGACATCGCCCCGGACCGGGCCCGCGTCAACACCCCGAACTTCTCCCGGATGCGCCGCGAGTGGCGCCCAGGCGACGAAGCCGAGATCGCCGGGATCGTCGCCGAGGCCAACGGCGTCATCCACCGCGAGTTCCCCGGCATCTTCCTCATCCTCAACGACATCTGGGCCATCGCCCGCGAGCCGATCGTCAACCTGAAAACCGGCGAGATCGCGACCGACGCCTTCGGCTGGCCGCTGTGGAAGCGACTGCCGTCCGGCGCCTACGCCGAGGACTACTCCAAGCTGACCGGCCGTGAGAAGGACGACTTCCTGCTCCGCATCACCATGGGGCTGCTGGAGTGGCGCCGCCAGGCCGACCTGGCGCACCGCCTGCCCTCCATGCTGGCCAAGGGGCGCTGGGAGGAGGCCATGGCCACCGGATTCGTCACCCCCACCGGCCGCATGACGGTCGAGGAACGCACCCAGCGAGGCCGCCAGTACTCCGCACAGGACCGCTACTGGGCCATCTACCTCGCCGAGGTCTCCCGCGCCGCCGACCACCTGGTGTCCGGCATGGAGCTGCTGGGGCAGCGCCTGAAGGACTCGCTGACCGCCTGATCCTGTCCCGCACCGAAGTTCCTGCGACGAAAAGTTGGAGTTGCAGGCGGGACCACACCTATGCTGACAGAAATTCCAGGTGCACTGCCGCCACATGAGCACCAGGTAAGGCGCGACCGCCACGCGTCAGCAAAGGAACCCGCCTGTGACAATTCCCGTACGCCTGCTCCGGGAACTGTTCCGGAACCTCCAGGCATGGAACGCCCTCTACGAAATCGAGGGCAAGGACACCATAACTGGCCCGGACCGGTCCGAGTACTGCATCCACGACATCGTCCGCCTCTACGAAACCGCAGTGAACGGACGCGGCGCCAACGGAAAGCACCTCCTTTCCCCGCGCCAGCGCGAAGCCATTCAGCTGTTCCTCATCGAGAACAAGCCCGAACGGGAAGTCGCCCGCATCATGGGCGTCTCCGAGGACAACCCCGTCGCCTCCTACGCCACCCAGGGCCTGGTCCGCCTCAACCAGCTCATCGAGACCGGTGTGATCCCCGGCATCGGCGACCGCGAGGACGAGGCGGTGGCCGCATGAGCAACCGCGTACGCCACGGCGTCGACCCCGAGCTGGAGGCCCAGGCCGACGCACTCCTGCGCCAGAGCTTCCTGGACCAGCCCGACCCCGAGGCCAAGTCGCTGATCCTCACGCAGTACAAGCTGCAGAACCGGCTCAAGCGCGAGGTCTTCGTCCCCGGCGGCACCCCCGACGGCGCCGTCCGCAAGGGCAGCTTCCACCGCAGCATCAACCGCCGGTACCCGCACCTCAACGCCACCGAGGGCGCCGCCCGGCCCCAGCACCGCATCCCCCTGAAGGCCGACGAGTGAGCGACAACCTCCCCGCCCTCGCCGACCCGGACGCAGGCCCCGCCAGCATGGTCCTGGTCAAGATCGGAGACCGCACGGTCCCCGCCAAGACCGGCGCCCGCTGCCGCGTCTGCCAGTCCCCCCACCGCGCCAAGATCGACGCCTGGATCATCGAGGGCTACACCCGGCCGACCATCCTCGAATGGCTCGCCGACATGGAGGAAGGCCCCATGGGCCACCCCTCCGAGAAGGCACTGCGCGGCCACACCGACCGCCACCTGCCCCTCGAAGTCCGCGCCCAGACCGCCATCCTCGACCGCCGGGCCGAACAACTCGGCGACGAGATCGAAAAATACGGCGGCCGTGTCGCCGACCACCTCTCCGCCCTGGATATGGTTGTACTGCAGGGCTTCGACGGCATCCAGAAGGGCACCATCAAGGTCGACGCCGCGACCCTGATGAAGGCCATCGACCTCAAGCATAAAATCGACACCACCGTCAACGGGGGAGTGGACGCCAACGTCTGGCGCGACGCCCTCATGGAATACATGCGGATCGCCATCGGATTCATCCCCGTCGACCGACGGAAAGACTTCGCCGCAGCCCTCGACGCCAGCCCCGTTCTCGCCGCCCTCTCGAAGAACGCACAGCAGAACAACATTTAAATTCCTCCGGACCGCCAGCCGGACCACCACCACTCCTTACCGCCAGAGGAGAACACCACCGCCATGCACCTGCGCGAACTCCCCAGGACCACCCTCGCCGACGTCGCCGTCGCCTGGAAGCACCACGACCGCGAATGGACCTCCGACGCCTGCGTCCCGAGCGCCGACTACGCCCGCGCCCCGCAGCAGGAGCCCGTCCTGATCCTCGGCGACCACGAGATCACCCTGGACGAGCAGGCCAGCGCCCGGCTGTGCGCCTTCTACCAGATCCCCACCGCGTACTTCCGCCGGATCACCCCGGCCGAGCAGCACTTCGTGATGAACGCCCGCATGGACCACGCCGAGGGTGAGATCACCATCACCTACAACGACCTCGGCATCACCGACGTCCGCAAGCCCACCAAGCCCCGCGTCGAAGCCGACGAGTTCGTCCGAATCGCCCAGCGGATCTTCCCCGCCAGCGCCACCGTCCCCGAGTGCTGGGTCACCGCCGACGACCTCCGCCTGGACATCCTCGGCCACGACGTCGAAGACGGCATCCGGGGCGGCCTGCGCTTCGGCCAGAACCGCAAGCAGAACCTGGCGCCGACCGTCAGCCCCATCCTCTTCCACGAGGACACCACCACGGTCATCGAGATCCCCGACCCCACCCTGAAGATCGACGCACGCGGCATCTCCGTCGACAAGATCGCCGAACGCCTCGCGGCCGAAGCCCTGCGCGCCGCCGCCCGCCTTCACGCCGACGCCCAGCACCTGGTCCGACTGGCCAACACCTCCATCGGCGGTGACCGCATCACCCGCCTGCACCGCGTCGCCGCCGAGCACGGCCTGCCCGTCCGGCCGCTCGCCGACATCACCGTCGACCTCTCCCGCACCGACGAGCCGACCATGCTCGACCTCGCCCTCGCGATCGGCAACGCCGCCAACAACCCCAAGCTCGCCCACGACTCCACCAAGCGCGCCGTCCGCACCAAGCTCCAGTCCATCGCCGGAGCCCTCGTCGTAGACGAAGCCGAACGCTGCTCCTCCTGCCACGCCCTCGTCGCCGCCGCCTGAAGGGGCCCGCCATGACCGACACACCTGCCCCGCGCAGCCTGGGCGAGTACCGCCACCAGCAGAAGCAGCGCCGCCAGCGCCCCGGCGACCAGCCCCTGCCCACCGAGGGCCAGCAGAACGTCCAGGACGCCCTGATCGACCTGATCAAGGAACGCCGCGACCTCGGCGTCCAGCGCTACGGCCGCCCGCTGCAGACCTTCAACGGCCGCAACGCCGTCCGGGACGCCCTCGAAGAGGCCCTCGACCTCGCCACCTACCTCATGCAGGTCGAGATGGAGACCAAGGCGACCCAGGCCCGCATCCGCGAGGTCCTCCACCTCCACCGTGCCAACGAGATCAACGTGTGCGTCACCTGCAGGAGCTACTCGCCCTGCTCCACCCGGCGCACCCTCACCGGCATCACTCCGCCCGCAACCGAGCCGGACATCACCGTCACCACCGTGCACCCGGTCGAAGAGATCGCGGTCCACCCCGACTCCGTGGACCTCCTCAAGAGCCAGCTGAAGCTGCACGGCGCCGAGGAGCGCCTGGCCTCCCCGATCGACGCGCTGTTCGGCTACCCGATCGTCCACGACGACCGGCTCGCGCCCGGCGCCGTCCGCATGCGCCCGCGCGGCTACGACGACCACCCCTCCGCCCGCCCCTGATCCCGCCCACTCCTGCCGCCAAGAGGAGCCTCATGACCACCGAACACCCCTCCGGCCTGATCCTGCCGCCGGGCGTACAGTCCCCGGCCGCGCCGGGCCCCGACTTCCTCGACCGCGAGTACGGCGGAGTCCACAAGCGCCAGGAGACCGCCCAGGGCGACATCCTTGACTCGGAGATCCTCCAGCTGGAGGCCATCTTCGAGGACATGCTGTACCGGTACAGCGCCAAGGCCTTCGACATCGACGTCTTCGAGCGCGAGGCGAAGGAGCGCGTCCACAACCAGCTCGGACTCGCCATCACCGTCAGCTGGAAGCCGGTCATGGACACGGCCACCGGCAGGATCATCGAAGGCAAGCTCAGCCCGAAGATCGAAATCGCCGGACGCGTGGAGAAGAAGGCCTTCGACCACGACCAGAAGGTCTTCGAGGTGACCCACGACGTCGCGGACATCGGCACCCAGGGCGTCATCGCATCCGGGGAGGCCACGCGCGGAGGACACCCGCACTGATGAGCTTCCTGCGCGCCTTCCTCGTCCGCCAGCTCACCATCGGCTTCGAAAATCCCGACTGGCACCGGGAGTACTCCACCGCCCAGCTCTGGCGCTGGTACGAGCAACTCGACCCCGACAGGAGCGGCCGATGAACCGGCTCCTCGACTGGGACGACGACAGCATCACCGTCACCGTCATCCCGCAGGCCTGCAGCTCCTGCGGCGAGCGCAACGACAAGGTCCGCCTGAGCCTGGAGGCCGTAGTCCCCGGCACCAGCGACTTCGTCGGCGTCCGCACGGTCGGCAAGACCCTGTGCTGCGGCGGCGAGTACCGCACCGCCTACCCGGCCGTGCGGACCGCCGTCCTCCTGGAGCACCTCAAGGACTGCCCTAGACACCAGAAAAGCATCGAAAACCTGAAGGGGGAGTAGCGGTCGGACCGCTGTCCCCACGCGCCCTCCCCGCCTCAAGAGGCGAGGAGGGCGCCTTCATGAGCACGCCGGAAGACACATCGCCGCTGGCAGGATTCGACCCCCTGGCGATTCACCACCTGTACCTGGGGCTCGACGTCCCCGACCCGATCACCTTCGTCGTCTCACCGAGGTACCTGAGCAGGCCCAACCTGTACCCCCGGCAGGCAACCCTTCTGAAATGCTTTTTTCTCCGCGAGGACCTGTTCACCGAGTACGACTACCGTGTCGTCGCCGAGTGGGACGAGGCATACCGCACCGCCAAGAGCGCCAACGAGCAGCGTGCCGCCCGCGCCGCCGCCCTCGCCGAGACCGAAGACCCAGAAGCGGCCCTGGCGGCCGAGGTCGACGACATCATGACCGACGCCCTCGACGAGCTGGCCCAGCAGGTCCTGCTCGAAGGCAACGAGGACGCCCCCAAGATGCCCCTGTCCGGCACCCCGGACATCCTCGGCCGCATGCGCGCCTGCAAGGCGCTCGGCTACCGCTGGTTCAAAGAGATCCTCCTGGTCATGGGCCGCCGCGCTGGGAAGGGCCACATCAGCGCCCTGGCCATGGCGTACGTCCTGTGGTGCTACATGGCCAAGGGCGACCCCCAGGAGCATTACGGCGTCGACCGTGACAAGAAGCTCGCCGCCCTGATCTTCGCGGGCAAGCGCGACCAGGCCAAGCAGAACCTCTGGCGCGACTTCGTCAACGTCGTCACCGGCGCCCCCTGCTTCGCCCCCTACATCGCCAGCTCGCTCGGCGAGAAGCTCTCCGTCTACGCCCCCCACGACTTCGTCCGCATGGAGGAGATGCGCAAGAAGGGCATCAAGACCGCCATGGACATGGCCACCTTCGAGATCCTCCCGAAGGAGTCCACCGTCATGGCCGGACGAGGCCCCGCCTCCTTCATCATCGGCTTCGACGAGATGGCCCACGTCGTCAACGCGGGCGCCAACCGCTCCGCAGGCGAGGTCTACGACGCCTCCACACCCTCCCTCGACCAGTTCGGCCGCGACGGCTTCATCGTCGAACCCAGCTCCCCCTGGGAGATGAGCGGCAAGTTCTACGAGAACTGGCTGCGCGCCACCCAGTACGAGGACGACGGCACCCCCACCTACCCCGCCGTCATGATGATCCAGCTCCCCAGCTGGGACATCTACCTCGACTGGCAGATCGCCCACGAACTGCCCCTCTTCCCTGAAGGCTTCCAGGGAGACAACGCCGAGTACGAGAACACCCCCCTTCCCGGCTTCCGCGTCCTCAAGGGCGCCATCCAGACCTACGACGAAGAAATGCGCAAACTGGAGAAGGCCGACCCTGACACCTTCAAGGTCGAACGCCGCGCCCAGTGGGCCACCGTCCTCGACGCCTACCTCGATCCCGCCAAGGTCGAAGCCGTCTTCTCCCCCTGGTACGCCCGCCCCGAGCGCTACGGCAGCCCCCTCATCGTCCCCACCGAGCGCGGCATCCTCGCCTACGTCTACAAGGGCCACGCCGACCCCAGCTCCGTGAACTGCCGCTTCGGCATCGCCGTCGGCCACACCGAGACCGACGACGACGGCCGCCCCCACGCCGTCTTCGACAAGATCCACCACTTTGACCCGGCCGCGTTCGACAATCACACCATCGACTACGAGGAAGTCGAGAACTGGATCTGGGACGAGATCATCAGCGTCTACCAGCCCGAGGAATTCACCTTCGACCAGTACAACTCGGTCTCCAGCATCCAGTCCCTCACCAAGCGCGTCGCCCGGGCCCGCATGGCCAAACGCGTCACCATCTTCGAGCGCACCGCAACCAACGCGATCAACTGGAAGTACGCCGAGACCTTCAAGGCCGCCATCAACCTCGGCCTCGTCCACGCCCCTGCCTACGAGGACGGCGAGCTGGAGCTGAAGTTCCTCCAGAAACCACCGAACGTCAACCGCGTCGACCACCCCACCGTCGGACCGGTCCAGACCAAAGACATCGCCGACGCGATCATGATCACAACCTACTCCCTCATCGGCGACTGGATCAGCGGCTACAAGGAACAGCTCAACGCCGCCAGCGCCCAGGGCGCCATGCAGGGCGGCCTGCACGGATCCAGCCCCCACAGCCCCGAAATGACCTCCGCAGACCACGACCTCCAGGGCCGCCTCGACGCCCTGCGCCAGTTCACCCGCACCCGCACCGGCCGCCCCGGATGGGAACAGGGACTCGGCCGCACAAGGACCGGATATCGCCGCTGACCAGGAAAGGCGTTCTTGCCGAACCCAAAAACGCGTGGCACGATGGCCCTGTCTCGTGGATAGGGCTGCTGCATGCAGCCAGCGGCGTACCTGCAGCGACAGACCGCAAGGTCGGCTCAGGCGTGAGGGTCGTTCTTGGCGGGATCACCCCACTTAAAACGTCCCACGATGACCCAGCGGGCCTCCCGGCCAGGTACCACCGGGAGGTCCGCTCATCTGTGTCTGCACCCCCACCTTCAGCACCAAGGACTGGAGGTGCCAGGTGACGGACATCAGCGCGACCAGCTTCTTCCGCCAGGCGGCGGCCGACCCCCAGGGGATCGACTTCGAACACGAAGAGGTCGACACCGGTGGCACCAAACGCCCCACCAAGATCCACCTGCACGCCGTCGAGCCCAGCTCCGGCGACCGCATGGGCACCCTCACCTACCACGTCCCCCGCCGCAAAGCCGACAAGATCCTCATCGAGCACCTCGGCACCGAAGAGGCCCACCAGCGCAAGGGCGTCGGCTCCGCCCTCATGGACGAGATGCAGCGCCGCCACCCCGCCACCCCCATCGACCACGGCGACCGCACCGACGCAGGCAAGGCGTGGTGGGCGGGCTACACCGACGGCAAGAAGGTCACTCGGGGGCGCACCATGGCCACAGCCACCGCCACGGCGGCCGTCCAGGACGGCGACGACGTCCCCTCCCGCCTCCTCAACCCCCACGGCCACCACATCCGCGCCCGCGTCGGCAACTGGACCAACGTCGAAATGGTCCCCCGCCACGAAGTCGAGCGCTATGCCAGCCAGGAAACCGACCCCGAGCACGCCAAGGCAGTCGGCCACCACCTTGCCGCCAGCGGCGAGATGGAACCCCTCATGCTCCACTACCACCCCGCCAGCGGCGAGGCCTACCTGGGCGAGGGCAACCACCGCCTGCGCGCCGCCCGCGCCCTCGGTATGGACCACGTCCCCCTCCGCGTCAGCCGCAGCGCCTACGGCCTGCCCGGTCCCGGCGTAAAGGTCCCCCAAGACCACCCCGCCCTCGCCGCAGGCGAACACGTCCCCGCCGACATCCACCCCAGTCACATCGGACTCACCGCCGTCGACAAGCCGACCATCCCCAAGGCCGACCTCGACAGCGCCCGCACCGAATACCACCTCACCGGCCACCCCCGCATGGCCACAGCCACGAAGCCCTGCCCCTGCTGTGGCGGCACCGGCGAGCACGACACCGGCTTCGAGTGCTACCACTGCGACGGCAGCCTCACCGTCCCCGCCAACAGCCCCGACGATGCCACCTGCGACGGCCGCCTTCCCGACGGCGGCCACGGAAAGACCGCCTCGGCCGGGAGGCCGGAATGGGCTGACGGCGACTTCACCTCCAAAACCGGCCACACCTACCACACGGTCACCGAACCCAAGGCCGTCACCATGCGCACCCCCGAGGGCAGCATGGCCGGGTACGTCAACTGGGGCGACGACGGCGTCATCGGCAACATGAACGTGAGGGACGAACACCAGCGCCGAGGTATCGCAACCGAGCTGCTGCGACGAGCGCGCGAGCAGCGCCCAGACCTCCAGCACTCCGACCGGCTCTCCGACGACGCGCAGGCGTGGCTGAAGGGGATCGGCGAGCGGACGGCCTTCACCACCCCCGTCCCCGACAACCACGAGCCCTACCAGCACGAGCACGACTGGCTGCCCCGCGACCACTTCTTCGCGCCGGGGGAGAAGGGCCTGGACCCGCGCCTGTTCGACGAGAACGAGCGCATGCACCCGATCGTCCGCCAGCACCTGCTCAGCCTGCTCAACAGCTTCTGGGCGCCCAAGTACGGTGACTCCTGGCAGTCCTGGGCCCGCGTCTACCTCGCAGGCAGCGAGGCCAGCCACTTCTACGGCAACGGCGACCTCGACATCCTCATCGGCATCGACCACGACGCCCTCAACCACCATGTGGACACCTTCGTCGGCGAGCCCCCGGCTGCCGTGGACGAGAAGCTCACCGACGAACTGCGCCACGGCCTCAACGACGACGCCCGCATGCTCCCCGGCCCAGACGGCAAGGAGACCGGCCCCTGGGAGAATACTTGGTATGTAAACCCATCTAGCTATGACATACGGGACATAAAGCCCTACGCCGCGTACGACATCACCCGCGACGAATGGGCCGTGAAACCTGTTGAAGTGCCAGACGACTTCAGCCCCGAAAAACTCCCCGAGTCCACCTGGGACGTGTTCGAGGCGCTGCAGAAACTGATCGGGGCCGTCCGGGAACTTCCTGACGGAGTGCGCGAAAGGGAAGGTGCAGCGTTGTACGATTACCTCCACGCTGACCGCCACAGCGCATTCGGCCCCGAAGGAACGGGCCTCTACGACCCCAGCAACGCAGTCTGGAAAGCCCTCGACAAGGCCCCTGACCAGCCGTTGCAGCAGCTGATTGACTGGAAGCACGCCCACGCGGGCGTGGCCGCCGCCACGGACCAGGAGAAGGCCGCATGACCGAGCACAGCGCCACCGCGTTCTTCCGTACGGCAGCCCATCAGCCGGACGAGATGATGCACGTGGACGACATAGCGCGCATGCACTCCGAGTACGGCAGCGACCAGCACGGCAATCCGATCACCATGGGGCACGTCGCGCAGTGGAGCGCGGACGACATGGCGAACGACCGCTACGAGCCCGAGCACCTGCACGCGCTCGTGCACGACGTCCGCCAGCGCGGCATCGAGCACCCCATCCACCTGTGGAGGAAGCAGGACGGGACCCCCTACATCAACGACGGCACGCACCGCTACTGGGCCGCCGCCAAGGCTGGCCTCTCACACGTGCCAGTTCGGTGGTCGCCCGACTACCTGAGCGACGAACAGGGCCTGGACGACCACGAGGGCTGGAAGCCCTCGCACACCGCCACGGCGCACTTCCGGAAGGAGCGAAATGGAGCCGACAGCACCCGAACCGCAGGACGAGGACGGCCACGCCGTCAGCCCGGAGCTGGAGACGGAGCTGCAGGAGCGGGCGAAGACCCCGCAGGAGCAGCACCTGCCGTGGGAGCCGATCAAGGAGGAGCTGGGCCTGTAGGCCCGCGCCAGGTCTCCTTCCACCCGTCCGCGAAGAAGGAGCTGCTCAAGCTCGACGGCGACAGCCGCAAGCGCGTGGCCAGCACCATCAATGCCCTGCAACGTGGCGACGAGGGGCTGCAGACTCACGCCTTGACCCTGAAGCTCAAGGGCTGGAACTCCACCAAGGCCTCGCGCGGCCATCGCGTCATCCACCGCGACCTGGACGACGGCACCCTCCACATCGGCTACGTCGGCCTCCACGACTACGACAAGGCCATCAACCGACTCTCCAGCCTGACAGACTACTTCCGCGAGACTGGCCTGCAGGAGACTGCGTCCATGGACGACGACTACCGGATGCAGCACCGCGCGCCTGGACCCGAACACGCTCCACTGCACGACCCCACCCGCCCCAACGGCGACGGCGGAGCGTTCAACCAGGAAGGGCTGGACAACCCCGACTGGGGCGAGATCGGAGAGCCGCACGAGGAGTCGCTGAAGGCCGTCCACCGCGCCAAGGGCAATCCCGAGGCGCCGGTCACGATCTACCGGTCCGTCCCCCACGGCACCACCAGCATCCGCACCGGCGACTGGGTCTCCACCTCCTCCCAGTACGCCCTAGAACACGGCATGCACTCGGACGACCCCTCCAAGGACTGGCCCGTACTGAAGGCCACCGTCCCAGCCAAGCACGTCCACACCGACGGCAACGACATCAACGAGTGGGGCTACAACGGACCCCACATCGAGCACCCCGCCGTCCACGGGCCGGACGACGGGTGGACCGAGCCGACCCACCACACCGCCGCTGTCCAGGCCACGGCGGCCGAGCAGCAGTTCCTGCAGCGGCAGGCGGCAGCCGTCCTCCACGACGAGGGCGTGATGGTGGCGCTCGTGCCGCCGCGCGAGGTCGCTGAACAGCTGGCCCGCGAGGACGGCCAGCCCGCCGACCAGCTCCACGTCACCCTCGCCTACCTCGGCAACACCACCGACTACACCCGCGAGCAGCTCCAGCTGCTCCCGCAGGTCGTCGGCGCCTGGGCCGCCCGCCACAAGCCCGTCCACGTCCGCATCGGCGGCATCGGCACCTTCAACAACGCCTTCAAGGGCGAGCACGTCCTGTGGGCGGCGGCCGACATCCCCAGCGGCGCCCAGATGCACTCCAGCCTCGCCGCCTACCTCGAAGGCCACGGCTACCGCCTGCCCTCCGAACACGGCTGGACTCCGCACCTCACCCTCGCCTACGTCGGCCAGCACCACCGCTTCATGCCGCGCCTGGACGAGCACCACTGGGACGCCGAGGAAGTCGTCACCTTCATCGGCGGCACCCGCCACCCGGCCAGACTCTTCGGCCGCCCCAGCACACCCGCCACGCTGTAACCGCCACGCACCAGCAGTCAGGAGAACACCAGATGGCCACCGAGACCAAGACCCGGGAGACCCCGGCCTACGTCGAGAACGTCATGAAGGCCGCCACCGACGCCGGACTAGAGGTGGTCCGCAACACCAACAGCATCAAGATCAGCGTGAAGGGCGGCAAGAGGAACCAGACCTTCAGCATCCCCCGCAACCCGTACCCCACCGCACCCCAGCTGCGCACCAACATCGCGAAGCACGGCTTCCTCGCCCAGGTGAAGTACGACCCGGAGAGCAAGAGCGAGACGGCGAAGGCAGAAGCCAACGAGCACCTTCTGACCTGCCCGGACTGCGTCAAGGAGAAGAAGGAGCCCCCCTTCACCACGCCCCACCCGCAGGGCCTGGGCTCGCACCGCCGGAGGGCGCACGGAGTCGAGGGGACCCACACCCGCAGCATCCAGAAGCGGGCAGTCAAGAAGCCCACCCCGGCCAAGAAGACGGCCGCCCCGAAGACGCCCCCGAAGCAGGAGACCCCGGCCGCACCGGTCCCGGCCCAGCCCGCCGCCCCGGCCGCCGAGACGGACGCCCGCCCGCAGATCATGGCAGTCGACGGCACCCCCTCGGCAACCAGCCTCGCCCTCGCGCAGCTCATTTCGGCCGTCCACAAGGACAGGCAGGCCACCGCCGAACTGCGCACCGAGAACGAACGCCTGCGTGCCTTCAAGGACAAGGTGACCGCCGAAGCGACCAACGGCAACCAGACCCCCATCCAGACCGTCGCCAACATCGAAGCACTCTGCCGCGCCGCCGACCAGCAGTAACAGCACCACGACCCAGGACAGGGCGCGCCACTGGCGCGCCCTACCTGATCCCTTGCAATGCATACCCATGTGCATTAGGGTGGGGGTCTCCCGTTACCGCCGCCGAGGAGATCTCATGTCCGAGAACACCGCCGCCCTGCAGTCACCCGTCCCGGAGAACACTCCCGCCATGGGTGCACTGGGGCAGCTCGCTGAGATCAACAACGCCCTCAAGGCCCTCGGCGAGCAGATCACGGAACTCACCCTGGACGGCAGCGAACTCGCCCTCGCCGAAAGGCAGGCCACCGGAGACATCCTCCACGCCCAGGGCAGGCCGATGACCTACCGCTCCAGCCTCTACATGTACCTCAAGGACCGGCGCGGCATCACCGTCGCAGCCAGGGGCAAGCGCAAGCGCAGCATCGGCGGCGTCGTCCCCCAGGAACTCCCCGAGTACCTCTCGCCCGAGAACCTCCAGGCCATCCTCGCCTCCCTCCACGCCACCTCCTGGACCATCAACAAGCTGATGGAGCAGCGCGAGGAGCAGTACCCCGCCCTCCACGCCCTCGCCTGCAGCGAGGTCATGGGCGCCTGAGCACACAAAAGCGCCCCCGACTGGAACTCCTTGCCCGGATCCCAGCCAGGGACGCTGAACGCCATCTCCGCACAATCATCCCGCCGAGGAAGACCGAGATTCGATGACTGCTGACAAGCGTACCTGGACCGACACGACCAAGGCCAGAATCGCCGCCACCGACTGGGACAAGACCCTCACCGACGGTGGCATCTACCTCCTCGCCCTCGGCGGCTTCTACGTCGGCTACCAGACCCTCTACACCCAGGCCCTGCGCGTCGGCTTCCCCGAGGACCAGGCCATCGTCGTCGCCGCACTGGCCGACCTCGCCATCCTCCTCTACTCCCGCAAGGCCGTCCGCGAGGTCAAGGCAGGCCGATCCGCCCGCATCATCCGCACCATCGTCGCCGTCTTCTCCCTGGCCACCTTCGCCCTCCAGCTCCGCGCCGCCTGGCCCGACCCCCTGGCGGTCGCCTTCCACGCCCTGCCCCCGGCCGTCTGGATCCTCGGCCACGAAATGATGCTCCGAGGCCGCCTCCGCGACGCCAAGGCCGCCAAGCGCGACCAGCAGATCGCCGACGGCCTGCGCCCCGCACCCCTCCCGGCCATCCGCCTGACCTGGTGGCTCCTCGCCCCCCTCAGCACCTTCAAGGTCTGGCGCCGCACCAAGCTGTGGGAGGTCCCCCAGGAGACCGTCATCCGCCACGAGGCCGCCAAGCGACAGGACAAGGGCAAGGACGTCCCCCTCGCCTGGCAGCGCGTCCTCCTCGACACCCCGGCCGACGAGCCCGAGGACGCCGCCCGGCAGCAGGACGCCCAGAAGCAGGCCGCCTTCGACGTCGTCCTCACCCGCCAGTCCACCCGCGACAAGGTCCCCTCGGACGAGATGATGGACCTCCTCGCCGCCCTGCCGCCTGCCCCCGCCGAGGGCCGCCCCTCCGACCAGGCCCGCGACTACGTCACCCTCGTCGAGCAGGAAGCCGACGCCCGCGACATCAAGGTCACCAACGTCTTCCTCGCCGCCCTCCTCGGCGTCGACCCCAGCTACATCTCCCGCCTGAAGAAGGCCCCCGTCGCCCCCTGACGCCCGATAGGCTCAACACAGCAGGGCCCCGGCCGAGCGTGACGGCTCACCGGGGCCCTTCTGCAGTCTCAGATGCTGTAGTACGCCCGGTTCAGCGTGTACAGCTCGTCCGCGAGCGGCGCCAGCATCTCGTCCCCCGCCCTCCGCCCGCACAGCGTGTCCAGGTCGGACGAGAACTGCTTCAGCGTGCTCGCCGACGGCGCCCGGTCCCCCTCGGCGCCGTCCGTGCCCTTCGCGTTCACCAGCAGCTCCTCGGCCGCGTCCCACCGCTCCGTGTCGTCCATCCGACCGGACCAGTCCGAACACGTCCGCGCCCCGTACGGCACCGAGCTGCTCTCCCCGCCGCCGTCGTCGGAGCCCCCGCACCCCGACACCAGCACCACCACGGCGGCCACCACGGCCAGCCCCGCCCTGCGCATCGTCCCCGCCCTTCTGCCAGGCCTCCCCGGCCCGCGCGAGGACATTGAAGCATCTAGGGCTCATACGGCCGCATCAGCCGTCTCCAGCCCACCGTGGACCACCGTCGAATCCGGCCGTTGCCGTCCTCGAACTCGATCCACCCCTGCTTCACGCTCTGTGCGACCACCCGGCACTGACCGAGGCGAGGCAGCTGCTTCGAGGCGTACAAGCGGCTCTTGTTCACTCGCTTCGCCCGGGGGTCGAAGTACCTCTGGCTGCCCCCGCCCGACGTCGTGTGCATCCAGCCGCACAGAGAGCAGTCGTAGATCCGCTGCGCGTCGTGCTCACCCCGGTCCGAGGCGACGAACTCCTCCGCGTCGGACCTCGCGATGAACGTGATCTTCCCGCTCACACACAAGCGGCGTGACTGCACCAACTCCGCATGCCGCTCCCACCCCTTGGCGGACCTGTAGACCCCTCCCCGAGGCCGCGTGCGCATAGCTCCTCCTCCGGCTTGCTTCATAACGACTTCGGTATAACATACCGTTGTCGTTATGAGAGCACTGCGAAAGACCACACCACCACCCGCCACCGACGAAGACCCCGAGCGAGAGCTGGCCTACACCATCGCTCAGGCCGTCTACGAACTGCGCACTGAGCAGGGGCTGTCACAGGGGGAACTTGCCGACCGCGTCGGCACCAAGCAACCCCGCATCTCAGTCGTGGAGAGCGCCGCCAAACTCCCCACCCTGCCCCTGCTCGTGCGTATCGCGAAGGCCCTCGGGGTCCGTCTCGTCGTCCGGTTCGAAAAGCCAGGAGAAGACACCCAGTGATCCTCGACCTCACACACGGACGCTTTGCGCATCACGCGCTGAAGGCCCTTCCCATCGCCAGCGCCGCCGGAGTAGCCCTCACTGACATCCGTGGCCGCAACGCCGCCCTCAACTTCGGCGGGTACGCCGCAGTCGCTCTCGCCGTCCTACTCGGTGTCATCGCCTACTACCACACCAGGCACGCCGACCACTGCCCCAGCTGCCGACATCACCCCGAAGACCGCCTGAAGCGCCCGCACTACCGAGCCTTGCTCCACTTCAGCCGCTGGTGCGGAGCCTTTTCGCTGGTCACCAGCGGGGCGATCCTCGTCATGATGGGCATTCTCATGGCGACAGGAGTCATTCCTTACGACGAAGAAAGCAGGGAAACCTCCTTCGATCTCCAGACGAGCCTGCCACTTTTCAGCGCAGCCCTGCTCATCACGCTGACCCTCTCGGTTACGCGCTTCCGCAACGCCAACCAGCCCGGTCTCCAGCCCTACACGCCCTTCCGCAACTACCTGGCCGGACCGGGACAGAACCTTCGCCATCGCGGCTTCTGGCTCATCATCGCCGCCGTCATCGTCAACGTCGCCCTCCACCTCACCCCGGACACGGCTGTGTGGGCCGCCCTGCAAGGACTTGGCACCATCACCTTGCTCACCCTGCTGTACATCGATCACCAGCACACGCTGTCCCTGTGCGAGCAGTGCGTCACCCAGTTCCCTACCGATGCGCCTGAACACGCTGCCGCACGCAAGTGGCGCTTCAGCGTCTTCCACCGCTGCGGCTGGGTGCCGCTGGCGGCTATGGTCGGGCAGTGGACCGGACAGAGCTTCGTTGACGGCCTGTGGGACACGGCGTTCTATGCGTTGACCTGGTCCGCAATCCTTCTGTTGACACTGCTCGGACGCTTCCACAACGCGTACCAGCCGTGGTGCCCGATCTGCCACCCCGGCCGGGGCGGCGACGAGCACGAGGAGGTCCCTGACCCGACGCCGGGCAGCGGACGGCCGCTCCCCGTCGCCTGACCTGCCCAGAACGGCCACTTTCCTCGGACGGGAAAGTGGCCGTTCTGGGAAACCTTGCGGAATCAGGCCGACTTGCCGCCAGGGAAGCCGGGGATCGGGCTGCAGGGGATCGTCCAGGTGTCCGGCCCGGTCCGAGTCCAGCCGGACTCCGCCGTCGCGGCCAGCTTCCCCGCAGCCGTGCCGTCGTGCCGGTCGACGGCGGAGCGGTCGGGCATGAATCCGCGCTCGATCAGCCGGTGTCCCAGTCCGGCGCCGGGGAGGTAGTCCGGGCCGGTGTTGTCCTCGACGACCATCGCGTACTCGTCGTCGATGCTGGTGCCCTCGACGGTCAGCCACCACCGACCTTCATCATCAGCTCGCACCGTGGCGGTGCGGACGTCGGCGGCGGTCTGGGTCTCGCTCATCGGTTCCTCCTGGCGGGATGTGAGTTTCCATCATCTCGCGGAACGCCTTCTGGCGGCGCGAGATTCTGCTAACTTCGTAGACGTGCTCCCCGCGACAGCGGGGATGGCCCCGGCCTCAGGGGCGTGCACAACTGCTCTCCGCACCTGCGGGGATGGCCCTCGTTAAGGGCAGAGGTGCGTTGCTCCCCGCATCTGCGGGGGTGTACCGGTTGAAGAGCACGGTGATGACGCGCTCTGAGACTCTTCCCCGCCGACGCGGGGGTGGCTCGGCTTGGTATTCCGAGTAGTCCCCGCACTGGCGGGGTGTGGCTCCGCTCCGGCGGAGGTGGATCGCAACGGCGCAAGCCATGTGGTCAGCAAGATTGCTCCGCACTTGCGGAGGTGAAGGGCCCCGTAGGTTGAGCGGGGCCCTTCGTCATGTCCAGCAGAGGATCGCCACGGTGGCGGCCAGGAGCAGGACGGTGCCCCAGAAGCCTCCGACGAGGAGCAGGGCGGCGCGGGCGTAGGGGTGCAGCGGTGTGTGGCGGGTCACGGTGCTCAGTGTGTCAGGACTTTTCTCCGGGTTCGTCCCAGAGGCCGGTGTGGGCGACGGCGTCGGCGGTGACGGGCGGGTGGCGCTGGGCGAGGCGTGGGCTGGTGTCGGCGATGGCGCGGACGAGTTCGTTGGGGAAGCGGCTGTAGAGGGGGCGGCCGGTGCGGGAGAGGAGGAGGGCCCATTCGCCGGGCCTGGGGGTGGGGCGGTGGGGGAGGTACTCGCGGATGGCGTCGCCGACGAGGGGGTCGAGTTCGACCGGGCGGCCGGGGCCGTCGTGTTCGTCGGGGACGCGGCAGTGCCAGCTGCCGTCGGGCTGTTCGTTCATGAGGCGTCTGTCGAGGCGGACGGCCTGGGCGGGACGCAGTCCTGCGAGCAGGAGGTAGGCCAGGAGCTGGTCGCGCTGGTGGTGCTGGCTGCGGTCAGGACCCCAGGCGCCGACGGCCCTGAGGAAGGCGGCGCGCTCTCGGGGGTCGAGGCGCCGGGGTGCGCCCTTGTCGCGGTCGACGCCGGAGCGCAGGTCGTGCAGGTGCGGGGGAGTGAGGACCAGGCCCTGGTCCTTGGCGGCTTCGTAGTAGAGGAAGAGGGCGGTGATGCGCCGGTCGTGGCTCTTGGCGACGTCGGGGCGTTCGGCGACGAGGACGGCGAGGGCCTCGGGCCCGGTGAAGGGGATGTCGCCGAGGTGTGGGCGCAGGAACTGCTCGTCGCACCAGCGGGCGACGTGGGCCGGGCCGACGTGGTATGGGTGCACGCGGGGGTTGCGCTGGGCGTCGCACCAGGTGAGCCAGTAGCCGACCTCGCGCCGGTACTCGGCTTGGGACGAGGGCTTCAGAGGGGCGTTGGCCAGCCAGTGGTCGAGCAGCATCAGGGGTTCCACGCCCCTTATCCTGCCGGGTCCACGACGGAGGTCAACCTTACAAAACCTCGCAGGCCACCCACCACTCGGAGAAGTCGCGCGCGGCACCGCCCCGCACTTCGCGTTTCTACCTCAGCCACCGGCCGGATGTGGGCCTGCGCGAGGTTTTGTAAGGTTGACCTGCGGAAACGGAAACGCGGGTGCCCTGGGGCGGTTCGAGTCGGGACTGCGGCTGGCGGGCCGCTGGCGGATACCCCGATCCTGCCACGGCCGCCACCACGAAGGCCAACACCACGGCGCCCGCGCGCCGGTAGGCTGTGAACCCACCGCATCCCGCCCGCAGAGGAGCCGTCATGAGCGACCTCAACGACGACAACATCCAGTCCCAGATCGACGAGGCCGTCACCAAAGCACAGACCCTCGACGACTGGAAGCAGAACATGACCGCTCAGCTCGCCGCCAAGGGCATCGACATCACCGGCGCCACCGTGCACATCGCCCACACCCTCGACGGCGCCCCGCGCATCGACGACGTCGGCGAAGTCCGGGGCGGCACCCAGAGCAACGACCAACCGTGACCGACTACCTCCGCCAGTACGAGAACGACCGCCAGCGCCAGGCCTACCTCGCCCTCGGCCGCCTGCTGACCCGGGCCGCCAAAGCAGGCCTGCCGCCCATCGAATGGCGCGTCTCCTCCGGAGTGAACGTCGCACTCATCGGTGTCATCGAGGACTCCTGGCTGCGCCGCGAGAAGATCCTGTCGTACTACGAACAGTGGTGCACCTTCTTCGACGGCCACCTCACCCACGAGGACGACATCGACTACGACGTCGTCCCCAGCATCACCAAGCACGCGCGCGTCAAGGACGTGCCCTGGCTCGGCCACGAACTGCTGCTGCGCGCCGAGGTCCCCCGCCGGTAGCCCACGGCCCCGCCGGAAGCGCTGGGGGGGGGCGTGCGCTGCGTCGGCGGGGCCTGCAGGGCGTGTACCCGCCGTGCGCGGCCGTACACAGCAGGAAGCCCCGCCCATGCGCCACGGGGGGAGCGCACAGACGGGGCCGTCTGGGACGGGCTACACGCAGCCCTTCGCGGAGTCCCGGCTGGTGCAGACGACGAGTGCCCGGGTGACGAACTGCATGCTCGCGGTCCAGTACCCGTACCAGACATCCCGGTTGACCCGCTCCTGCAGCCGGGCGCGTGAGTACTCCAACCGCACCGAGACGGGGAACGAGGCTGCGTCCACCGGCACGTGCTCGTTCAGCTCCTTGTCCAGCCAGGCGACGGCCTCGTCGACCTGCTCCTCGGTGAAGACGTACAGGCCGGGACGCCTGTCGAGCCAGCGGGCCAGCTCGACAGGCGGGAAGGAAGGCGGCGCGAGGCCCTTGGCGACCTCGCCGTCGGTGTAGCACTTGCCGGTGTAGGCGAAGGCGTGCCAGTGAACGGGGGCGGTGGTGACGGTCACGGACTCAGACCCTAGCGCAGGCTGGGCGCCGGGGAGGGCGCTTCGGCCAGCGCGGCACGGCGCACCGTGGCGGCCATCTCCTTGGCGTCCATGCTCATCAGGGCGCCGACCAGGATCTGACGAACGTCTTCGACGACTGCTTCGGTGTCGTCCAGGAGGCGGGCGGGCGGGATGCCGTCTCGGGCCTCGGGGTCGTCCAGGAGGTGCCGGTTGATGACACCCGCGATTTCCTCGGCGGCCCAGTGCAGGGTGCGCTGCTTGAGGGCGAATGTCAGGTGCAGGCTGGGCTCGGTGCTGCGACGGTTGTGCGGAGAGTGCACCCAGCCCCGGGGCAGCCAAAACACGTCCCCCGGCCGCAGGGTGTACTCCTTCTCCGGCTCCTGATTGGCGAGGTACTCCCGCTCCTGCTCGGTGAAGCCCCGGCGGCGGAAGTTCTCGTACTCCTCCACGGGATGCTCGACGAACGGCCTGTGGAGGGGCCAGACCTTGGAGCCGTGGATCTGGATGACGAGGGTGACGTAGGGATCGAAGTGGTACCGCAGACCGTGTTGCTTCGGCGGGGTGAGGTAGGCGTTGAAGTGGGTCTCGTAGCCGGTCTCGGCGGCGACCTCCCGGCGCAGGATGCTCAGCGAGGGCTTGATGGTCTGCAGGCGCCTGATGGACAGCGAGCAGCCCTCGTTGAGGTAGCGGCGGACGGCGCCGGGGTTGGGCATGTCCGGGGTGGCGCTGTACTCACGGTCGTCGACCGTCTCGCCGTCGCGGATGAGGCGCACGTTGCGGTTGGGCAGGCAGTCGTGGTCGATGAGGGCGTCCGTCTCGGCCATGGTGAGGAGGCCGTCGAAGGCGTGGGCGCCGTGATGGTAGATGCGGGGTTCGGTGGGCCAGGAGCCGAGGAGTTCGGCGGCGTCTGGGACCAGGTCCTTCAACGGCATGGTGGCGCTCCTGTTCGGGTAGCGTGGGCGGAGCGGCGCCCAGGATCATGGACCGGTCCTGGGCGCCGTGGAGCGGGGGTGCGTGGAGATCAGAGGGTGGGGTTCCCGGCGATCTCCGGCTTGTTGCGGAGGACCCTGTAGAGGTCGCGCAGCTCGCCGACGCTGCCGCGCAGCTCGCGGCCGGTGTCCTCGGGCTTATTGCCGGTGATGGAGTAGCCGCCGCCTGCCAGCTCGGCGATGCCGAGGCAGCTTTCCATGTCGGTGTTGCTGCCGTCGGTGTTGCACATGTAGTCGTACGGGCCGAGGAGGTCGCGGGCGTACAGGTCGGTGCTGGCGGGGTCCTTCTGTGGCATGTCCTGCTCCTCTGGTGTGGAGGTGGACCTGTCCCGTGGCGGGGCAGGTGCGGGCACGCGTGTGACCGACGCGTACTCACTTGATCACTCTGTGTGTCCGCACGTCGAAGGTATGACACATTCTCAGATCGAGAAAAGACCCCTGGCGAACATGGCATATGACCAATTGCCGCGACGCTGTCCACAGGGGTTCGCGTGGCCCCAGTGGGTGGAGAGGAGTCCGCCATGCCGCCGCGTACGAAGAAGTCCCCCGCCCGCACCGAGATCCGCACCCCCGTCTTCCCGGAGCGGGCCTGCCGCGACCAGGTGTCCGGCGAGTTCGCCATCCACTCCTGCGAGGTCGTCGAGGGCCACCAGGGCCCGCACGCCTCGCAGTCGGTGGCGACGTCGATGACGGCCCGTCTCGCGTGGGAGAACCGCAACCTGGACAAGCTGGAGCCGGTGGCCGCCGACCCGTTCGTGAGCGGCTGGTGACCGCCCCAGGCGCCTTCCCGGCGCCCCCGACCCAGGACCCGGCCGCCGCCCTCCACGACGACGCCGTGGCGTCCCTGCAGCGCCTGCACAACCACCTCGCCGTGCACCGGCCCAAGGCCCTGGCGACGTTCGACGGCGACGCCGTCGACCTCGCGGTCCATCTGCTGCAGCAGCTGTCGCCCGAACGCCCGTAGCCACGGGCAGAACTGAGAAACTGTCACCCGCACGGCCCCGGATCGTGCACACTGGTCCCACTCCGGCTTCACGGCCGGAGACGGCCTGGCCCTCACAGCGCGTGCGGTGCCGCAGACTCTGCCGCCATGCGCGCTGAGGCCGATCATCGAGTAACAGCGAGGCCCCCTCTCCCAGACACGGGACGGAGAGGGGGCCTCGCTGCCGGGTACAGTCAGTCGTCGAAGATCGCGCCGGACTCCTCGGCCTTCATCTGCCGCAGCTCCTCGCGGATGGCCTTCAGCAGCGGCGGCACCTGCGGCCGGACCGGGACTCCCGTGCGCCGGACCTCCGCGCGGGCCGCCTCCACGGCCGCGTGCTCCTCACGCATCAGCACCCGCATCATCGCCCGCATCGTCTTCTGGAAGATCCGCAGGTCCGGGTTGCGGCCCCTGAACTGCTGCCAGTGCGCGTCGAGCGCGTAGTCGACGACGAGCGGCTTCTGCTTGTCCGCCGGGTACACGCCCTCCGGGAGGAGCAGGTCGCCCGGCGGCACCATGAAGTTCAGCTCCTGGGCCTCCGGCTCAGGCTCCGGCTCGGGGACGGCCGCCAGGACGGGCTGTACGGGCTTCGGAGCAGGCGCCTGCGGCTTGGGGACGGCCGGGGCCTGCTCCTTCTCCCGGGCTGCCTTCTCGGCGTTACGGCGGGCGCGACGGGCTGCACTGCTGGCCATGGGCGGGCGGTCTCCTCGGTGGTGGGTAGATCAGCATTCTACCGCTTCAGGCGTTCAATGCTTTTCCACTGAGGAACTCGGCGAGGTCATACACCGGTGAGCCGTCCAGGTCGTGCCGGGCCAGGTCATAGCGGTTCGTCGTCCGAGGGTCGGCGTGACCGAGGAACCGCTGCACCTTCCGCAGGGGCACCTTCGCGTCGAGCATCAGCGTGGCGCAGGTGTGGCGCAGGCCGTGCGGGGAGAGCGCCTTGTCGATGCGGGCGGCCCTGCAGCAGCGCTGGACGATGCCAGCGATGCGCCGGTTGGTCAGCCGCTTGCCATCGGCGCACAGCACCAGGGCGTCGTCGTCGCGGCGGCCGGGCCGCCGCGCGAGGTGCTCGTCCAGCGCGCGGGCCGCGTCCGGCGGCACGACGAGGGTCTGCTTCTTCGTGCGCTTGCGGACGATCTTCAGAGTCCGGTGGCCGCGCGCGCCGCCGTAGCTGGCCACGTTCGCCGCTTCCAGCTCGGCCGACCGCAGGCCCATGCCCAGCAGCACCTCGACCACGGCCGCGTCGACCGCCCCGTACTCCCAGCTCATCGCCCGCAGGCGCTGGGCCTCCTCCTTGTCCAGGCCGAGCGTCTGCGACTCGTCGGAGACGTCGACCCGGTGCTTCCTGCGCCACGGCGTGTGCTCGATCTCGAACGCCTGCGGGTACTCGTCCAGGCCGAACTCGTACCAGGAGTTCATGGCCGAGAGGGCCTGGTTCACCGCCGAGGCACCGAGGACCTCCTGCAGGTCGGCCGACCACCGTGCGGAGTGGTAGCGGCGGGCGGCCAGCGGGCTGACCATGTTGTCGAAGCACCAGTCGAACCAGTTCCCGGCGCACCTTCCGTAGGCCCGCTGAGTGTGGGCGTTCTTGAGTTCCACCAGCCACTGCCGCCTGATCTCCTCGCAAGTGGCTCGGACGCGGGCAGCGTCCGCATGCAGGAGAGGCAGGGCAGACGGAGCAACGACAAGGTCGGTGGTCACTGTGCTGACGGGCTGAGGGTTCACATGGTCTCCGCTGTGTAGCGGCTGAAGTCGCCGACCGCGAGGGCGGCCCACTGCGGAGCATGCCGTCGGACGACGTCCCCCTTGACCTTGCCCGTGCTGTACCGCAGGCCGAGCTTGGCGAGCGAGTCGGCGGTCTCGTTGAGCGGATGGCCGGTGTGACCGAGGACGAGGCGGAAGCTGAGTTCCTGGAGGCGGCGCACCTTGCGCTGCAGAGCGACCAGGGTGGCAACTCCTCCCTGGGACCGTGAGCGCAGCGAGTATCCAGGCGGCATGTCCTCCTCGCCCTCCTTCCACCTGGTCAGGTAGCTCAGGGCGTCTTCGCTGTCGGTCAGCACGCGGATCGGCTTGCGGTCGGTCTCATCTACGAGGTTCTCCAGAGCGTCCATGACCGCTCGCAACTCGTTGACGGTCGAGCGGTGCTTGCCGCTCATAAGGTGCAGGGAGTAAGGGTGAGCGCGCATGCCGTAGTGGCCCTGGCTGCTGACATAGGCGATCGCCACGTGAGTGTCGTTGACGGAAGCGTCAGTGGCGACGACCAGGCGCTCGTCCTGCTGGTGTCCCTCGACCAGGCCGTATTCCTTGATCTGTCCGGTCACGACAGTGTCCCGTACCTCTCGTCGATCTCGGCCTTGCACGGCTTGCAGGTGCTGTGCCCGAGCGTCCAGGCCGACACGGCCATCCCCTCGGGGTCGACCCAGCGGAAGCAGGAGCCGCACAGCTCCTGGTCCTTCGACGTCGGCGGCCCGCAGCGCAGGCGGAAGCCGGTCCGTCGCTCCTTGCCCCGTGCGGTGGTGCCGCTCTCGTGCAGGTTGCGGCGCGCGATCCACCGGAAGCCGCCCATACGCTGACCGCCGGTCGGATCCCAGACCTTGACCCGGTCGCCGTCCACGACCCACACGACGAAGGGCTTGTGGACCGTCTCCCCCCAGAGGTAGTCCGTCTTGCACGGCACGTACGTCTGCTTCGGCAGCACCTCGAACGGTGGCGCGTCGGTGGTCACGAGGACCTCTCCAAAGAGGCGACGAGCCGATCGACGGCGTCGCTGCGGCGGCTGCAGCCCGGGGGTACCTCCAGCGTGCCGGGCCGCCGATAGCCCCAGGTGGTGTACATGGCCGTCCGGGTGGTGCGCCCGCTGCGCTGGCCACCCCCGCGCGTGACCTCCTGGTGCACGTACTTGTCGACGTACCCCTCGATCTTGTTGTCGATCAGAACGGCGTAGGTGGCCTGGCAGCCCGACTTGTTCCGGGGCTCGACCTTGCGGAGCCGGGCCTTGGTACTCACGAGGTCGCGCCCAGGTCTACGGCCAGTTCGACGGCCTTGCCTTCGTCGACCACCGTGGCGGCGGTGACAGTGCCGCGTGCAACGCCTGCGATGCCACCTGTATGGAAGTTCTTGCCGACCAGGCCGTCGGCGGCCTCCTGGGTGACGACGGTGTCGCGCGGCATCGGCCACCGGAAGGTCAGGGTGCTCACGAGCCCACCACCCCGGCGATGCGCTCCAGGGCCTTCACGCAGTCCGAGCGGAGGCGGTACCCCTCCCTGTAGGGGTCTGGGTCGCACGCCCAGTAGATCTCGCGGTACTCGCGCAGCACCTGCTGGGGCCTCCCCGACTTCCAGGACCTCACCGTCGTGTGGGCGGGCTCGTCGTACTTCGTGACGGTGCCGAGGACGACTCCGTCGCGGGTGGCCTCGTACGTCACCACGGCGAACTGCTTGTTGATCGTGTCGATCTTCCGGAGTCGGGTCTTGCTCTCGGTGGTCACGTCCGTCACCGGCCGGTGGGCTGGATGCTGATCGACCGGACCCACTGCTCCGCTTCCTCACCGGCCGTCTTCCTGTCGGCGTAGTCGTACCTGCCGTTCCGGCCGCCATTCCAGATCTCGACCGCATACCGGATCTCGCCCGCGCGGGGGTCCCGGAAGCAGGTCACCGACACCTCCTGCCGGGGCGTCTCCCTGCGGTCCTTCGAGCTGGCGACGGTGTCGAGGACTCGGCCCGCGCAGATGGCGTCCTCGATCTCCCGCAGGTACGTCTCGTCCGCCATGTCGCAGGTCTCGTTGTAGCCGTACGGGGCGAGGTTGCGTACGGACGGCAGGGTCAGGGTGGTGGTCATGAGTTCTCCTTGGTCAGCTTGGCCACGACGGCCTCCAGGTCGGCGATGCGCTTGGTCTGGTAGACGAGCAGTTCGGCGATGAGTTCGATGGCTGTGCTCTGGTAGCCGGTGTAGTCCTCGCCGTCCTCGGTGACAGCGTTGCGCAGCACACTCTCGATGTTCTGCACGGTGATGGTGTCCGTCTGGATGCGGCTGCTGATGCGCGCGCATCTCTCTCCGACGAGGTGGCCGGTCCACTGGTTGACAGCGGTGGCGGGTTCGCGTCGGCAGCTCTCGCAGAGCTTCTCTGTGTTGGCGGTCACGGACGACATTTTTACATACCCCCCGGGAGTTCGGGTCAATAATGCCAGTTATCGACCAGCGCTGGGGCCTAGGATGCTGCGTGCCGACGAGGGGGAGGTCATGGCTGAGCGAGTCGATCACAACGAGGCACGACGGCGTGCCAACGCACTGGGACTGATACCTGCCGAGCCCTATCCAGGGGACACGAGCACCCCCTGGTTGCTGAAGTGCCCGAAGTGTGGGCGGGAGCGGCGCGTGCAGGTGCGTTCGTTCAGCCTGCTGCGTCAGGGGTGCGCTTGTCTGCCTGCCGCCCCCACTGCCGAGGAGGCCGAGGCCGAGATCCGCAGGGCCGGGTATGTGCCCCTGGAGGACTATCCCGGCGCGCTGAGCAAGGGGTGGCCCGTCGTCTGCATCGAGTGCGGGCGGACGTGTAAACCCACTCTCGGCAAGATCCGAAACGGGGACAGGTGCCGTCATGGCCGCCGCAGGCCCCAACCGCGCGGTCCCGCGAGGCGCAGCTCTGGAGTCGAGCGTCGTAAGCATCGGTAACTGCCGGTTACCGCAAGTGTCGCGGGTCCGTGGGCGGAACGGCCCTCGCTGTGCCCTCGGGCGTTCTAGACTGCCGACTACGCCCAGGGGTGGCCCTCGCCAGGCCAACTTCCCGTGCGGCGCCCGCCATTGCCCGAAGGGACACCTTGCGATGCCTTCGTACCTGCCCATGTCCGTCATCCGCACCATGCCGTACGAGGAGCTGGAGCGGTGGTGGGAAGTCGACTTCTCCGTCCTCACCTCCACCGCCGTGGCGGAGGCCACCGGCCTGGTGCACCCCACCGTGACCGAGGCTCTGTGCAGCGACGACTGGCTGGAGCAGTGGGCGGATGCCTTGTACGCGGCGTCGGGAGAGCTGAAGTCCAGCGTGGAGCGGATGGACTACACCCGCGACCGGCGGCTGGAGAGCACCGTGAAGCACTCCGGCCTCGTCTCCCAGCGGCTGGGGCATGTCCACCGGCTGATGAGGGAGAGGGACGGCAAGCAGGGCTGGGACATGCTGCCCGCCCACATGAAGGACGCCAGACTGGCTTGCCTCGCGCTCCTGTCCCGGCACTACAAGGAGGAGCGCGACGAGCTGGCCGCCGCCGAGATCGCACGCCGGGGCCTGCCCGCCAAGATGCCCTTTGCCGACGCCCGCTACGCCGACAGGTTCGAATCGATTGAGGACGCGGTCCGCAGGGGAATGATCCACGCGCCCGTCACGCCTGGTGTCCAGGCCTTCCTGGACATGCCGACGCCAGCCCTGACGCACCATGCGGCCAGGGATGTGACGCAGCAGGAGGAGCGGTGCTCCGAGCTGAGGCATCCCCTGCTGCTGGGCCGCTGGTACGGCGCCCTGGAGCACCTGCGGGACAGGCACTGCGAACTGGCAGGCGTAACCCCGGCGTTCAGTGTGAGCCTGCCCAGACTGGACGTCTCCAGCCTGCAGGACATGCGTACCGAAGAGGCCCGCCAGATCATCAACCGGCGCAGGTTCGTCCGAGGACTGGCCCAGCGGCACCGGGAGTGCATGATGCACGCCCGGCAGCTGGCCCGGGCGGTCTCCGCCCGACGTGAGGAGATCGAGCGCCCCTGGCACGAGGCCCGGGGTGACTCCCGGGAAGAACTCGCACGGCGGCACCCGGAGCAGCTCCAGGCCCTCATGTCGGCGTTCGAGCCCTTCTGCGTGCCGGGGACGACAGAGATCCGGCGGGACGAATTGAGGAAGCGCGGGCCGGTGACAGGAGTCCTGATCCCCACCCTGAAGCAGGCGCTCGTCGATGGAACGTGGCGCCGCCTCCTGCCCGACGAAGAAGCGTGATCCCACGCTGGTCTGCAGAGTTCGTTACGCCCAGGAGGTAACTAACTCTGCGGCCGGGGGTCACAGGAAGGGGCGGAAGACGTCCATCCAGACGCCGTACAGCGCCCGCACGCCGCCCGCGTAGACGCAGTTAGCGTCCTGACAGGCGTGGTCGTCGGAGGCGGGCGAGTACCACATCGGGGTGCCATGGATCGGGCACACGCAGGTCTCGTCGCAGCGGTGGGGCATGGTGGCGGCCATGAGGAAGAGCGTACGGCCCTCTCCGTCGAGACCGGGGAGGGCCGTAGCTGGTGTCACCGTAGCGACTCCTCGTCTCCCTCACGCCTCTTTCACGGAACGGTCACGCCACCCGGCGTGACCTTGTTCGAGGTCTGTTCGTTGACCAAGGCGACGACACGCCACCGTTCCACTCGCGTGTTCGAATGAGTGTTCGATACGGTGGTCCGGGAACCGGAAGGAGGTGCTCAACCGTCCCGAGCGGAGAATCGTTCTGACAGAACTATGTCGACATGAAGATGTTGAAGTGGTGAACGGGAGCAAGATCGCGAGACCGCAGTCGGAGCGTTGCGGTCACCCCAGAGATGGGGTAGGTTCCATTTGCCTGCATATTCAACCACCCGACCTCGATGCGTTCTGCAGTCGTTCGGACACCCGCCACCGGACGCATTCTCCATCGAGTGAATGAAGGCGATATCCGCGCACGCGCTGACAGGGAAAAGGCTGGTTCATGAGTGGGGAATCCACCGAGGTCAACGGCGACTCGGACTCCCGTGCAGGGCACCCCAGGAGAATGCCGCCCCGCGCCTACGTATTGGGTTTCACTCTGCTTGTCGTCGGGATATTCGCCGGTTTCTCCATAGCGTCGAAGTCGATCCCCCCGGCGCCGTCGCCGAGCGCCACGAACGTCGGCACACCGACGGAGACGACGATCCCCGGCGACGGAACGTTCCTCGTCGGCACGACCGATCACGCCGACGTCCGGCCGGGGATCTACCACTCGACAGGCAACTCCCGCCCCTGCACCTGGACGCGTGCCGAGGACGCCAGCGGCGAGCTGCGGTCCGTCATCGCCCAGAACACGTCCCGGGGTGACGCGTATGTCGAGCTGCACGCGGGCGAGTTCTTCGACAGCAGCAACTGCCTGGTCTGGGAGCGGGCGAAGATCCCGCAAGGTCCCCGGACGGGCGGGGTTGAGTAACGGCCGCCACTGGTCGATTCTGATACGGGAGAGGCCCCCGGCACTTCGTCTGCCGGGGGCCTTCCTGCGTGCTGAGCGGGTGTGTCAGGCGCGGACGCTGTCCACGAACGCGGTCCAGGCGGCCGGGGCGACGCCGACGATGACGCGCTGGCCCTCCTCCTGCTTGCTGTCGTAGAAGCCGACCTTGGCAACGGCGCCGTCGGCGTCGCGGGCGACACCCTGATAGACGCAGTTCTCGCCCGAGCCGCTTGCACTTGACTTGTGGAAGTCGGTGTACTCCATGGTGTTCCTTTCGGTTCTCCTCGGCTCACAGGCGGCCGAGGAAGTCATGCAGGTACCGGCGCGACTCCGGCACGGTCAGAGCTTCGCTCTGAAGCCGTTCGTAGCGGGCGCGGTAGATGGCGACTTGCTCTTCATCTTCCACGAAAATGCCGTCGCCGTAGCCCTCTCGGTGCGCCATCTCAACGTCTACGACGGTCAGGATGGTGAAGGAACCCGACAGCCCGGCGTGCATACCGGAGCTGAAGGGGAGGATCTGGATGCTGGCCTTCGTCTCACCCACGTTGAGCAGGTGCTGAATCTGCTCACGGTGAGCGTCGGTGTCGCCTTTGGCGGGCGGCGTCATGATGGCCGCCTCTCCGATGATGGCCCACACCTGCGGGCGCACCTCGGCCTCCAAGAGCTTCTTGCGGGTCTCGCGCAAAGCCAGATGCCCCGCAACCACGTCGGAGCCGACGAGGGGCTGACCAGGCTGCGCAAGCAGGCCCCGGCTGATGGCCTCCTCGGACGTCCTCGTGGTCTGGAGCAGCCCTGGAATCACGTACGGCTCCCACGTACGCAGAGCAGTCGACAGGCTCTCCGCGTCCGCGTAGTCGGTGTAGGTGGGGCCGACGTTGCTGGCCTCGCCGAGCGGAGTGCGGTTCTTCGCACGCTCGGCCCATTCCTCCAGACGTCGGATCCGCTCCTCCTTGTCGATCCCGTAGAGATCGCAGAGAGGCCAGATCAGCACCTTCTTCGGGGTGGTGTGGCCAGACTCGTAGCGATAGAGAGTCGGCTTGGAGATGCCTAGCTTCTCCTCCACCTCGGCAGCAGTCAGTCCCGCTCCTTCACGAGCGGTCTTGAGCATCTTGCCCAGGATCCGGGTGCGGATCGTCGGCCGCGCACTGTACGCCACGTCTCTCCTCCCCTTGTCGGCCCGGGTGTTGGTGTCCTGGGCTGGAGTCAGTCTGCACCCCGGAAGGGTGATCAGGCCAGCCACACGTTCGTGCACATTCTCATCATGAGGACTTGCAAGTTGCGAGATCTTCCGGAACGGTAGGTACCAACCTGCTTACGCTGGGTACCGCAACGGTGTGAGCCGGACTCATCCGCCACTCCTGCCTGGGAGTTACCGTCATGCACTCCCCGCACCACCAGGCGCCCAGACCGCCACTGGGATCGCTCCGCAGCCTGGTCTACCGCCACGTCTACGACACCGATGAGCACAGTATCGCCGTCGTCAGGGACGACTTCAGCCACCGGGCGAAACAGGGCGGCCTCGACGAGGAAATCACCGAGGCCGCCCTGTTGTGCTTATCGGAGCTGTCGACCAACGTCGTCCGGCACGCATGCGACGTCCGCGAGCGTCCTCGTTTCCACGTCACCAGCGCCATCGTCGGCGCCCGGTGCCGCTGGCTGCGGATCGGCGTCCACGACCGCGACCGCGACCACATCCCCGAACTCCCCGACCGGTTCAGAGCCCCCGAGATGCTCATGAACCTGCCCGAGGACAGCGAACGCGGCCGGGGCCTGCTCCTGGTCGCCCACATGGCCACGGCCGCCGGGGTCGACCACGGCCCGTTCTTCAACGGCAAGGTCATCTGGTGCAGCTGGCCCCTGGACGGCCAGGAGGCCACGCAGGGAGACTACTGCCGCCCCCGCGTGGCCTCCTGGGCCGCGTCGGCTACGCCTTCGCTCTGATCCGCTCCAGGTGCCGCACCGCCGACTCCGTGTCGTAGATGGCCGCCCGGTCGCCGCCCTCGACGGCGACCGGCTCCGGAGCCCCCTTGTAGTGCATCAGGCGCCGGACGTACGTCTCGCTGAACCCGCACCGGGCGGCCAGCCCCCGGTGCGTGATCAGTCCCCGGGGCACCCAGCCCGGGTCGGCGCCCAAGGCCAGCTCGGCCCGGGTGATCGTGACGTCGTCCCACTCCTCGGCCACCCGCCGGGTCCGCAGTGCCTTGCGGACCGCCGTTACGAACAGGCTCTGCGCGGCCACCAGGGCCCGCGACGGCAGCGGCTCGTCGTCGAGGACGAACCGGCAGCCGAGGACCGGCGCCGGGGCCATTACGGCCCCGGGCGCCTCCTCCTCCAGCAGGTCACCGATGCGCTTCACCTCGTCGTCGGTGACCTCGGCACCGGCCTCCAGGTAGACCGTCCACGTCTCCGTCACGACGTCGTCTCCTTCTGAGCCTTGCGCCATGCCTTCAGGTCGGCCGTCATGCGGTCCTTGGCGTCCTTGGGCATCCACGAGTTCGGGAAACCGGTCGGCACCCACTCGGCGATCTCGAACTGCTCGCTGGCCCACACCTTGGCCTGCTCGACGCACTGGCGGCGCTCCTCAACAGCCGTCGGCGCCGAGCGCGCGCGGAACTCCTTCTGTCGCCGCTTGCCGTCCACGTAGCGGTACGTCGTGGCGTGCCGGTCGCTGTAGGAGATGGCGTGAGCGTGGGCCGTTGTGTAGCCGACGGTGACGCAGTCGTACCGCTGGGCGATGTGGATCTCGTTGCTGACACCCAGCGCCTTCCGGGCGTCGTCGGTGAACTTGCTCACGACGTCGCCTCCTTGGTCTTCACGTACTCGTGGAGAGCATCGGCGGCATCCGGGCGGAACGGGTACTTCTCGCCGACGTGGCCGTCCGACGCGGCGAAGTACCACCAGCGGCTGACGCGGAACGTGATGCCCTTACCGGCGCCGTATCCGAAGCTCTCCGCGTTGGGGTACGCCTTCATGGCGATCTGCTGCAGGGCGCCGAGCGGGTGCGGACCGGACTCCATCGGCGTCACCCAGCCCGGCGACTGCTGCTTCATCAGCTCCTGGCCGGTCTCCCAGCCCCAGAGCTTGATGAGCTGCGGGTACTCAGGCTCGGCAATGCAGAGACCCTTGCCAGGGCACGGCTGGCCGGTGCGGGGGTCGTCATGGGCGCGCAGCCGCTGGGTGCGGGTGAGGGTGACGCGATCGCGGCAGCCCGGACACGGCCAACTGTTGGTCATGGTCGTCTTCGGCATGGCTACCATCCGATCTGGGGCGGGCGGGGCTTCTTGGCCTTCTTGGGCTTGCGGACGGTCACCGTGCGGCCGTCGGCGGCGACCGTGTACTTCTTGCGGCGCAGCGCCTCGATGACGCCCGTCAGGACCTCGTCGGCGGCGTCGTCGGCCACGAGGACGGTCACGGTCGTGGGGGCCGTCTGCTCCACGGTCACGCCCTCGCTGCGCCAGTAGCCCGCGATCATGAGGTTGGCCTGAACGGCGTCGGCCTGGAGCCGGGTCCACTCCGGGTCCGGCTCGGCCGGGGCCGTCCTGCGGCGCTCGGCGGGCGGGGGCGGGGCGGGGTGGCGGAAGCGCACGTGCGCCGTCAGGATGCCGTCCTCGTGCGTTTTCTCGCTGACCTCGGGGCTGAGGCCCCAGGACGTCACGATGCGAGCAATGTCCTGGGCGACCTCCCTGACCGTGTCAGTGGCGCCAAGGTCGACGTAGACCGAGATGTACTCGCCCCGGGCGGAGACGAAGGTGCCATACCGGGTGTGCTTCGCGGCATTCGGGGAGATGTTGACCCCAGCCGCCTTCAGCCGTCGGGTCACGCCGGGGCCGAGGCGGAGTTCCTTCTTGTTACCCCGGTTCTGGGGTCGGTAGCCGGACATCGTCACCACCGCTCCTTGGCGATCTCGTTGAGGATCTTGCCCATCGACCTGGCGGGGAGGATCACGTACGGCTCGTCGTGGAAGCCGTCGGCCGCATGGACGGCGAACGGGCCCTCGCTGGAGTCCTCCTGGCCGGTGAGCAGGTAGCTCAGAGCGCGCCTGATGTCCGCGAGGGTGGCCGGTCGCTTCGCCACGGCGGCCGGGGCCTCCGTCGGCGGTTCCTCCGCCGCCGGGGCGAGGTAAGGGGCGCACTGCTCGGTGGCGAAGTCGAGGAGCCAGCGCGGGGTGTTGTCGTCCGCGTACCGCGAGCCCGGGTTGAACCAGAGGTTGCCGAGCGAGTTGGCGGGGGTGTGGTCCTTCTTCGCTGCCCGCCCCCGCAACTGGATCCGCCCCACGTAGCGGGTGCCGTCCTTGCGGCGGTACAGGCTGACCTCCATGACTTCAGCGATCACGGGCTTGAAGTCCTTGGCCTCGACGACGGGGAAGCCCGTGACGTCGAAGTGCAGCTCGATCGTCCCGGGGCTGGCGGTCGGCGTCGGCTGCGCCTGGTCCTGCTCGGACATCGTCGTCTCCTGGATGGAGGGCGGTCGGCGGAAGTCGTCCAGCGGGGGCGCGTCGTCGCCGCCGTCGTCGTCCTGCGGGTACTGGATGGGGACCACGTTGTCCGTCGGCGTGCCCGTCGGCGCGGGGCGCTTCTTCGTGCGGAGGTTGCGGGCGGTGATGCCCTCCAGCAGCTCGGGGGCGCCGTGGTGCTTGCGGTACCAGCGGATGATGTCTTCCGGCTTGTAGACCGAGGCGCGCTCCGCGTCCTCGTCGAAGGCGGCGACGTTGTCCGGCGTGTAGACGAACAGGCGGTGGAACGTGCCGTCGTCGCGGACGTAGAGAATCTCGCAGGTGGCGCCGTTGCGGGCGTACTCCCGGGCCTCGTGGTCGATGTTCGCCAGGCTCGTCGAAGAGGAGGAGAAGACCCGCTCCGGCTGGCTGCCCTTGGGCGGCCTGGTCGCGAGTACTCGGTACGGCTGACGCTGGCCTCGGCCAGAGTTTCCCATGGTGTGTCTCCTCGGCGGGTGGTGGTGACAGGGAAGACTCTCGCACAGGGGTTGCGCTAACGCAACCCGTATGGAAAAGTCGCTCTTGTCAGCGAGTTGTTTTCATCTCGTCCTCCGGCCGCCAATCGGAGATGCGTAGCGTGAGCAGCCCGCCGCGTAAGGATCCCGCCACATCCTCACCGTCAGGAGTCCCGTTTATGGACCCCGTGAATTTCTCCCAGCTCATGGACGCGCTGCATTCCGTGAACGCGGAAACGGAATCGCCGCTCGTCGAAGACCTGGTGCCCGGCCACGTCCTGGCCTCCGGCTCCTGGGACCGCCACATTGTCACCGGCCTGCCGACGCCCCGGCGTGAGCACGGCGCCGAGCTGATGACCGTGCCGGTGCGCCACCTCCACGGCGGCCACGCCCTGAGTCTCCCGTTCCATGCCGGTCGGCCGGTCTACGTCTACGCCGTCCGCGCCGACAGGGCCGCCCTGCACCAGGTGCCGGTCATCCCGCGCTGCGTGATCCCCGAGACCCCGGCCGTCGGCGACCGCGTCATCCGCCAGCCCTACACGGCCGACCGGCTCGGCGTCGGCGCCAGCGCCTACACGTTCACCGGCGACAGCTGGCAGCAGGCCGTGACGACCGCCAGCGGCCACACCGAGGTCCGCACCTTCAGCACGCGCAGCATCGAGACCATCGTCAGGCCGACGACGTACGCCAGCTCCGTCGGCTGGCACGTCTACCTGCCCGCTGGACACATGCCGCACCTGTACGCCGACGGCCGCCCGGTCCCCGCCCGCACCGCCGACCGGCTCGCCGGGAGGGACGTCATCCTCATGCCCGGCGGCGGACGGCTCCAGGTCGACTCTGTCACCCGGCACGCCGACGGCCGCACTCTGCGCCTGACCGTCCTCACCGCGTCCGCGCACACCGGCCGCCATCTCACGTGGGCCAGCCGCGCGGGCGACCGCATCGAGGTCGAGGACTCCGGCCGTCAGGGCCTGCTCTACGCCACCGAGCCCCGCGCCGCCGAACTGCGGTCGGCCGCCGAACTCCTCGTCGGCGACACGGTCATCGCCGCCTGGGGCACCCCGTACAGCAACGTCGCCACCGTGGACGAGATCTGGCATCAGCAGCCGGGCGCCCTCGACCCCCAGCGCACCAGCATGCACGTCCACTCCACCACGGTCGACGGCCGCCCCGTGCGCACGCAGACCGGTTTCGACAACCGGTACCTTCTCCTTCACCGTCCCGCCGTCGACCACGCCACCGCGTCCGTCGCGGACCTCGCCAGGAGCCACGCATGAGCACGCGCAAGCTGCCCGAGCCGATCAAGCCCCGCACACTGAAGCGTGCCCGCGACGGATACGGCTACATCACCACCGACGGCCGGTACGAGGTCACCCCGGCGTACTCGCCGACCCTCCAGAGGGGCAGCGCCGCGCGGCCGTCGTTCTGGGTCGTCAAGGACACCACCGGTGTGCAAAAGGCGCGGGAATACGGGGACCTCCGCACGGTCCGTGAACTGTACTGCGCCCCTGGTGGCAGGGTGCCGTGGCTGGTGTGCGACATGGATGACGGCGTGATGCGCGTCGAGCCGACCCGGGCCGCCGCCGTCGAGTGGGCCTCCTCGTACGCCTGCGCCCCCCTGCGCGAGCGCCACCACGGCAAGGGCTCCACCTGCTATGACTACGTCTTTGGGCACCCGGGAGAGGACTCGACCACGAGCGTATTCGTCATGCGTGCAGACCACGCTTCAAGGCACGGCTTTGACCCCGTACAGCAGCCGCTGCACCCGTTCCCCGACGACCCGTTCGAGCAGGTCGACCGGCCCGCGCCGACTCCCGAGGAGAGTGCCCGGTGACCATCTACCGACGTCGGCAAGACGGAGCCATGATGGTCCCCGTGCGCGTCGAGCACCGGATGGACCTGCGCGCGCTGACGCTGGCGCTGTACCACTCGAACGAGGAGCTGGGGGCGGAGCTGTCCGTCCGCGCCGTCCGCAAGGCCGTCGCCGACGAGCTGACCTACCACGGCGTCGAGCTGATCACCAGGGTCGCTGACTACATCCAGCAGGGCGAGGAGTACGACGAGGACAGCCTTGCCGGTAGCGACGTCGTCGCCCGTCTGGAGTGGGCACGCCGGATGGTCGTCAAGGCGTACGGGCCGGAGTTCGAGCGGTACCCCGAGGCGCTCGCCGCCCTCCGCGCGTTCGAGGCCCTCGCGCCGAAGGTGATCGTGTGAGCGGCGAGACCTGCGGTGCCGAGCATCCCGACCGGCCCGGCACGGTGTGCGACCGGGAGCCGCACCAGAACGCCGGATACCACCGCGAGCGGGCCACGGGGGCCGTGTGGGCCGCCGACCCGCTGCCCCTCGTGCAGGGGACCGGCCGGGGCGCTCTGGCCGCCATCGCCGCCCGCACCACCCGTCACCACCACACCGGCCCCGCCGCCGAGGCTGTCACCACCTGGAGACGGCGCGACGGTTGACCGCCCGGCGCCGTCCCTTCCCCGGGGCGGCGCCGTCGCCTTCACTCACCGGCTAGACAATGCATATCCATGTGCATTAGGTTGATCGCGTCATCCCGCCACGGAGGAGAGAACGACCATGCAGGAGTCCCAGACGATCCACCTCCAGGCCGTCGGCCGGGTCCCGGCCGTCCCGGCCAAGGACCTGAAGCCCGGCGATCAGCTCATGTACAACTACGGCCGCGTCTACCAGATCGTGAAGATTGAAAACGCGTCGCCAAAGTTCCTCAAGATCTACGAGGTGAACACCAGGACGGGCGAGGAGTACGAGCGCCGCACGAAGAAGACGACCCTGATGGCCCTCGTCCCCGAGGAGCGCAGGAGCCGCCTGGGTGTCGAGGCCCCGGCCACCGACTACCGTGCTCAGGTCCGCCCGCCCCAGGGTCTCGACTGGGTCACCGTCGGCCACGGGGCCACCGTCGACGAGGCCACGACGGGCCATCAGGCGGAGTACTTCGCGTCGTCCATCCTGGGAAGGCACGGGCTCGGCGGCCACTACGACATCATGAAGGCCAGCATGGAGGCCATGACCAATGGTGAGATCCTCACCTCCGAGGACGGTCACAGCTTCCGCATCCTGCCGCCCGGGCAGCCCGCCCCGGCCGTCGTGCCCACCCTCGCCGAAACGCTTGCTGTCCGGCCCGAGCAGCTCACGAACCTCACGGCGGTCGAGGTCGACCGGTACAACGCCGTCCTTGCCGACGAACTGTCCCGGCTCGCCGCCGAGACAGAGAAGGCCACCGACGGCGTGTATCGCGCGCTCCTCTGGCGCAAGACGAGAGAGCGGTACGGCCGAGGCTATCGTCAGGTTTGGCCAACGTCGTTCGACAAGGCCGAGCGCACCGCCCGCGAGCACCTGGCCAGTGGCTACCTCCCCGACAAGATGACCCGTGTGCGCGAGGGGCTCACGGCGCCCGGGGCCTACACGAAGCAGCTCCGCGCGGCCGTCCGTCTCCTCGACTCCCTGCGCATGGAACTGCGCATCGTCATGGACGGCCCCCTCGCCATCCTCGACGGCGAGTTCCGCCGCCGGGGCGGCTGGTCGCGTATGCACCTGTGCCTGTCCGACGGCGGGCACGTTCACACCGGCCGTAACTGCCCGAGCATCGGCCCCAGTACGCCACTGCGCTGGCTTCCCGAGGTCTCCGGCATGGAATGGCGCGAGGCGTACCAGCGGGTGATCAGGGACGCCACGGCGGGCACCGAGGCAATCATGTGCACGAAGTGCTACCCCGACGCGCCCACGGAATGGACCGAGCGGCAGGCGCCGGAGACGGAGTGCCCCGGCTCGCGCACGGACGCGTACAAGCACATGACGGAGGGCGAGCGCCGCCTGTACAGCAAGCGCGGCACCTGCCCCGAGTGCGGCCAGAGGATTTCCGTCACCTCCGCCTACAAGTTCCGCAAGCACGACCGGCCCCAGTAGGCCACCCTGGGCGCGCCCCGACGGCTGGGGCGCGCCCGTCCGGGAAGGGATCCCGGAACCGGCTAGACAATGCACATCGATATGCATTAGATTCCTTCTTGAGCCCGCCAGGGAAGAACGACCGAGGAGACCAGCATGCCCGCCTTCATCTACACCCCGCAGTACCGCACCGGCCTCACCTTCACCTGGGACGGCGGCGAGTACATCAGCACCAACACCGGCGCGGTCGTCAACGTCTGGCACATCAGCGACGACGGCAGGACCCAGGGACCCGCCATCGAGCGCACCCAGGAGGCGTTCGAGGCCGCCTGCGACGAGTGGACCCGCGAGCAGTACCCGGCCGACGGTCAGATCGGCGGCAAGGTTTCCGACCTCCCCCTGTCCCTGCTGCTGCGCCGCGACGGTGTCACCCTTACCTCCGAGCTGATCGCCATGGGCGCCGACGCCGAGGGCTGGGTGCACCGCGAGTACCGCGTCACGCTTGCCTACGACGGCCGCACCTACACCCAGACCGTCAAGCACGGCGGCGAGGAGGGCGACGCGCCGGAGCTGGTCGAGACCGTGGGCATGCTGGTCCGCCAGTCGGCGACCGCCTACTACGCCGACAACTTCGAGGACTGGGCGAGCGACTTCGCCACGGACCCCGCCAACTGGATGCCCCGCGAGACCTACAGCGAAAACGTGAAGATGGCCGAGGGCCTGCGCACGCTGTTCGGCGCCGACCGCTTCGACGAGTACGCCATGGCCGACCACGACGACTGACAGACGGCCCCGGCCCCGCCCACACGGGCGGGGCGGCCCGAGCCGGGTTCGATGCCCGACCGGGGCGCTCCCCACCATCCCGCCTACCGAGGAGAACACCCGTGAGCATCTTCGACTACCTGACCCCCGCCGAGGCCGTTGCCGCCAGCGGCAACACCGCCCCCGGACACCTGCGTATCGACGGCCTCAAGGGCGTGGACGCCGACAGGATCCCCCACATGATCACCCGCACTGCGGCCGGTACTGCCCGCAAGCCCGAGAGCGGACGGGGCCAGGACGCTCACGGCCACCTGGACAAGTTCAAGGACATCATCCGCGTTGAGTGGGCCAAGGACGCCGACCCCGGCACGGCCGAGGTGTTCTACGCCGACGGCTCCACGGACCTGCTCCGGTGCGGTGACCTGCTGTGCGTCGAGCGGCCGATTCTCTCCACCCCTGAAAAGGTCGAGGCCAACAGGGCCAAGATCAACGACGAGTCCCTCCCCATTGAGGTCCGTCGCGCCGCCTTCCGCCTGGCCAACCGCCACCAGGCCGCTACGCCGCGCCGCGTCGAGGGCGGCCCGTACGACGGCCAGAACTTCGCCACGCACTCGGTTGCCGTGTGGATCACCAACGACGGAACGTTCATTGAGGACGCCCGCAACGCTGCGCGCGCCGGTGAGGACGAGTTGCGCGACCACCTCCGCCCGGTGGTCTTCGGCCCCCGCGCCCACCGTTCGGCCGACGACCGCCACACCATCGCCCTGATTCGGGACAGTTTGAGCGAGGCCGCCGACGGCCGCGACGCCTCCGAAGGCTTCGACGCGATCAACTGGGCGTACGTCCGCGCCGAGCTGCTCGCCGAGTAGCACCACAGCCCCGGCCCGCCCCCGCGAGGGGCGTGGCGGTTCGGGTCCGGTTCGACTCCGGCCCGGGGCGCTCTCCACCACCCGACCCACCACCACGAGGGGACCCGCCGCATGGACACCACCGACGCTCAGGCGCCGACCGACGCCGAGATGGAGCCGCCGTTCACGGACGCTGACGCCCTGGAGGACTCGGCCCTTCTGGCCGCCCTTGAGGTCAAGAGCGGCAACGTGCACGCCCCCGACGGCGCGCGGCTGGTCGCTCAGGGCCTGGCCACGGCCGACGAGGAGCGCGGACACTACTTCCTGACCGAGGACGGCCGCGCCGCCGCCGAGGCGCTCCGCGAGCGTGAGCGGCTGATCATCCCGGATGAGTACCTGAAAATCATCCTCAGCCTGGCCGGACGAGCCCAGGGTAAGGCGTCCGGCTGGATCGCAGGCGTCACCCTCATGGGGCGCCCGTACATCGAGCGGGTTCGCCTTCCGCACACCTCGCCCAAGCAGTTCCACGACGCCAACCACACGGGTTCGACCTGGGTCAACATCCCGTTCCAGGTGTTCAGCAAGCTGGGCGGCTACGCCGAGCAGGACGGCGCCCGCATCTACTTCGCGCCGGAGTTCCGGCCGTCCTGGGCGCCCGAGCCTGAACACACCACCCCTGGCACGCCGTTCCCCCTCGACCACGACGCGGTGAACGCTCTGGGGCACGCTGACGCCGTCTGGGCCGACCTGTGCGACCAGACCCCCGGAGCCCCGTTCCGCCTGGCCGTGATCGAGGCCGACGGCCCCCGGGATGAGTACCGGCCGCCGGTCGCGTGGATCTTCCACCACTTCAGCCGTGACGTCCGCCTCGACCTCGACGACAACGGCCGTTACCGCGTCACCGTCACGCCCGCCCCGGACGCCGGATGGATCACGCCCCCCGACCCCGCCGTCTGGACCGGGCACCGCGCAGACGTCGCCGTCAAGGCCATGGCGCGCGCCCTGTACGGCACGCGGTGCGCCCATGACTACGGCACCGGCCGCGACTCCTGCCCCGGATGCGACCACACGTCCGAGCTGTTCGAGGACCGCTATCCCCTGCGCGGCTACGGAATGCGCAGCCTGGTCCTGCACTGAACTCCCGCGAGGAGGCTGTCCGATGATTCCGTTCATCCCGCCCCCGTCCGCACTGCCCACCGTGCAGGGCCCCGCCCCGGCGCCGCCGGAGCCCGACCCCGACGGCTACCCGAAGCGGAGCGTGTGCCAGCACTGCGGCGACGCCATGGAGCTGGCCGCCGACGGCGACGCCTGGACCGTGGGACGCAACGGCACCGAGTGCGAGCAGGCGCCCAACCCCGACGACGGACCGATGCCCGGCCACGCGCCCGGCGTCATCCTCCACCCGCCGAGGAGGTGACCATGAGCCACCCGCGCCGACCGCGTCGACCGAAGCGGCCCACGCGCCCGCACTAGGGTCGACGGCCACGACAGGAGAGGGGGCGCCTAGACGGTAGCCACGGCGGGGAAGAACGGGGCAGGAGACAGGGCTACGTGCCCGCTCCTGCCCCGTTCGCATGCCCGGAAAGATTCTTCAGCGAATCACTTCCAATGCACATCGATATGCATTACGTTGGTGCCGTTCCCGCCAAGAACAGCCACCACAAGGAGCGACACCATGGCCGCAAAGCTCAGTGAGCCGATGATCCGCACCATCCGCGCCGCCGTCGAGGCCGGTCCCGACGACGAGGGGCGCTACGAGATCCGCCCCGGCTCCGCCAACCCCCGCACCGTCGAGGCGCTGAAGAAGCGCAGCATGGCCGAGCGGGTGGAAGTCGTCACCGTCCGGGACTACGAGACGGGGAAGCCGGTGCGCACCGTCACCCGTACCTACCTCACCGCCGACGCGGTCGCCCTGGTCCGCGAGAAGCCGACCGAGGAGCCCCCGGCGGTCGACGTCGAGTCGGTTATGTACGCCTGCCACACGGGTGCCAACGGTTTCGGCTGGGCCCGCAAGCTGTGCGACGAGAACGCCGCGTCGGTCCGGCTCCGCATCGCCGCCGCCCGTCGCAAGGGTTTCGCCGTTACCGTCGGGGACAGCGGTCTCATCCGGATCGACGGTGCGGGCGTCACCGACCCCGGTTTCGACGGCGCGGGCGAGCCGTGCCCCATCTGGCTCGTCCCGCAGCGCCCCATTTTCCCCAACGGCTGGGCGCAGGAGCAAACCCGCATTCACGCGGCCATCGACGGCGCCTTGCAGCGGGCCGAGGAGGGCGGCGCGGGCCACTGGGTGCATGCCACGTGGCCCGCGCACTACGGCTACGCGGCCGGTGAAAGGTACCTCGCAGCGGACAGCGAGGAGGCCGTGCGTGAGGCTGCGGCGCACTGGCGCCGTACGCACCGCACGCCGAAGCCCGAGGTGACAATTTCCTACCTGGGAGAACTGAACGGGAGCCCGGCCGCCGAGAGGCAGCCGTGCGAGGGGTGCGGCGCCGAGTCCGGGCAGGCGTGCACTGAGCTGAGCATGTGCGGCGCCGCGCTGTCCGACGACGACGCCGAGGAGACCCCCACCGACAAGGGCATGCCGTCGGGCGCGCACCGCATCACGAACACCGGCGAGAGCATCGAGGGCGGCGCCGCGTACGCCGTTGACGCGGAGTGGTACGACGTGTTCAGCAACGGGGAGCCTGAGCCCCGCTACACCCGGGACGCCGAATGGGTGTGCCGTGTGCTGAAGTCGCGCATTGCCAAGGGACTCGACTTCCGCAAGGGCCCGGATGGCGTGATCGTCATGAGCGACACCGACCCGCACGACGGCCAGACGTGCGAGCGTCGCTACGTGCCACGGCGCCCGGCGCCCGCCGACGAGAGTGGCGCCGAGGAGTGTGAGGAGCACGAGGGCGACAGCGACGGATGCACGAACCACCGCTACAAGATCCGCTTTGAGCGTGAGGGGGCGTTCGACTCCTACGACGACGAGTCGGACGCGCGTGACGCCGTTGACGTCCTGGTGGGCCGCCACATCATCGACAGTGAGGGCGAGGGGTGCGAGGGGTGCGGTTCGGACGGTACCGAGCACGGCTACTGGGTCGAGGACAGCAAGCCCGACCGCGCCGCCGCCCCCGCCGAGGAGCCGCAGCAGCCCGCCGACGCGCCCGCGCCCGTGAGCACCCTGAACGCGTCCGAGGGTGCGGCCATGGCGCTCGCCGACGACGTCACGCCGCACCGTGACCGGCTCGCGGTGCGGGTGGTGCGGGGGATGGACAACAGCGTGAGCACCGAGGACCGCGATTACGTGGTGGGCATGGTGGCAGGCATGGTGCGGGCGGGCGCCCGCTACACCCGCAGTGATGAGTCCCTGGTGCTGCGCCACGACGGCGAAACGGTAACCGTGTCCCTGGTGGCGTAGGGGTGCCAGCACCCGGGGCGGGAGCGGTCGGCCCGCCCCGGGTGCTGTGCGTCGAAGATCTTCCCCAACAGGCTTTCAATGCACATCCATATGCATTAGTCTGGCGGTCCCGCCGAGGACGACAGCACGAGGAGCACACGGTGACCGTAACCATCGTCAAGATCCATTTCGATGAAGAGCCCTGCGGCCGTTGCGGCGGTACCGGCCGGTACTCCTACAACGAGCGTGACGGCAACGTGTGCTGGAGCTGCTCCGGCAAGAAGGTCCGCCTTTCCCGCCGGGGGCGCACCGCGTTCGAAGCGTACGAAAAGGCGCTCGCCGACTCCGCCGCGACCGTGGCCGTCCGGGACATCAAGCCCGGCATGCGCATCATGTCGCAGGCGCACGGCGGAGTGAGCGGCAACAAGCCGTGGGACTACAAGGCAGCATGGCGCACGGTGGCCACGGTGGAGGTGACGGAGTTCACCGGGCGCGGCGTCGAGGACGACAAGTACGTCGACGTTCCGTGCGTGCGCGCTGCGATCACGTTCGAGGACGGCAAGTCCTGGACGTCGGAGTCGTCCGACCACCCCGCCTACTGGGCCAAAGGCGCGTTCCACACCATCTACACGATTCGCGCTCACGCCGTCGGCGGCCCCGAGGCGCAGGCCGCCCGTGAGGAAGCACGCCGCGCGATCGCCCGCCGTTACAAGGGCGCATGGCTGGAAGGCGAGGAGCCCCCGGCCCCACCCGTGCGCAAGCCCCGTCCGGTCAAGGCCGAGGAGCCCAAGCCCGCCCCCGCACCCAAGCCGCTCCCCGCCAACCGCTACGCGGGCGAGTGCCGCAACTGCGGCGCCCTGGTCGAAGCGGGCGAGGGTGAGCGCGAGCGTGTTGACGGCCGCTGGACCGTTCAGCACAAGCCCGGTGAGTGCCAGGAGCGCCCGGCCGCCGAGGAGCCCCAGCAGCCGCAGGCGGGGCGCCCGGCCCAGGGGAACAGGTTCGAGGGGGAGTGTGTGCGCTGCGGCGTCCTGGTGGCGGCCGAGAAGGGAGAGCGGGTCCACGTCGAGGGTGAGTGGGTCACTCGGCACTCCACGGGAACGTGCCCGGCGCCGCCCGGCCCGGCCGCCGACGGCACGCCCGCCGTTCTGATCACGCGCTCCAGGCTGTACCCGGAAGTCGCCCGCCCCGGCCCGGCGTGGCGCTGGACCTACGAATACGCCGTGAACGGCGCCCCCGCGATCGGCTACGGTACCGGTCTCGCGTCGCTGCGAGACATGCTGCGCCGCAAGTACGGCCGCCGCGTGCGCATCGTCGAGGGGTGGAAGACCACGATGCCCGCCGACTGATCCCCGCCACGGGCGCCCGGCCCCGCCCGCCGGGCGCCCGTGGGACGGATTCCCGAACCCCGCTAGACAATGCATATCGATGTGCATTAGCTTGGCCTGAGTACCCGCCGAGAACGACCGCCAGGAGCATGTGATGAACGCAAAGATCAGCAAGACCATGGAAGCCGCCCTCACCGAGGCGCTGACCAACGACGCCCACATGATCACCGCCCGCACGACCACCCTCCGCGCCCTGGCCGCCCGGGGTCTGGCCACCTTCGACGGCAACGGCTACACGCTCAGCGCCGACGGCAAGGCCACCGCCCGCCGCCTCGCGGGCACCACCGCCCCGGCCGAGGAGCCGACCCCCGCGCCCGCCCCGGCCGCCGACAACGGGAAGTTCCTGTTTGCGGAGCCGGTCAAGCGCGGCGAGTGGCACGTGATCGCGCAGCCGTCCACCCTTCGCGTCACCCTGTACTCCCTGCCGACCATGCGGGCCGCCCGCGCCGCCCGCGACGTCATCGCCGCCGCCCTGCCCTCCCTGCCGTGGAACGCCGACGCGGACACCCTGAAGACCGCCGTGCGGGACTTCCGCGCCGACAACGGCGACCGCATCACTGACGCCGTGATGCGCGCCCTGGCCGCCGTGCCCGCCGCCGACCCGCACGGCTGGTGCCGCCAGTCCATCACCAGCACCGACACCGCCCGCGCCGAGCACGCCGCCCACACCGCCCGCGAGGAAGCCGCCGGATACACCGACACCGTTGACGTCCACGACGTCCGCCCTGGCGACCGCATCAGCTTCCGCTACACCCTTACCAAGACCCGGTACGGGTTCATGGGTATGGAGCCGATCGGACAGGGACCGGGCTCCGCCCGCACGGTCACCGTGCGCTTCACCGTCACCGGCGAGGGGCGCGTGATGGAGCGCCACGGCAACAACTACGACGAGTTCCTGAACGGCCTCCGTTTCCCCTTCACCGATGGCACGTGGACCGCCCCCGACGGCACCACGGACACCATTCTCGACACGGCTGCCATCACCACGGAATGGGGCACCGTTCGCCGCGCCCCCGCCAAGCCCGCCCGGAAGACCCGCAAGCCCGCCACCCCGACCCCGGCCGCCGAGGAGCCCGCCTACACCCTGGAGATCACCCGCCGCGTGGTGAGCACCGAGGCCGAGGAGTGCGCCTACGCGGGCGAGGATGACCACGAGTGCACGGGCGACTGCCTGTCGCTGGACGGGGACGTGCGGGAGCTGGAGACGCCCAGCACCGAGGAAATCACCGCCGACGCCGACGACATCGAGGCGCACGACGGTGACCCCGTCGCCTGGGCCGCCGACTACATCCGCAGCAAGACCGACGTTACCGAGCCGTCGGCGAGCCCCATCGGTGACACCGTGCGCGAGCACGAGTGGCTGTCCGGCACCTACACCGACCCGTACGACGGCGCCAAGGAGACGCTCACCATGGTGCGGCTCACGGGCGACTGGACCGAGGAGCAGCGCGCCCAGGTGTTCACCGCCGCCACGACGTTCTAGCCACCCCCACGGGGCGCCGGGCCACCACACCGCCCGGCGCCCCCGCCGACCGCCCCCAGGAGACGCCCCGCCATGCTGGACCCCGCCGACGTCACGCCGATGCGCACCGACCCCGCGAGCATCACCGTCGACTACCGCCGCCGCGCGCACGCCCGCCGCTATGACGCCCAGGTGGCCGCCGACACGGCCCGCACGGCGCTGCTGGCAGCACTCACCGCCAACGGCACCCCCGCCGACACGGCCGCCACCCTGGTAGACGGACTGATCACCACGGTGCGCACCGCCGACGCGCTGAGGCTGGAGTACGCCCGGGGCATCATCCGCGACGACGAGCACCACGGCCGGGACTGGGACGGCATCAGCGACTTGAACGGCGCCGTGGACTTCCTGTACCGCAGCGCGCACGCCTACCCCGTCCGCCCCGCCGACAACGCCTAGGAGCCACCCATGCGGATCAAGATCACCCGCACCTACACCCTGCCCCACAGCCGCGAGGGGCGCGGGCGCCCGGCGGTCGAGGAGATCACCTACGACTCCGACGACTACCGCACCCCCGTCCAGTGGGCCGCCGAGGAACTGCGCAACGCCGGATGCACCCGCCACGACCGGGGATCGCAGTACGTCACCGAGGAGCCCAAGATCACCGACTTCGGCCGGGGCGAGGAGATGACCGCCGAGGCTGAGCTGACCGGATTCACCGACGACCAGTTCGCCGCCGTCGCGGACGCTGTCGAGGGGCAGCAGTGAGCACCGCCGACACGCCCGCCCGCCGCCCGTACGACGCCGCCAACGTCGCGTACGTCGAGAGCGCCGGAGGGAAGATCGTGACCGCCGTGTGGGTGTCCGACCCCGCCGTCGACCCCGCCGAAGCACTCGACAAGATCCTTCACCGTGACCTCCCGTACGAGGTGGAGGTGATCGCCGAGGCAACGCGCCACTACCGCTACGAGGGTGCCGATTTCTCCGGCTGGGTGGTCACGTGCGGACGCAACTACGGCGACCGGATCCCGAACAAGCGTGAGGCCATGCGCGAACTGCGCTGGGCCGTCGCCGACCGCTTCAAGCCCAGGGGGAGCAAGTGACGCTCATCAGTCCTGACGATCCCCGCGTGAAGGGGTGGGACGCCGTGGCGTTCGATGACGTCGCCGAGGGTGACACCCTGCGATTCCTCACCAGGGAGACCGGTTACGGCGGGCGTGGCATCTATGAGCGCACCGGCCGTGTGACCGCCGTGACCGCCAAGACGGTGCGCGTGTGGTGCGACGACGACACCCCCAGGGGCACCGTGGCCGTGCTGCGCCGCGCCGACTGGGGGTCGCGCAGCGTGCGCCGGTACACCAAGCCCGCCAGGGGCCACCTGGACTCCCTGAAGAACCGCAAGCGCGCCGACCCCGGGCACGTGGCAGAGATCCTCGCCAAGAGGTGCCAGGAATGCCAGGGGGCCGGGTGCCCGCAGTGCGGCTACAAGCCCCACCGGGACGCCGACGCCATCGAGCCGCCCAAGCCCGCCGACACGCCCACGACGTACACCTACACCGCGCAGACCTACAGGGACACCGGGTACGTGGAGCGGGAATTCACCGTCGAGGGCCCGCTGTACCACGGGGGTGGCCGACGGCTCCGTGAGGGTGCACAGCTCACCGCCGGGCGCCGTACCAACCCGTGGGGCGACGAGGGGCCCAAGAGCCGCTACGTCCACTTCACCACCCGCCTGGACGTCGCCGCCGCCTACGCCCGCCAGAGCGGGGGCCACGTGTACATCGTGGAGCCGACGGGCCCGTTCGCCATCGGCTACAGCGGCGACGAGTACAAGAGCGAGCACCCGCTGAACGTCGTGAGGCGGCTTGCCCCCGCCGAGTGGCAGTAGGCCCGCTGTCAGACCCGTCCGCTAGACCAGACACCACCACACCGCATCTCATCCCGCCGAGGAGACACACCATGCAGATCACCACCGGATACGGCTCGTGGAACAACCACGGCGACCGCGACAACGTCACCATTGAGGCCAGCATTGCTGACGCGGTGAACGGCGCGCCGCGCGACTGGCACGAGCGTATGGAGGAGTCGGGCGCGTTCGACCGGATCGCCGCCGACTACCGCTCCGCCATCGACGACGCCCTTCCCGAGGGGATCGCCCTTTCCGGAAACGAGTTCATCGGGATGCACCACACGGACCCCGGCTACACGGACGCGGTCGGTGACTTCGACATCGCCGCAGCGATCAAGGCAATCAACTTGCAGGCGATCATCGAGCGCCACGACGTGGACGCCACGCCCCTGGACGAGATGGGGACCGATGACCTCTTGCGTGTGCTGCGCGCCCACGTGGGAGAGCTGCCCGAGGGAAGCGCGTTCGCCGCCGCATGGAAGCGTCTGGACGAGACGCTGACCAACGGGGGTGTCGAGTGTCTGCCCGCCCCGTGGGACGGCTACGGCGACCACGCCCCCGAAGGGGCCGACTTCGACACGGCCGCCAGCCTCAACGCGCGTTTCCTCCCGCAGAACCCCCACGACGAGAACACCCGCCCGTGCGTCGAGATCGGCACGGTGCAGGTCTACACCTACCGCAAGGACGGGGCGTTGCGCGTGTCGGTGGACACGAGCGGCGTGGACGTGGAGGGGCCGGAGGCGCGCAAGGACGCTGACCGCACGGTGCCCATGGAGATCAGCGTCAACGGGAAGACCGTGTTCGGAACGTGGGAGTGGTGAGCACCGGGGAGACGCTGACGCGGTACGTGTGGGCCGACACCCCCTCATCCGCATGGGGACTGGTCACGCTCACGGACGACGGCAGGCACGCGCCCCTCGCAAGGTTTGTCCACGACTCCCGGGAAGACGCGGAGCGCGCCGACACCGACAACCGTATCGGCCACGCGCTGTACCGGGTGGAGCGCACGAGCATCCTGGCCGACGAGAGCACGCCCGCGCCCCAGGGGGAGGAGTGGGTGTTCACGTACAGCACTGAGGGCCGCGCCAACGTGTGGAGCAAGCCCAACCGCTACAGCCCCTTCCCGGACGCTGAGAGGTTCGACGGGTATTGGACGTTCCCGGAACCCCTGGAGCCTATTGAGCGGGCCGCACGGGCGAACCTGGAGGCGCGCACGGTGGACAGTGGGGAGGCGTTCAGGGTGTATCTGCTGACGTGGTCGGTGGGCGTGGTGGAGACGGAGACGGAACGGAAGGGGGCGGCATGAGCTGTAAGTGCGGAGCGACGACGCACCAGGGGCATATCAGGAGGGTGGAGGAGGGGTACCCGGGGCACGTCTACACGGGGCACCACTGGGGGCCGACGGACGGCTGAGCCCAGGGGCAGGGAGCAGTGGAGGCAGGGGCAGGGACAGTGATCCCGCCCCTGCCTTTATGTAGTGGTTAGTACAGATATAAGGCGGGTTCACTGCCCTGGGGACGGGTGCGAATGCGGGCCGGGCCCACGCTGCCTCGTGTGCGTGCGTGAGGGGGTGGCCGACGGGGCGCAGCGACGGGGCGTGGGCGGGGCCGGGGGAGAGATCTTGGCCGTTCGCCTTCCAATGCACATCGATATGCATTAGGGTCGCGGGAGTACCCGCCAAGAACGCAGCAGCAACGAGGAGCCACGATGGACCGCACCGAACTCCGCGCCTACAACGCCCAGGGTGAACAGCTCTTCATCACCCCCGACGCCGACGGCCCCCAGTTCGAGACCTTTGACACGGTCGGCGCAGCGTTCGACCGTATGGAGGCGCTGAAGAGCGCGTGGCGCTGGGACCGGGAGCGCGCCGGGTACGTCGCCGCCGACGGGTTCGTCCGCAACCGCATCGCTTACTTCCGCCTGGGCGACGAGCACTGGACGCGTGAGGCCGTTGCCGCGCACGCCCAGAAGCGCGCGGCCCGCAAGGCGCAGCAGCAGGAGGAGCGCCCGGCGGTCGAGATCACCCGCAAGCCGACGCCCGCCATGGTGGAGCTGCTCCGCAAGGGCGCGGCCGATCCCAAGGGGCGCATGACCATGGTCGACCACAACGACCGTACTCAGGACGGCATTCTGCGCCGGGACATGGCGGACACGGCGGATGCGGGCCCGTGGTTGTCGTACCTGGTGATCAACGACCGGGGTCGGGCGTACCTGGCCAAGCTGGACAGGGAGCAGCAGGGGGAGCGAATCGCCCGTGACGTGTTCCAGGTCTCTGAGGGGGACGTGAAGCGCATGGGGCGCGCCATTGCTGACGCGGCCAAGGGGGCGCAGCAGGAGAAGGAGCGTCCGGCGGTGTGGGCGGTGCCGGGGGTGCGTGCGCGGTGCCTGGCTGGTAAGGGGAAGATCACGGATCGGTTCGTTCACGCGGACGGGGTGGAGCGGGTGACGTTCGTGCCGGACGGTGCGCGCCATGGCGATGCTCTTCCGGTTGACGTGCGTGCCCCGCATCTGGAGCCCCTGTGTATCCGTTGTGACGCTGTGGGGGATGACTCCTTGCCTCACCGTGAGACGGAGAGCGGTCACCTGTGCGGGTACTGCGCTGCTGTGCTGGAGGAGGAGCGGCAGGGTGGGGGCGTGGACACGCTGAGGGAGTTTTCCCGGGAGGTGGCCGACGCGGACGGGATGGCTGCTGCCACGGTGCGGGTGAACCGTGTGGAGCGTGGGGCGCGGCTCGTGGTGGGGGGTGCGCGTGTGCTGGGGTGGGACAACGCGTATTGGCGTGTGGCGTGGGTGGCCGAGGAGGGTGGCCGTGTGGTCGTGTGCTTCTGGTCGGCGTCCAGCAACCTGGAGGCGGCCGAGGAGCCCGTGAGCGCGCCTGTGGCGGCCGAGGAGCCCCAGGAGGGGCAGCAGTACGGGGGTGTCACCCGTGAGGATGTGGCGTCGGGGAATGGTCCGGCTGAGGCGTTGTGGCGGGCGCAGCAGTACTTTCGGATGTTCGATGCGCGGCGGGGGCGGGTGCCGTCCGTGGAGGCGTCTCAGGGGGGCGTGGAGCGCCTCGCAGCGCCGCGTGTGGCCGTGGAGCCGCAGGAGGGCCGGGGGGCTGCTCAGGGGGGCGTGTGGGCGCTGGTGGGGTGTAACCGGTCGGGTGAGCGGGTTGAGGCGCTGCGCCCTGTGGTGGATCGGGCGATGAGTGAGGCGGGCGAGGTGGCCGTGTGGTCGGCGAGCGTCACCACGGCGGCCGGGGTGGAGCGTGCGGGGGGTGACGTGATCGCGGCTGAGGCCGTGGCGGTGTTCGTGGCCCAGGCTCTGAGCACCGGGCAGACGGTGCACCGGCACGCGCGGGGGGCGTTGCGGGTGACGTTGACCGACGGGACCATGATCACGGTGCGCCCGGCGGGTGACCGGGTGGCGTAGCTGCGGATTCCGTTGTGCACCCGCTAGGGGTGAGCCACGATATCCGTTGTGGCTCGCCCCTAGGGGTGCGGATTCCGTTGACTTGATTTGATTGGGCCCTTCCCGCCCCCATGCATATCGATGTGCATTAGGCTGGGGCTCCGCCCCGCCGAGAACGCACCGAGGAGCCCACGATGACCACCACCGCCGCCCCCCTCCGCAAGAGCGACGTAAGCCGCATGGTCGGCCGCATCCTCGGCAAGCAGCACCGCAGCGCCGCCAACGGATGGGACGTCATCACCTTCGACGCCCCCGCCGTGATCACCCTGAACCACTTCAGCGACGACGACGACCGCGCCGCCCTCAACAAGATCACCAGCGCCCTCGGCGACCGCTACACCTTCGAGTACGTCCCCGTGTGCTCCGACTACTCCGCACTGCCCGACGACTACCACGGCTGCGCCATGGTCTACATCACCCGCAAGCCCGCCCCCGCCCACGAGGAGCCCACCGTGCCCGCCACCCCCACCGTGTCCGTCACCCTCCCCGCCGACTTCTGCGCATGGTTCGACGGCACCAACCTCGTCGAGGGCCAGGACGACAACGACCCCGACTGCAAGGCCCTGCGCCTCGCCTACGAAGCCGCCACCCTCCGCAAGACCGCCCACGGCCACTCCGCCAAGATCACCACCAGCAGCCCCACGGTCCTGAAGATGATCACCGAGTACGCCGAGACCCTCGCCGACTCCAACGCCGACGAGGCCGACCGCGACCCCGCCGCCGCCCGTGAACTCGACGCCGCCCAGACCACCGCCCAGCGCGCCCGCACCGCCCTCACCAAGCTGCGCACCGCCCTCACCGCCCACAAGGCGCAGCAGGGGCCCCAGGAGCCCGCCACGGCCCCCCAGGACGACGACACCCCCGCTCCCCGCGACATCACCGTCCCCGTCGGCGCAGCAGTCACCGCCACCGTGCGCGGCCAGGAGTACACCGGCATCGTCGAAACCGCCGGGCCCCTGCGCGCTGCCACCACCGCCCACGCCCGCCAGGGCATCCGCACCCAGCGCATCGGCATCCGCGTCCCCGGCCGCCCGGCCCTGGTGTGGGCCGACTCCCATGAAGTCACCACCCCCGCCGACACCCCCGAGGGCCCCGCCCCCGTCACCGCCCGCGTCGACTGGACCAAGACCGTGCGCGGCCACCACAACGGCGTCGTGAGCTTCCCCAACGGCACCACCTACAAGATCACCCACATCGAGCACGCCACCCCCGCCCGGGGCGCCCTCGCCGACCACATCGCCCACGACCCCACCGCCGACGTCGGCCCCGCCCGCCGCATCGCCCGCGCCTGGGGACTCGACGCCCTTGCCGCCGACTGCGCCCGCCACGCCGGATACACCGGCCCCGTCACCATCGAGCAGACCGGCCGCCAGCGACTCACCCTCCGCTAGACCGCCCCGCACGGGCCCGGCCGGACCGTCACCCCGGCCGGGCCCCCATAACCCGCCACACGCCCGCACACAGCCTCCAGGAGCGCCCGCCATGGCCCAGCCCCTCACCCACATGCCCGAGCCCCGCAGCTTCCCCGAAACCCCCGCCCGCCCCGCCAACGGAGCCCGGGGCATCTGCCGCGCCGCCCGCGACGTCACCTACAGCCGCCCCGACATCCCCCACGCGTCCGGCACCTGGCACCACAACGACGACCGCACCCCGTGCCACCACCACGAGGAGCAGCGCCCCACCGCCACCCCCGCCTGAACACCCCCAGGAGCGCCGGGGCCGACCCCACCGGCCCCGGCTGCCCACCGACCGCCCGCCAGCCCGCCCTAGACCCACTGGAGCCCCGGTGACCGTCACGTTCGGCCAGCCCGCCCCTGCCACCGACACCACCCCCGCGCCCGTCCGCGTCGAGATCGTCTGGACCCGCCGCGACGGCACCCGCCTCACCGGACTCATGAACGTCATCACCCCGGCCGACCGCGCCCCCGCCCGCGACCGCGAGCCCCAGTGGCACATCACCGGCGGCACCCGCCGCGCCACCCTCGACGCGGTCAACGACTACGACACCGCCGACACCCACACGATCACCCGCTCCACCGAAGCCATGGCCGCGCGACTCGCCGCTAACTGGCTCGGCTACACCGGCCGCCCCGTCAACGTCGTCACCGTCCACGAGTGGCGCGACAGCGCCTGAACACCCACCCACCGACCACACCCCAGGAGCACACCGCCATGCGACAGACCATCAAGGCCGCCCGCGCACACACCCTCCGCCCCTACGCCGCCGGATACGACCCCCGCCGCGTCGGCCCCGTCCAGCGCCGCCTGTACCCCGCCGGGGGAGTCGGCACCTACGGCGAGTCCATCGGCGCCCACCGCGCCGGGGCCGCCGCCCGCCTCCACCACGGCGCCCCCCTCGGCCGCTAGACGCCCCCAGGAGCGCCCCGCACGGCCAGCCCGGCCCCCGGGGCGCTCCGACCCCCTCACCGCCCGCCAAAGACCCGAGGAGCAGCCGCCCATGGGACCGCACGCCCACCCCGACCAGCCCCGCCGCACCCCCGAAGTCGACACGCTGCGCGCCCTGGCCCCCGACACCGCCGACGTCATCCGCGTCCGCGCCCAGCCGACCATGCCCAAGCGCCCGGGAACATGGGTGCGCGCCGAGGTGCTCGGCGCCTTCCAGTGGCCCCGGCACCCCGGCGAGCCCCTCGTGCCCCTGGACCACACCGCCGACGACAGCACGCACGCCAGCCTCACCGTCTGTGAGTTCCTCGCCGCCCTGGAATACGCCCCGATCGTCCGCCAGGTCAGCGCCAACGAGAGCGCGTACACCTTCTCCGTCCAGCTCAACCGCCCCGCCTGGGACGGCTGGCCCGACGACTGACCGCCCACCGATCCGTCACAGACCCCAGGAGCGCCCGACATGAGCACGATCACCGACACCGAGGCCGACGCCCGCGCCGCATCCCGCGAGCGCCTGCGCGCCGTTGTCATCGACAACCTGCTGAACGCCCACGACCACACCACCGACCCCTACACGGCAGCGGAAGCGATCATGGCCGCCGCGCAGCAGTGGGCGCTGGAGGGTTACATGATCAGCACCGCGCCCGCCGCACCCTGCCCCAAGAGCGGCGGCACCGTGTCCCGCTGGTACGCCCCGCACGGCTGGGCGCACACCGCCCCCGACGACGTCACCGACCCCGGCCCGTACACCGAGGGCGAGCGCGTCCCCTGCCCCGGCTGCAAGGCGGACGTTCCCGTCACCCCGCACGCCAACACCATGCGCGAGACCGGACGGCAGTACGTCGCCCGGCTCGCCGAGCACACCATCCCGGCCGCCTGACGCCCGCAGGAGCGCCCGGCAGTCCCCCGCCGACCGCCGGGCGCTCCCCGCCCCTGACAGCTCGCCACATGCCCAGGAGAAGCCCGACATGCCCGCCCCTCGCCGCCCCGCCCACTGGCCCGACCTCGACGCCTGGCGCGCCCTCACCGAGGAGGAGCGCCAGGAGCGCACTCGCACCCTGATCACCGCCGCCGCGCCCCTCCTCGGCGTGCAGCCGACCGCCGACGGCCGATACCTGGAGATCACCCCCACCGTGCGCGCCCAGGTCTCTCACGGTCGCCTGTACGTCTCCACCGTCCAGATCACCGACGACCCCGCCGCAGTCGACACCGCCCGCGAGCAGCTCACCGCCGCCGGATGGACCGTCTACCCCCTCGACCGCATCGCGTTCGAAGCCGAACCACCCTCGACCGCCGACCAGGAGCGCCCCGCGACCGACCCCGCCCCGTACCGCCCGCTCGGTGACTCGCCCGGCTACGGCGAGTCGATCGACCCCGCCGACATCCCGCCCCCCTTCGAGTCGCCCGCCGCCCGGTACACCGCTCCGGCCGACAACGCCCCCGGCATCCACGACGATGACGAGACCGACGACGCCCAGGAGCAGCCCGCCACGCCCCTCGGCACGTACGTCGCATGGGCCGAGGGCCCGCAGGAGCGCACCGAGCACGGCTACCTGGTCGCCGAGCACGGCGGTGAGGCCCTGGTGCTCGGCCTTGACGGCACGTACCGGCGGATGCCCGCCAACATCCCCGAGCCGGACCCCGACCCCCAGGAGCGTGCCTCCACCGCGTACCTCGCCAGCCTGCCCGCCCGTGGCCCAGGCCTCGACCAGGCCACCGCCCGCCGCCGCGCCCGGGAGCTGGAAGGCATCGCCGCCGCCGCACACAAGGACAGCGCAGGCCGCTGGAGCACCGACGGCTGGCCCACCGACCAGACCGCATGGATCGTCACCAGCCTCGCCGGGCGCATCATCCTCGACGACGGCCACGCCCCCGCCACCGACCGCCCCGCCCCCTACCAGTAGCCTGCCCACGGCCGCGCCCCGCCCGCCGATGCCGGGGTGCGGCCCCTCGACCCGCCACGAGGACCACAAGAGGAGCACCTGATGCCCCACACCATCGCCGCCGGACAGACCTACCGAACGTGCGCCCGCTACCCGCTCGGCCCGGCCCGCATCCGCATCACCGCGTACGAACCCGGCGCAGCGACCGCCGACGCCGCCGACCGCGACAGCGGCGCCGGGTGCGTCGTCCTCGTCGCCGACCTCCACGCCAGCCCCGTCCACGACGACGGCACGCCCCGCACCGACGGCTACGCCCTCACCCGCACCCTGGTCGTTCTCTCCGAGCCCCGGGAGCACCAGTGAGCACCCCGACCGCGCCCACCGCGACCGTGAAGCTCCCCGGCAGCTTCGCCGACTGGCTCTCCGCCACCCTCGCCGGACTCGGCCCCTCCCCGTCCCTGGACGACGTCCGGGCCGCCCTGCACCGCGCCCGGCGCACCGAACGCCGGATCGGCTACTTCCTCACCCTCGACGCCACCGCGCCCGTGATGGAAACGCTCACCGCCCTCGCCGTCGACTGCGTCAACCTCGGCCGCAAGGCCACCGGCCACAACACCCGCGAGGCCGCCATCCGCGCGCGGCTGCGCCTCATCACCGCCCGCGCCGCCCTCCACGCCCAGGAGCAGCAGTGACGCTCGCCGACCGGCGGGCCGCCGCGCTCGCGGGCCTCTCCCGCAGGCAGGCTCCCGCCGAGGAGCGCTTCCCCGGGGAGACGCAGCCGTCCGGCGACATGCCCACCGACTGGCGGGGAGCCGCCGCCTACTTCGATGCCCGGCACTGCCCGAAGCAGGATCAGGAGTTCACGCCGATGAACAAGCCGTCCAAGCCGTGGTGCGTCACCAAGCACACCTCCCGGGGTGTGCTGCCCACCACTGCGTTCCGGTCGCAGCGCGCGGCGTACGAGGCCGTGACGCTCGGCCGCCGGGGAGCGGAGGCGGGTGTCACCGATGAGGTGGCCGCCGTGGTGGAGCAGTGGGAGGACGGCCGGTGGAGGCTGTTCGAGCGGGTGGACTACCCGCAGGCCCCCCAGCGGCTCGCCGCCCGCTACCGCGACGCCCAGACCGAGCACCGGGCCCGGCCGGACGCCCCTGGCAACTCCGAGGCGGTCGCCGCCGCCTGGGATGCCATCGTGGACGCGACGGAGGCGGCCGGGCACGACCCGGACACCTGCGAGTGCATCCTGTGCGCTCTGCGCCGCACCGAAGTGGGGGAGCAGTCGTGACGACGCTGCCGCCCGCGCCGCGCCCGTGCGGGGCGTGTCCGTACCGTCAGGATGTTCCGTCGGGGGTCTGGTCGCCCGAGGACTATGCGAAGCTGCCCGGGTTCGACGGGCCGACCTGGCAGCAGACACCCCGGCTGTTCCAGTGCCACCTACACGACCGTGACGATGAGCGTGCCCGGGTGTGCGCGGGGTGGGCCGGGTGTCACGACATGGACGAGAGCACGGCCGTGCGCATCGCGGTCGCCTCCGGCGAGATCACCGTGGAGACGGCCCGGGACATCTGTCACTACGAGTCGCCCGTGCCGCTGTTCGCGTCGGGTGCCGAGGCCGCCGTGCACGGCATGCGGGAGATCCACAATCCGTCGCCCGAGGCCCTCGCCGCCATGGACAAGATCGAACGCGTCCGCCACGACCTGACCCTGAAGGAGTCCTGATGTCCGACGAGCGGGCGGCCGAGGCCGCCAAGACTGTCCGGCGGCTGGGCGTCGAGAAGCCTCTGCGGCTGGTGACCGTCGACCTGGCGAGGGCCGTGATCGCCGAGGAGCGGGGGGTGTCTCCGGCGACAGCTCGCCGGTGGGTGCTGGCGGCCGTGGACGCAGGGCTGCTGACCGCGTTCCGGCCGCATGCGGACTGGAGTGTCGCCTACGCAATCCCGGGCAACCAGGAGTGGGTCGGCATGGACGTGTACGCGCACCGCGAGGAGTCCATGCGGCTGTCCACCACCGTCCCGCGCACCCGGCCGCCGTTGCCGTACGTGATGTTTCTGGCGCACGAGGAGCAGTTGGCGGAGCTGGGCCGGATCTGGGCGGCCGAGGCTCGGGCCCGTGCGGCGGAGGGCCGGTCGTGAGCGGGCCGGTGGAGGAGTTGCAGGCGGCGGCGGGCCGTCTGCTGGAGCGGGGGGCGCCGCTGGAGGAGGTGGAGGCGTTCGCTGCTCTGGTGCGGGCGTTTCCGGCCGGTCCGCTGCCGCTGGTGGCTGACGGGCCTGCGGCGCGGGAGCGGGTCTGGTGCGGGCGGTGCGGCGGGGGTGAGCTGTATGACCTGCTGGGGCACGACGCGACGGGGCACCGGGTGGCGAACTGCCTTTTGCGGTCGGGGGTGGTGACGCTGGCTCAGTTGACGGCGCGGTCTGCGGCGTGGCTGCGGGACGAGGCCCGGGTGGGGGCGAAGGGGTTCCAGCGGGTGCGTCTGCGGGTGGGTGTCCAGGCGTGGGACGTGATGGCCGGGAAGAGTGCTGCCACCGGCTAGACACGCATATCGATGTGCATTAGGGTGGGGATCCCCACGCACTCCGGCCGCCACGGAGACCGGGGACCCCGTCTTTCCGCCTCGACCCGCCACGAGGAGCACTTCATGATCCGTCGTATGTTCAAGTGGGCGATTCTCGTCCTGTTGCTCGCCACCCCGGCCGTCTACTACCTGCTGGACCGGCTGTTGCCGGACACCCCGCAGGACGGCGTGCTGCGCGACCAGCTCACCATCGCGTACTTCCTCGGCACGTTCGTCGTGATCCGGGCGATCAGCACCTTCGTCCCGGCCCGGGGCGCGCAGGACGGGGCTGGCCGGTGAGTACTCCGATCACCATGCAGGAGGCCCGGGAGATGGGCGCGCCGGAGTGCTTCTCCGAGGAGTACGCGTTCCTGGAGCGCACCGGTGGGCTGCCGCCGTACGCGGGCCCTGTCGAGCCGGACTGGGGCTCCGACGCCTCCTACCTGTACGACGACGAGCCGACCGAGCCGCCCGGCTGGTCTGAGGAGCCCGACCCGGAGTGGGTGCGCGAGCCGGAGCCGTGCCAGGGCCCGGCGCGGACGTTCGAGTTCCTCGGCCTGCCCGGGCGCTGGCGTGCGCATGAGGGCGGCTGCTGGGACCTGCACGTGCCGTCCGAGTCCTGCCCGCCGCCGTTCTGAGAGGGCGTCGTGGCTGAAGAGCACGAGCCGGGAGTCGTGTACGACACGGCCGACCCGGAGCACATCGCACCGCCGTCGGAGATCTGCCTGGGCTGCAGCGACTTGGAGTCCGGTCGTCTGGTCCCCGTCACTTTCTGTAAGGAAGCCGAATCGAAGCTCGGCCCTGCACCGTGGGAGCCGCAGCCGTCCGGCTGACCATCCCTACCGCGCGGGGCGCTCGACAGCGCCCCGCTGTCCCGGAGGACATCATGAGCACGGAAGCCACCACGCAGTCCTGGCTGGAGCTGGCCGAGGAGGAGAGGGGCGTCAGGGAGATGGAGGCGGATCTCCTCGCCGACAGCCTTGCGGACGAGGTCAACACCCTCCTGGCCACGCTGGGGATCACGCCGCTGACCCCGGCCACGACCGACGGCAAGGGCAACGTGGTCGCGGCGCAGCTGACCGAGGCCAGCCTGGAGAAGAAGTACTACAGCGTGCACGCCGACTTCGACGAGGACGAGGGGAAGGTGGACCTTTTTGTCGGGGACTTCCAGCTTCCCAGCTTCCGTCAGTTCAGGGGGCTGAGGCCGACGGGCTTCGCGCTCACCGGACGGGACGCGGCCTCCGCCCGGGATGTGATCCTCAAGGTCCGGGAGAACGGGCCGCTGCCGCAGGCCGGGCCTCTGTCCTCCGACATGGGAGCCCTCGTCGAGGTCTTGCAGGACATCCATGAGGCGCTGCAGGACATCTACCGCCACGGGATCGGCCAGGTCTGAACCATCCGTCCGCCCCTGCCTGTTGTCTGGGGCCCCGGGGTCGAACCGGGGGCGGACACCATGCGCACACGACTACTGTGCGCAGTCGCCACACCACTCTCATCCCAGGGGGGATACGACCGTGAAGGTCACCCGTTTCAACCGCACTCTGTTCCCCGCCGCCGCCGTGGCGGCCGTCCTGCTGACGGCAGCCGCCTGCGAGGACGGCAGCGGCACCGACGCGAAGCCGGAGCCCGCCGTCACCGTCACCGAGACGGCCGCCCCGGCCACGCCCGCGACGCCCGCCGAGGAGGAGGAGTCCGCCCCGGCCGAGGAGCCGGTCGAGGAGGACACCCCGGCCGCCGAGGAGGCGTCGGAGCCGGTGCCGGACGTCGTCGGCATGAACCACGCCGACGCGATGACCGTCCTGCACACGGCCGGGTTCCTGGTCGACGAGGAGTCCGTCAGCCCCGGGAACACCTTCATCCTCAACAACAGCAACTGGCACGTGTGCAGCCAGGACCCGCAGCCCGGCGCCACGGACGTCCTGCGCGTCACGATCAACTCCGTGAAGCTCGACGAGTCCTGCTGACCCGTCGCTGAACCGGTGGCGGCGCCTGTGGGCCGCTCGGCGCCGCCGCCCTCCTTCCTGATCCCGCCAAGGAGCAGCATGACCAGCGAAAACGAGTACGCCATCACCGTGACCCGGGCCGACGAGTCCGTCACCCGGATCGGACCGATCCCCTTCCTGCACATCGCCGAGGACATGCACCGGTACTTCACCGGCGAGGCGCGGGTGCACACGGCCGGGGCCGCCGACGCCGCCGTGGAGATCTGCCAGTACGACCCGGACGTCGAGCACCTGCCGCTCGTCCCGGCCAGCGTCGACACCCTGATCGGCCTGATGGACGACCCCGTGCAGGGATGCGAAGCGCCGTTCCCGGACCTGTGGACCCGGTTCAGCGCCCAGCACGGATACGAGAAGGCCCAGGTGACCTGGGGGACGGCCTGCGTCCTCGCTGACCTGTGTGACCAGGACGACGAGGACCTCGTCACCGTGCAGATGCCGCGCAGGGTGGCCAAGATTGTCGCGGGCATCATCGACGGACACCTGGAGGAGTACGACCGCAACGTCGAGGACCCCTGGGGTGTGATCGAGGCCGTCCGGCAGATGGACGCCGGGAAGGGCGCCGAGATGTACCGGGCACGCCGGTACCGCATCAACGGCGGCACGGTGTACGACACCGTCGGCAAGGTCGAGGTCGAGACCGAGTTCGCCGACAGCGACGCCGCCCGCGCCTGGGTGAACAAGCACGGCAAGTCCGCACCCGAGGGGAACTGATCATGAGCTGGAGCACGTTCCCCGCCGTCAAGGTCGGCGACCCGCTGATCCTGGTCACGTCGAGCCGCTACCAGTCCGACGAACGCGTCACCGTGTGTCGTGTCGGCCGGAAGTGGCTGTACGTCATGAACGACCGGGGTACCGAGAAGAACGCCCGGTTCTCCAGGGAGACCGGCTTGGAGGACACCTCCACCGGGGCCAAGGACGCGCTGCAGACCCAGGAGCAGTACGACGAGGCGGCGCAGCGCCGCGCCCTGTTCCACTCCCTGCGCGAGGCCGGGATCGACGTCCGACACGAGTTCCGCAGTGACATCACCACCGAGCAGCTCCGCCAGCTCCTGACCGTCGTGAAGGGCGAGGACCCGAAGGAACTGCGGCCCCGGGCGGACGACGTCATGTACGGGCCGGAGGGATCGTGAAGACCTCCGAGAAGCTCCTGCAGCGCCTGCGCAGCGAGCTGGAGCTGGACATCCCGGAGGGCGCCCGGCTGGAGCGGTCGGCGGGATCGTACCGAGGCGACAACCGCACGCAGGGCGCATGGGTGTGGCACGTCGTCTGCGAGGACGGCATCCCTCTGCGTCAGGACTCCGAGGGGCGGCCGTTGGCGATCGGCTCGCAGTGGACCATGAGCGAGCTGGTGAACGTGCCGTTGGCCGCGCACCCTGATCTGTACGGCGACATCGTCATCGACCCTGCCAGCGAGGTCTACGAGGCGATGCGTCATGGCTGAGATCAGGCTGGACGGGCTCCTGAGGGCCATCCTCGACACGGCCGAGAAGAACCGGCGCTACAACTCGCCGGAGGCGAAGGCCGCCCGCTCCGCCCGGTCGGCGAAGGCCGCCGAGACGCGCAGGGCCCGGCTGGAGGAGCTGCAGCGGGCCGAGGCGTGGATCGAGGCCCGGATTCCCGGCGGGCCGCTGTGCAACAGCATGGACATCGTCATGGATGCGCAGGAAGTGTTCTGCGTTCGCCCTCCGCACCGGAGCGGCAGCCACGAGGATGTGGACGGGACCACGTGGGACGTACTGGAAGAGGAGTTCGAGGACATGCTGAACGTGACCATCGCTGATCTGAAGAAGCTGCTGGACGGCCCGAGTGACAGCCCGGTGCTGTACGTCTCCCGGGACGAGAACACCGGGGAGCCGGTCCGGCTCGACGTGTGGGACGACGCCTACGCGCTGTACGCCGACGTCGTCGTGCGCAAGCACGAGCTGGTCGACGCGCTGGGCGGACCGGACCACCCGGACGGGGTCACCGACGATGCGCTGGAGCACTTGCTGTCGGGCTACCAGGAGACCGTGGACGGCATCGTCGGGGGCACGGGCGATGAGCCCGCCGAGGACGCATGCCTCGACGCCGACGGCAACGAGTACCCCGAGCACGACTACCCGCCGCAGGGCGAGGGCAACGAGTGCCGTCGCTGCGGCGCCGAGGCGGAGGAGCCCGACCATGGCTGAGTCGGTCCACCCGCTGCCGGTCGGCGCGCGGGTCTACCACGTGGGCCAGTTGTGGGCCAGGGGGCTGGACGGTGGCACGGCGGTCATCGTGGAGGTGGCCGGTCCGTACCGCGACGGCGCGTACGAGTACGTGGTGGACGCCTGTCAGGAGTTCTCGCGGCGGCCGGGGCCGGACAATCCGATGGACCGCCGGACGCAGTGGGCGTCGTACATGACGCAGCCCGCGTACGTCCGGCCGTCGGTCGATGAGCTGCTCGGCCGGGCCGCGCTCCTCCGCGACCGAGTGATCCCCACGGACATCGTCGACCGAGGCAAGCCCGGGTACGGGGAGGTGCCCGGTGCCTGAGCGGCTGCCGGAGCACGCCGAGCTGTACTTCGTGGAGACGCTCTACTCGGGCACCGTGCACATTGAGGTGCGGGTGCCCGTGTGGGCCAGGCCGGAGCCTGCAGAGACGATCAGGATGGGCGACGGCACCGGGCGGGTCCTCCAGGCGCTCTTGGAGACGCCGGTGGTGGTGCTGTGCGGACAGCGCACGTACCCGGCCGGGGAGACGAAGCACCGGTTCACGGACCGCTTCCATGATGGCCAGCTGTGCGGGCGCTGCTACCGGCTGCTGCACGAGGAAGACCAGCCCCGTGCGTTCGAGCACGAGCAGCCCGAGAAAGCAAAGCAAGAGTAAAAAAGAATCGAAATGCTGAAGCGGTGTCATTCCTTCTGGCATGATCTCCGGTGTGGCCGCACCTTCCTGACCGCCAACAGGACGCGGCTTTTCTCGTTCACCTCTTGACCGCCACGGGAGGACGCCATGCCGGAGATGACCGCGCACGACCTGAAGCTCGTCACGCTGGGCGGCACGATCCGCCTGACCGCCCGGCGCAGCGACGGCTGCACCGTCGAGATCTCCCTGACCGAGGGGGCGGAGCGGGGCAGCACGACCCGGGCCGTCACCGACGCCGACGGCCGTCTCGTCTCCGCCTCCGTTCGTTCCTGGCCGCTGGCCGGGCCCGAGCCGGAGGCGGTCGCCGTTACGCGGGCGGCACTCGACATCGCCCGAAAGGGCCTCACCGAGGCGTCCGCGCGCTAGCCTCAGAACGTTCCGCCAGTCCGCCTCGCCGCCAAGGAGGCCGCCGCTCATGGCCACTCGCACCGCACCCCCGTCCGTGCCCGCTCCGATCCGCCAGATGCTGATCCACGCCGACCCGGTCTCCGGACTGGTCAGCGGCACGAGCGCCCAGTTCCCCGCGATGGTGTCCAGGAAGTACGTGACCCGGAAGGGCTCGGGCTACTACCTCACCAGCACCGGCCGCCGGGTGCGCAACCGTATACTCGCCGCGCGCCGGGAGGTCATCGTCGAGGGCCTGCCGTTCCGGGTGATCGACCACATCACCGAGCTGTACCTGAGCGGCAAGAGCATCCAGGAGATCACTCAGCGCACCAGGGCGTCGGACAAGGCCGTCCTGGCCGCGCTGGAGTTCCGTGGGGTGCTCGCAGGTTCGTTGTCCCGTCAAGGAGAGCTGTGAGTCCCGTCGCCTACCTGATCACCTACGCCAACGGCCACACGGTCGTGCAGGACGGAGCCGACGTCGAGGAGCAGACCTCGTTCAGCGTCTCGCGTGGGTTCTCCACCCGTCGCGACCTCGACGGGGGCTCCTTCGAGCTGACGTCCACCGAGGACGGCCGCACCCGCCGGTACGAGCCGGTCGTCACGGAGCCGTCCGCAAGTGCGAGGTTCCGCGAGCTGTACGCCCAGAACGACGCAGACGGGCTGGTCTGGGAGAGCATCGGCATCGTGTCCTCCAGCGCTGCTGGTCGCTTCTGCGCCCGGCAGGTCAGCCGGGGCTGGGCGCACCTCTGGTACCTGGCCAGCGGCACCATGGTCCTCATTGACGGCCGCCGCCAGACCGTCCGCTACGAGCCCGTGGAATCCTGATTCACCGGCCGGACCGCCAACCGGCCGCCACCACATCCATCACCTCGACCGCCAACGAGGAGAACACCCATGTCCACGTACCCCCTCGCGAAGGCCTCCGCCTACCTTCGCGTCAACCACCGCACCAAGCACGCCGAGGTCGTCCACGGCGCCCAGGTGAACTTCGTCCTCACCGAGGTCTACGAGGACCAGCAGGTCCGGCAGCAGCCCGGCGGCGGGTTCGTTGTCACCGCCGACGACTGGACCGTCATCCAGTACACGCCGCTGGCCCCGGAGCAGGACCTGCGGCAGCTGGCCGACTCGTACAAGCACTGGACGGCGCCGGGCAACGGCCAGAAGTTCCACGAGCAGCCGCACATGGAGGGCAAGGCGCTGCAGGTCCTGCTCCGGCGCCAGCCCGGGACGTTCCATGTCACCCGGCTCGGGGAGATCGCCCACCTGTACGGCGGCCGGATCCGCAACCAGTACAAGCCGCTGACGGCCGCCGACATGGCGACGGCGGCCTGAGAGGATGACCGGCATGGCGAAGGGCGTGTCTCCCATGGAGGAGACGACAGGGAAGTTGTCGGCGGCGTACCACGTGAGGGTGGAGGTGGACAGGCCGGACCAGATTCCGGCGGCGGCCGAGGCCCTGGAGGCGCCCCTGCGGCGCGCCGTGGCGGAGTCGTACCCGGGTGAGGCGGGGAGTGCGGTGGTCCATCAGGTGGAGAGCATGCTGCCGCCGTCCGGCTCGCACTACACCGGTTGGACAACGATCGTGGTGGTGCTCATTGACCTGACGGCGTGGCGGAGGGACGTGGGCCCGACGAACGGCCAGCATGCGTCGGTGACGGTGCGGGACCTGCTGGCCGACGCGGACCTGACCGGGACCGGAGCGCGGATCGACAGCGTCGGGCCCCCCTTGCTGGTGCACGCGCCGTCGTAGTCCGATGCCGCTGACGCCCCGTCCCGTTCTGGGGCGGGGCGTCGTCACGCAGCCCTCTGGCCAGCGGATGACACGCCGTGTCAGTTTTTTGCATATGCCTCAACCAGGTGTTCGGCGCGTGTAGAGTGAGGCGAACAGATCCCGCCAAGTCTGTGCATCTGCTCATCAGTTACGTCTGTCTCCACCCGCCAGGAGATCCACCATGTCTGGACCACGCCCTGCTTCCGAGCGCGCCTCCGCATCCGGAGTCGACATCGGAACCTTCACGATGCTGCCCGACCAGGCAGCGCAGTGGCTGGGATGGAGCACCGAGAAGATGGACGACCTGGTGGAGAAGTCCCGGAAGAACGCCGCACGCGGCATCGACGGCCCGCTGGAGCTGATTCCCGGGACGCCGAACATCACCCTGACGTCGCTGTTCGCCTACCGCCGCCGTCTGACGGCCTCCACCCTCTGACTGAACGAAAGGGGGGCAACCCGCCATGCCCCACCCGGACCTTCACGCCGTACGCGACAACGTCGGCCTCCGCGACATGGAGGCCCACCGGTTCGTGGCATGTCTGGCCCTGGACGACTTCTCCAGCCGTCGTCACACCCGCCTGCAGTGGACCCACCAGAAGGTGGCCAGGACGCTCGGCGTGGCGCCCGCGTTCACGGCGCTGGTGACGAACTACCTCGACTACCGGCGCTCTCAGCGCGCCATCGGTCTGTCCGCACGCGGGATCCGCGTGTGGGGCGCGCAGGGAGCCCAGTTGTTCCTGTTCGAGGACAACATGCCGCTGGACCTGCTGAACCTGAACACCAGTGGGGACCGCACCGAGCAGATGGGCGCCGTCCTGCGGGAGGCCCTCCACCGCAAGATCCGCGTCGACCCGGACACCGCCGCAGCGGCTGAGAAGCTCCTCAGCCGCGCGTGCGGGATGCCCTGGGAGACCGTCGTCAACACCTACCAGCGGCAGCTGCGCGCGCAGGCCCCCACCGCCGTGACCGAGGAGAAGGTCGCATGAACAGCAGCAACGAGAACGTGGGGCGCGTGTCGCTCGTCTACTACCCGCACGGGCAGTTCTTCCCGCAGGAGCGGGTCTTCGACGCGATGACCGACGACGATCTGGCGTTCCTCATCGCGGGACTGTACGCCCGCCGGATGCGTACCCGGCAGCGCCAGGACCTGCAGCAGCTGAAGAAGACCCGGCAGGGTCAGATCGCCTGGTACGCCGACCGGATGATCGAGGCCCTGTACGACGGGCTCGGTGGCTGGCGGCGGCTGCTGCCGATGCGGGTCCGGGTGCGGATTGTGCAGGCGCAGATGGACTACCTTCGTGACCTCACGACCGTGTGGACCGACGAGTTGGTCGCTCTGCACGGTGAGGCCGCCCGTGCCAGCGGGGGTGCTCCGCTCGTCTCGCGGCGGGTCCGCTCGGCGCCGGAGAACGGGCCCCGGGTCCGCTGCGGTGGTACTCCTACCTCGACGTGCACGGCGGCCGTGCTCCTCGGCGAGCCGCTGCCCGAGGGCTGGACCGTGGGTGTCGAGGACGTCCCGCACTGCCCCGAGCACCCGGTCGTCGCGCTGGTGAAGGAGACCGTGGCATGAAGCGGTTCCCGATAGGTCTCGTCGCCGGTGCCGCCTGTGGAGGCATCGCCCAGGCCGCCACGGACAGCACCGAGGTTGCCGTCCTCGTCGGCGCCGCAGTGGTGCTCGCGGTATGGGCCCGGCTCTTCGACGTCATCGCCTACGGCCTGGGTGCGGCCATGATCTGGCTGATGAACGGCGGGAGGTCCGACTGATGTGGCGCACTGTAGGGGGCGCGGCGGCCGGAGTCGCCGCTGGCGCCGCCGCAGACTGGTTCACGGGATTCCTCGACGTGGCGATCTTCGTCGGCTGGCTCGTCGCCATCACCGTGTGGTTCTGGCCGTGGGGGCTGCCTGCGCGCCTCGCGCAGGCGGGAGAGCGCCGTGGCTGACGAGCTGACCATGGTGTTCTACTCGCAGGGCGGCAGGAAGTACCACGGAACACAGGACTGCCACGCGCTGGAGTCGGCGCAGGCCCTGTGGGACGGCGACAGTCCCGACGACTACCCGCTCGGCGCGCCGTGGTTCGGCGGCTACGCCGTCCGGCGGGCGCCTGAGCACTACGCGTACTACCTGTCCGGGAAGCGGCCGTGTCTGGCGTGCCTGCCGGGCCGGGGTGTGCCGTTCGCGTCGGCCGCCGACTTCGGACACCGGCCGGTGTCCGGGTTCATCGACGGGCGGGCCATCGGCCTGATCTGCAGGCGGTGCCAGATCGTGCACCGCAGCACCACAATCAGCCTCGATGGTGACCTGTGGACGATGACAGGCATCAGCACGGTGAGGTGGCCGTGCGCTTCCGCCGTCGTCCTCGGTGTCGCAGACCAGAAGGCGTCCGGCCACGCCCGGCCGCTGCGGAGTGCGGCGTGAAGCGGGGGTAGCTGTCGCTCCGCCGGTCGGCGGGCCTATGGGGTGGAGAAAGGGGCCACCACATGCTCGCCGACTGGCAGATCACCGACCGCATCACCCAAGGGGACCTGGACGTCTCTCCGTTCGACCCCGAGCGGGTACAGCCCGCCTCGGTCGACCTGCTCCTCGACCAGTACGTGCGCACCCTCGCCGGACCGAAGTGGGCCGAGATCGACGTCGCGGACATCCAGCCCCGGCACACCGCACTCGACCAGATCGGCGAGGACGGCTGGCTGCTGGACCCGGGGGACTTCCTCCTGGCCTGCACCGTCGAGCGCGTGACCCTGCCGCCGGACCTGGCGGCCAGGGTCGAAGGCAAGAGTTCCCTGGGCCGGTTGGGCCTGACCGTGCACGTGACGGCGGGCTTCATCGACCCCGGGTTCACCGGACAGATCACGCTGGAGATCGCCAACCTGTCGGGCCGCCCGATCCGGCTGCGCCGCATGATGCCGATCGCCCAGCTGTGCCTGATCCCGATGTCGGCCGCCCCCGAGCGGCCGTACGGGAGCGCGGGCAACCACTATCAGGGCCAGTACGGCCCGACGGAATCTCGCTACCAGATGCGCTGATTCTGTGCTTTGGCGGTGGTTGTCGGTGCCTCTCGACACAATCTGACTACCGCCACAGCAAAGGGAGATCGCCATGGCGAAGCGCAAGGACCAGTTTCTGCCCCGCCCGGACACGGTGTGGTCGACCCGGGGGTACTCCCGGGTTCCGAACTTCCTCCGGTCCATCCAGGCACGGACCGAGGACCTGCACCAGCAGTCGCGGATCCTGCAATTGCGTGAGTTCAACCCTGACGATGCTGGAGCGTGCCGCGACTGGTGGTGGGGATTCGACGCTGCCTGGAGGACTGGTGACGGCGCCTGCATCCGGGCCCGGCTGCAGATCCGTCCCAGCAAGAGCGAGGCCACGGACAGGAGCCTGACGAGGAAGGCCCTCTCCCAGCCCGGCGCCGTGCGTATCGGCATGGAATGGATGCTGACGGCCGAGGCCGACCAGCCGTGGCAGGAACAGTGGCCCTCGCCCCTGGAGATGTTCTTCGACCTGTCGAAGGACCCCTTTCTGACCTGCGACTGGGCCTCCGGGCAGATGACGCTCCTCGACTCCACCAGCTTCGGCGCGAACGTTCCGACCCAGAGCGTTCTGACCGAGCTGACGGCGTACGCGCCGTACATCACGGTGCTGACGCACGACTGGCGGCACATCGACGACGTCAGGGAGGAGGACAGTCCGGGGCTGGCGAAGCTGCTGCCGCCGAGCCTGACCGGAAGGGTCGTGGAAACGCTGCTGTGGGGCGACCAGGACCAGGAGGCCAACACGGAGCTGGGAGACCTGAAGGTCCAGGTGCCGTGGGGTGGCGCGGTGATCGTGCCGAACCGGCCCCGTCCCGAGGGATGGTCGGTCGCCGACTGCAGTATCCGTCGGCCGCCGGGCGGCGGGGTGGAGCAGCTGCGGAAGGAGATCGCCGAGGCGGTCGTCCGGTACTCCCGGCTGCCGGTGCACTACGAACGGGAGGTCCGCTCCGAGATCGAGGACTTCCACGAGAACTGGGCGCTGCCCCAGATCGCCCCGGCACCCTCGCGGCTGCTGGAGGAAAAGCGGCGCGCGGAAGAGGAGAACGAGCGGCTGAACCTGATGCTCACCGAGCTGCGGGGTGAGCTGACGGCCGAGCAGCAGCACGGCCAGAAGCTGCTGCAGCTCAAGGAGGCGGCTGAGAGTGCCGTGAAGCGGCTCCTGGAGGAGGCGCAGTCCAGTGAGACCCGGCGGGCCATGGAGCAGGCCGAGGAGGCGTGGGCTGCGCACGAGGCAGCCGAGGCCGAGGTGGAGCGGCTGACCAGCGAGGTGGCGTGGCTGCGGCGGGAGCGGGCCCAGGTGCCGGGCCAGTCGTACGCCGATCCGGCGCCGGATCGGCCGGAGGGGCCGAAGAGCTGGCAGGAGCTGCTGGAGCTGGCCAGCGGGCTGCTGCAGCATGTGGTCGTCCTCGACAGCGTGCACGGGCCGCTGCAGAAGCTGTACGGGCACACGAAGACCCGGACGTGGCTGCGGCGGACATGGGAGGCGCTGGAGGCGCTGGAGGCGTACGGGCAGGCGAAGGCCGAGCACGGGCCGGATGTACTCCCGCACTTCACGGCGTACCTGGAGTGGCCGCAGGCCACGGCGCTGATCCCGAAGACGATGCATGAGGCGTCGGACACGTCGGTGAAGAACGGCGGGTCCGACCACCGGGTGCGCAGGACGCGGATGTTCGCGGTGCCCGGGCTGGGCGAGGTGTGCATGGACGCGCACATGCGGATCGGGCTCGGCGGCCCTCCGGCGCCGCGCCTGCACTTCTACGACGACACGGCCGGTCCCACGGGCAGGGTGCAGATCGGGTACATCGGACCGCACCTGCCGAACAAGGGCGGTCGCTGACAGCCTCCCTCTCCCTCTTCCTGTCTCACCCCTCCTTCGGCCCTCCAAGGGGCGGAAGGAGGGGTGATTCGCGTGTACGACACAGACCGGGATGCGCTGGACGACCTGTGGACCGATGACGAGTCCGTTCGTGAGCCGATGCGTCCTGCTGTGCGTGGTGCGCGCCGCAACCCCTCCCGCGAAGACAAGTCCGTACGCCGCCGGATGCGCCGCGCGGGCGCGCAGGAGGAGAACAGCATGTCGCCCAGCACCCAACGCTCCGAGCTGCTGAAGCGGATCGAGAGCGCCGCCACGTTCGACGAGCAGCTGCAGCTCGTCAAGCAGCTCGACGACCTCGACCGGGCTGCCCAGCGGACCGCCGCCCTGGACCGTGAGGCGGACCTGGCCGACACCGCGATCCGGGAGGCGATGACGCCGGTCATCTCCCGGACCGCGCGCGGGACGACCGAGTCGGACTGGCTGGGGAGCGAGGTCGCCGACGACGAGTTCGACCACGGCCGCATGGTCGCGCAGGCCGCCCTGTGGTACGGCAACGTGCCGGAGAACGTCGTGCGGGACGAGCAGGAGTTCACCGAGCAGGCCAAGGGCATGGCGCGGCACGTCGCGGCGAGCCTGGGCACGCAGGCTGCCACGGCGGAGTCGGTGTTCGTGGACTACGCGGCGTTCCTGCGGTCCCGGGCGGTCGTGCACGAGGCGGCGTCCGGGCTGGACCAGATCCAGCAGACCACGGCCCCGGACGGGGTGACGGAGAAGGCGACGCCGCTGCCTCCGGACGTCTTCGACAACTTCGCGCCGCCGGTCAACGACATGAACGAGGGCGTCGTCGGGACGGAGACCTCCAGCCGGGCCCCGGCGATCCAGCAGGCCGTCAACGGCGGCGGGAACTCCAGCCCCGAGGTGCCCGGCGGGCACTCGGAGACCGGGAACATGACCGGCCCGGGCGCGGAGCCGTCGCTGGGCGGAAGCGGCGGCGGGGGTGAGGGCGGCTCCTCGCTCGCCGGTGAGGGCCCGGCCGGGGGGAACTCCACGCCGGAACGGGCGGGCGGGCACTCCGACTACGCCGACATCCCGGTCCAGGGCGGTCCTGCCCAGCAGCCGGAGGCCGAGCCCGCGCAGGAGGAGACCGAGCAGACCCAGCAGGCGGGCCCGGCGTTCCCCGGCCGGAAGAAGGAGGCCGCGTCCGGGCTGCAGCAGGTCCAGCAGACCACCGACGTCAACAACCAGGCGCACACGACGCCGCTTCCGACCACCGTGGCGTTCCCGTGGCTCCTCGACGAGGGCGAGCAGGCCGACGGCATGACCGGCCAGGCCCACTACGACCAGGGCGGGGAGGTCTCCGGCGGCCACCAGGCGCACGCCTCGCGGCGGGTGCAGGCCGACCAGTGGACCCAGCCCCACCAGTTCCCGCAGCCGAACATCGCGAACTCCCCGGCGACCACGCCGCCGCGCAACGTCCAGGAGGCCGGGAGCGGCGCGGCGGATGCCGCCAACCCGGACGCTGCGCCGTCCTTCGGTGACGCCCACGCCGCTCCCGCCTACACCCAGTCCTACACCAACGCGGCGCCGTCCGCGCCCGCGCAGAACGTGCCGGTGTCGATGGGCGGCGACAACGGCACCGGCCGGATGCACCCGGCGTTCGCGTCCCGGAAGGTCGCCTCGAAGCAGGAGATGGCCCACCCGGACTTCCAGCGCGGCTACAAGTACGCGGCCCGCTGGAAGCCGGGCGTGCCGGTCGTGCGGCCGGGCTCGCCGGAGCTGGAGGCCGGGATCTACGCGGCGCTCACCGACCTGCCCAGCCAGCGGCTGGCGTGGCTGTCCGTGCACGCCTCGCTGGCTGAAGTGGAGCCGGGCCTGGGCGAGCGGATCACCCGGCACCGGGAGCTGACCCACAAGGTCGCCGCCGCCCAGGTCCTGCCGACGGACGGGACGTACCTGCGCGTCGAGGCCGCCACCGGCATCGACCTGGACACGACGAACCCGTCCACGTCGCCGTCGCCGACCGGTGACACCCCGATCAACGGCCCCGGCCGTCCCGGCCCGCTCGACGGCCAGCAGAACGCGGCGGCCCCCGCCGGTGCCGCCCCCTACAACGGGGCCGAGCCGTTCGGGCAGCCGGTCGTGCCGCCCGCGCCGTCCGTCCCGCAGGGCACGCCGGTGACCATCCCCGACACCGGCATGGCGTCCGCGACCAACACCGGCTCCGGCCTCTCGCCGACGGCGTCCGCGTTCCGCCGCCGCGTGCAGGCGGGCCTGCTCGAAGAGAAGAAGGGCGCCTGACCCATGGACACTTCCGACCTGATGTGGGACGGCGCAAGCGCCGACCTCAACGCGGAACGGCGCGAGCTGGCCCGTACGGCCGCGCTGGCCGACACCGAGCGCCTGGTAGGCCAGTTCGTCTACCTGGCGGCCAACGACATCGACCTGGCCAACCGTCTGGCGCTGGCCGAGTCCCAGCTGCAGGCGGTGGCCAGCCTGCGTGGCTACCCGGTCGCCGAGCTGACCGCCGACCTGACCCGCCGCTGGCAGCTGCTGTCCACCGCGAAGAAGGAGGCCGCGCAGAAGACGGCCGCGCGACGGGCGGTGACGGCCGCTCAGGAGCGGGGCATGGACGCGGCCGTGGCGCATCTGGCGGCGACGGCCGCCCGGGAGAACCCCAGCGTGCCGATGGCCACCTGCCTGAAGCTGGCCACCGAGGCCGTGCGCAAGCACGCGGATGCCTATCCGCTGGCGTACGAGTCGTGGGGCGGCGCGGCCGACGGCCCGATCACGGACCGGGCCAAGCACTGGAGGCCGGGCGGGATGCCGAAGGCGCTTCCCGAGAGTGCAGGACGTCCGGCGGCTGACCCGGGCGCCGCTGGTGGCACGGGCACCTTCGACGAGGTCAACCGGCGTCTGGACGACCTGGAGGGGCGGACGAACCCGGCGGCGGCCACGACCGCCACGGCGTCGCTGGAGCCCACCGTGGCGGGCTTCTACCAGCGCCTGAAGGACTGGTGGCGGCACGGACCCGACGCGGCCCCGAGCACCTTCGCGCCCGCGACGCACCCGGAGCCCCCGGCAGCGTCGCACGAGCTGCTCCACGGCTTCGACGACGCGAAGCACGAGATGGACAAGAAGTGGGACGCGAACGCCGCCGCTCCGGGCGCGTCCCCCGAGTACACCACCCAGCACGCGTCGGACGACCTGCTGTCCGGCTTCGACAAGGCAAGGGGCGAGATGAGCGAGAAGTGGGACGCGAACCTGGCCGGGCCGGGCGCCTCCGAGCACTACCGGCCGCCGGTGCCCTCCGGGTTCTCCCACGCCGACACCGGCCACGGCACCGGCCAGGCGCCGCTGCCGACCGACCCGGCCGGGCACGGCTTCTCCCACGCCGAGCCCGCCCACACCTCGCCCGAGCGGCGGGACTGGAACATCCCGACCCACTTCCAGCACGGCGCGAGCCTGTTCGAGTAGGAGCAGTCATGGACCTGGACCCGAACGTCGGCTGGGGCGCCATCCTGGGCGCCGCGTTCGCCTACGAGATGTACGGGGTGTTCAACAAGGTCGAGGGCGACACCCTCTCCGAGCGCACCCGGGACTGGTTCCGCACGAAGTCCACACCGGGCAAGGTCGTCTTCACGGCGGCCTGGCTCGGACTGACGGCCTGGTTCATCCCCCACATCATCAACGGCGGCTGATAGACTGGGCCCCTGCATTGCACCGCGACGCCCCTCCCATCGGCTATATGGGAGGGGCGTTGTGCTGTCCGAGGCCGGTCCTTCGCCTGTAGGGGGTGGAGGTGAGCGGTATGACGCTGCGGCCCGTGGTGGCGCATCAGTCCGGCGATGGGGTCACCATCGCGCACTGCCCGTTCTGCGGCTCGGGGCAGGTCATCGGCCGCTCGGACGGCAACACGGAGTGCTCGTTCTGCAATCAGGCGTTCCTCGTGCGGGTGCAGCCGATGTTCTCGGCGTTCCCGCAGTCGGTCGACGGGATGCCGGTGCAGATCCCCGGGATGCCGCCCCCGTCGATGCCGGGTATGCCGCCCGGCGGTGACCCGAACGACCCGAACGCGATGCCGCCCGGCGCGGAGAGCCAGGAGGACGGCGGGGCGCCGCCGTTCGGCCAGGACAGCGACTCAAGCGACTCGGGTTCCGGGGACGGCCCGCCGGACTCCGGCGGGGGTGACGACGACTCCGGCGGTGGGCCGCCGTTCGGGAAGAAGGAGTCCTCCTACCGCGCGGGCGGCCGACAGCTGGCCCGGGACGCGTACGTCGACTACCTGGCCGGGCTCCTGGGAGGTGCGCGGTGAGCTGCTCCGTGAAGGCGCTCGTGCAGCTGTCGCTGGACGGGAAGACGCACCAGCCGGGTGAGTGGGTGACGCTGCCCGACGGGCAGCGGGAGCGGGCGCGGACGCTGGTCGCCTACGGAATGGCCGAGGAGGCCCCGGCCGCGCCGGTGAAGGCTCCTCGGCGGCGCAAGGGCTCTACCTCTTGATCCAGGGGAGCCACTTGAGGACCAGTCCGGCGTTGTGCTTGTCCATGCTGGTGAAGACGTCGGACAGGCTCAGCTCCACCTGACTGGATCCGATGGAGCAGGCGGCCTGCAGGAGGGCGCGTTCACCGCCGGACGCTCGCCAGGGGTGCTTGGCCGCCTTGACCCAGTCGATGAACGCCATGGGCTTCCCGTCCGCCGCCAGCATGTCCGGGTCGTCCGTGTACTCGACCAGGCCCTCCGCCGTCAGGCGCCGCAGCCACCACTCCTCCTCGATCAGGAGTTCCACGGCGGCCTCCTGCGGCATGTGGCCCCGGGCTCCGTCCCGCAGCGCCTGGACGATCTGCTCGTGTGTGGGTTCGCTCATGGGCGCATCGTTCCACGTCCGCGCCCTGTCTGTGGCGGCTTCCCCGGGCCCAAGGGGTGAGCCACCACAGGAGGATCCATGGCCCAGAAGCCCCGCCCGGAGCAGCCGAAGAACTTCGACGCCGAGCAGTCCCGGATCGACCGGTTGTTCCGGCGCTTCTCCTCCAGCCCCGGGGAGTCGGGCGAGGAGTCCGAGATGCGGAAGAACCGCCGGGTCACCCGGAAGGTGGCGGCCGGTGGCGGGGGCGGGGTGGGCTCGAATCCGTCGGTGTCGTTCGCGACGGTGCGGCCCCGGGATCCGCTTTTTTATTGGAGGCAGAACAATCTCCCGTTTCAGTTCGACGACCCGGCGCAGATGGCGAAGATGCGGGCGTACTGCCGCCTGCTGTACATCAGCCATCCGATCGTCGGATCATGCGTCGACATTTACTCGAAATACCCGCTGCTCGGGCTCAAGATGTCATGCAAGGACGAGCGGCTCACGGAGTTCTACACCGACCATTTCCTCTCGAAGGACGGCCTGGACTACCGGAAGTTCCTCATCGACCTGGGCCGGGAGTACTGGACGGTCGGCGAGGCGTGGCCACTGGGCACGTTCAACGAGGACCTGGGCGTATGGGACGACGAGGAGCTGCTGAATCCCGACGACGTCGAGGTGCAGCCGTCGCCGTTCCTGCGCGAGCCCCGGTTCCTGATCCGGCTGCCGCAGACGATGCGGGAGCTGATCCGCACCCGGCAGCCCGCCTGGGAGTACGAGAAGCTCGTCGAGGCGTACCCGGAGCTGACGTATTACGCCGACGACAATGCGCTGATGCCGGTGTCGAACATTCTGTTGCGGCAGATGAAATTCGAGGCCGACACATTCAACAAGCGGGGCGTTCCGCTCCTGTATAGGGCGATGCGTTCGCTCATGCAGGAAGAAATGTTGAATGCGGCCGTCGACTCGATTGCGGACCGCCTGTACACGCCGCTGATCCACGCCAAGCTCGGCGCGTCGGCGTCGGACCTGGGCACGCAGGTGCCGTGGATTCCGACGCTGGACGACCTCGCGGACTTCGAGGAGGCGGTGGACGCGGCCCTCGCGGGTGACTTCCGGATCATCATGACGCACTTCGCGGTCGAGATGGAGTCCGTGCTGGGCAAGGAGGACATCCCCGACCTCAGCCCCGACTTCGAACGGATCGAGGGCCGGGTCCTGCAGACGTTCGGCCTGTCCAAGACGATGCTCGCCGGTGCGTCCTCGGGTGAGACGTACGCGGCCGACGCCCTCAACCGCGACCTGGTCACGCAGATGCTGACGAACTACCAGGACATGGTGGCCGCCCACTACCGGGAGCGGGCGCTGGTCGTCGCCGAGGCGCAGGAGCACTTCGACTACGAGGAGCGCGGCGGCAAGCGGTACGTGAAGATGGAGGAGGTCTACGAGATCGACGAAGAGTCGGGCGAGGGCCGGATCGTCGAGCAGCCCAAGCTGCTCATTCCGGACCTGAAGTTCCGGACCATGTCGCTGCAGGACGAGGCCGCGCAGAACGAGTTCTTCGAGGCGCTGCGCGAGGCCGGGGTGCCGATCTCGATGAAGACGCGGCTGCACAACGTGTCGATCGACTTCGACGACGAGATCGAGAAGTCGCGCGAGGAGGCCGTCGAACTGGCGGTCCAGGAGCAGGAGACACGCAAGGCCATCTACGTCGCCCTCAGGGACAAGGGCCTGCCGATCCCGGACGACCTGAAGAAGGACTTCGAGGCGCGCGCGCTGCCGGAGGCCCAGGACCCGAACCAGGTGCCGACCGCGCCGCTGCGGATTCCGCTGCTGGGCATGGACCCGGTCACCTCTCAGCCGACGATCGCGCCGACGATGCAGGACCTGCAGACCACCCCGGCCGACGGCGGTGTCGTCGAGCCGGGCAGCGTGCCGGAGCCGGTCGACGCCGACCAGGGCTCCCGGCCGCCGGAGTCCGACGAGCAGCGCGGGGACATGCCCAAGCAGTCCTCGCTGTCGCCGTACGCCCAGCGGCCCGCGCCGAACGAGCCGACGCAGCTGTTCCAGAACCACGAGCGGATCCGGTCGCTGGCCAACGTGCACAAGCCGAAGGTCCTGGTGCCTGCCGCGACCGACGTCGAGGAGATCCCGGTGGCGATCCAGCGCAAGGAGGCCGTCGGCCTCTACCAGGGGCCGCGTCACCTCGGCATGCGCCGTCACCTCAAGGAGGACACGATCAACGAGGAGCTGCAGGTATGACGTTCACCCTGGTCCCGGTCACGCGGACCTACCTCGACGACGCGGACCTGCCCCGTACCGGGACGGTCCGTCTGCAGCTCGTCGGTGTGCTGTTCAACGGCGGCGAGACGGCCGACCGCAAGCCGTACACCGCGACGCTGGACGCCCAAGGGGCGATCTCGCTGACCGTCCCCGCCACCAACGACCCGGACACGCTGCCCGTGGGAGGCGGCACGTACGAGGTGACGGAGACCCTGTCGGGCCTGGCGACCGAGACGTACTTCATCGCGGTGCCCTTCGATGCCGGTCCGGTCGATCTGGCCACCGTGCCCCGGCTGGCCGAGGCGGTCGCGCCCGGCGTGTTCTTCCAGCCGGTCAATCAGCGGAACCTGCCCAACGGCTACGCGGGCCTGGACGGCTCCGGCCGTGTCCCCTACGAGCATCTGCCTGCCGACATCGGCTCGGGTGGCGGTGGGGGCACCACGCCGATCAGCGGCGATGACACGGACATCCAGGCGCTGGGCACCCGGGCGGCCGGTGCCAGCGGCAAGGCGGCCGACGCCCGGCACGTGCACGCCATGCCCGCGCTGCATCAGCTGTTCAAGCCGACGGCCGCTGTGGACGCAGGCGCCCAGCGCTTCGTCAACCTCGCCCCGGGCGTGCAGCCGACGGACGCAGCGACCGTGGGCCAGCTCAGCCAGTCCGTGTTCGGCTGGCTCAACGTCCAGGACCCCCTGTACGGGGCGAAGGCGGACGGCGTCACGGACGACTACTTCGCCATCACCGAGGCGATCGAGGCGTGCCCGGTCGGCGGCACGGTGTACCTCCCCGAGGGCGTGTACGCCGTCTCCGCCACCATCACGCCCAAGCCGGGGATCACGGTGCGCGGGCCTCGCGCGGACATGATGAGCGCGGAGGACCTGACCGACCCTCAGTGCCGCATCGTGCCGCTGCCGTCCTTCACGGGCAACGCGCTGATGATCCTGCGGGACCAGGTGACCGGGGGCTACCCGGCGCTGTCCGCCGAGCACCGTATCGAGAGCCTGATGCTGGACGGCTCTGTGCTGGACGGCACCAAGCCGGTCGACGGGATCTACGCCGAGGGCAACATTCAGAACGTCCGGATGTCCGACGTGACGATCCGCCGCATGTCGAACAACGGCATCGTCACCGGCGGCCGGGACAACGTCTTCCCGTACTCGTGGCGCATGACCAACGTCATGATCGACAACTGCCGGGCCAACGGCGCGCTGCTGACCCGGATGACGGACCTGACGATGCTCGACTGCCAGGTCATCGGCTGCTGGGGGCAGGGTTACGTCCTCAGCAACATCGCCAACAGCCAGATCGTGGCCTGCCGGTCCGAGTGGAACGGCAGCCACGGCTACACCCTGACGGGCGCCTGGGGCAACGGCACCGGCTCCGGCGGCCTGCAGATGGCGGCCTGTTCGACCGACCGCAACGGCGGCCACGGCGTCCTCATCGACGCCACCGGCAACGCGCCGATCACCATCACCAACCTCATGACGCGCCGTGACGGCCGCAACGGTGGCTCCGGCGGCGGCGGCTACGCGGGCTTGGCCGTCGCGGGCGCCACCATGCCCGTCATCGCCTCTGCCGTCAGCTGCTACCCGGGCGTGGACGACGACGGCGTTGGTGTCTCTTCTCCGCAGTACGGGGTCTCCGTCGCCGGGGCCTCCGTGGTCCAGATCGGCGACTGCTACCTGCACGCCGCACAGGCGGGCATCAACGACGACGGCGGCGGCGCGCTGAGCGTGGGGACCAACGTGATGGTGGCGACCGGCGACACCACGGCGCCGGTGCGCGCGTATGCCCCGGTCACCCAGCTGGCGGCCTGACCTCTCCTGTTGCACAGCGTCTGGGCCCTCCCCAAGGGGTGAGAAAACCGATCCCTGGGGAGGGCCAGATGCCTGTCGAGGTCAAGGCGAGCAAGGTCATAGCGACGCTCGTCGGTGAGAAGGGCTACCACGAGGGCCGGTCAGGCGGCCACTGGAACAACGACCAGAAGTACAGCGACGAGACGCCGACCCTGGAGTGGTCGGACTGGATGGCGTGGTGCTGCACCTTCGTCGTCTGGGGCTTCCACAAGAACGGCGACCGCAAGCGCGTCCCCGTCACGGCGAGCTGCATCAACGCCGTCAACACCTACCGCCAGTGGGGCCGGTTCTCCTGGTACCCGGCCGTCGGCGCGCAGGTCTTCTTCGGGAAGAACGGCGGCTCGCACACCGGCCTCGTCACCCGGTACAACTCCACTCACATATGGACAATCGAGGGCAACACGAACACCTCCGGGTCGGCCGAGGGCGACGGGGTGTACGAGAAGTCGTACCGCCGGGACAACTCGTACGTGTACGGCTACGGCTACCCGAAGTACGACCACGCCATGGACTCCGCCGACCCGGGCTGGAAGGAGCCGGGCAAGGACGCCGAGAAGCCCTCGACGGACAAGCCGTCCACCGACGGCGGCAAGCCGTCCACGCCCGCCCGTTACCGGGTCACCATCAGCGGCCTGGAGTACGGCTACGGCGCCGAGGGCGCGCACGTCACGGCCGTCGGCAAGGCCCTCGTCAAGCGCGGCTTCGGCAAGCACTACCAGGAGGGCCCCGGCCCCGAGTGGTCCGACGCCGACACCCTGAACTACGCCGACTACCAGAAGAGCCTCGGCCACACCGGCAAGGCCGCCGACGGCGTGCCCGGCGAGGGTAGCCTGAAGAACCTGCTGGGCTCGCTCCCCTCCAAGGCCAAGCCGAAGTGCCCGGCGTTCCCCGGCCGCCAGTACTTCAAGCTCGGTGCGAAGAACACCCACGCCCGCCAGCTGCAGACCTGGCTCGACGAGGGCGACTGGGGCCCGAAGTACACCGTCGGCCCGTCCAACACCATGACGCAGAAGGACCTCGACAAGGTCAAGGCCCTGCAGAAGCACTACCTCTCGGCGCTCGGCCCGGCCGACGGCCTCACCGGCCCGAAGACCTGGCAGTACGCCTTCGAGGTCGCCAACGGTCTGCGCAAGAAGTAGCACCCTCAGTGAGGGCCCGGATTGTGATCTCCACGATCCGGGCCCTCGCCCTGTCTGGCATGTGCGCGGCCACCGCCAAGGGGTGAAGACCACCCCCACCTAGGAGTTACGCGCATGGCCAGTGAGAGCCCCGAGAACGTCGGGCAGCTGTGGCGCCTGATTGAGCGCGAACTCACCGACGTGAAGAGCCGCCTCGACAGCTACGTCACCAAGGACCAGTTCGACGCGGAGAAGCGTCTCCTGGAGGCCCGGATCCGTACGGCCGAGGAGAAGCTGGACGAACTGGGCCGCGCAGCCCGGGAGGATCGTTCCTCCCGGGCCCAGGGTCTGCGCGAGTTCATCTACAAGGGCATCATCCCGACCCTCGCCCTGATCGTCGCCGTGGCGTCCATCTTCCTCGCCTCCCGCTGACCCCCTTGCTGTCGCCGCACCGGCGGTCACCCCCAAGGGCTGAGAAGGCACGGTCGTTGAGGGAGGCGCCGGTGAGCGGCAGGTTTGAGCGCGTCGAGCGCCTGGAGCACCAGACACTGGGCGCGCAGAAGCTGGCCGTGCGCTCCGAGGACTACTGGGAGTACAAGCCCGAGCAGCGTGTGCACACCACGGACGGCCTGCCCGGCGTGGTCAGCCACGTCGAGGACGGCCCCTTCCCGGGCTCCGAGGAGTACCACGTCGTCCTGGACCGGGGCATGGGCGGCGGCCGGTACACGGCGTCCCAGCTCCGCCCGGCGCCGATCACCACCGAGGCCATGGAGCAGACGGCGGCGGCCGACTACCCCGAGCTGGCCCAGGTCCTCGTCGACCGGCCCGACCCGGCGATGCAGCAGGTGTTCGCGGCGAAGAAGGACAACCCCTTCGCCGACAACGACGACGAGGACGACTCGCAAGACGACGCCCCTGACGACTCGCATGACGAGGACGACGACTCTCATGACGACGGGGACGACTCCACAGACTCCGACGACAGCGACGACGACTCGGACAGCGACGACGACGCGCCGCCGTGGGCCAAGAACGCCTCGAAGCTGTTCTCCGACCTGGTCGTGACGGCCGCGACCAACGCTGACTTCCGCTTCCACGTCACGGCCGCCTGGCGCGACGTCGTCGCCAAGGCGAAGCGGATCCGCACCGAGGGCCGCCTGCGCGTCACCATGGCCTCCGACGGCCTGGTCTACGCCGAGGTCAAGGGCGACCACGAGGTCTACGAGACCGGTCTGCAGCGCATGCCCGGCAAGATGGCCGCACACGCCTGGTCCTGCGGCTGCAAGTGGGGCGCCTACCACTGGGGCGCCAGCGACGACTTCAGCCGGTTCGCCGGGCGCATGTGCTCACACGCGCTGGCCCTGCAGTACGAGGCCCAGTCCCGGGGCATGTTCGGCCGCGACGTCCACGTGGACGAGCACAAGCCCTCCTGGGTGCCGCGCAAGGTCGTCGTCCGCTACGACATCGACGCCGACCAGCACCGGCTCGCACCGGCGACCGCCGCCGCTCGACAGACCAGCCCCAGCTCCCCGCTCTCCATCGTCGCTCGCGCGGCCGTGGCCGCCGGTGAGGACCGCGCCGAGGTCGTGCTGGCGCTCCGCACGGTCAACGCATCCTGGGACTCCTTGGGGGACGACGAGGAAGAGGACGACACCCACCGCACGGACTGGGACCGCGTCTACCCGCACCTCAACGGCGTGCACCGGGGTATGAACGTTGCGCTGCCGGACGATGTCCACTCCCACGTCCACGACCCCGCCAAGCCGACGGCCGAGCGTGCGCACGCCCTGGTAAAGGAGGTCACCGGCGGCGACAGGGGCCTCGGCATGCACTGGTCGGGCAGCCCGGAGCAGGCCAACCACTACGCACACATCTCCCACCCCACGCCCACGAGCAGCGATTCGGGTCGCACGGGTACGCACGTGATCCTGCACGCCAAGACCCCAGACCGGGCGTCGATCGAAACCGACGACGACACCCTGCGCGACCGTGAGGTCATCGGCTACGACCACCACGAAGACGCGGAGGTGCCGGTCTCCGAGGGTGAGCCGGTGCACATCGCCGGTGTGTCGTGGAAAGAGCCGCACAAGCACGAGTGGACGCGGCACGACTTCGAGAAGCCGCTGCAGCACACCGCGAACGCCAACGCGCCGTTCGGTGAGCCGTCGGGGACCTCGTACCAGCTGCCGAAGGCGCCGGGGTCGACGTCGCCGAAGCGGCCGTGGGAGAACCCCGCGTCGGCCGGGCCCCTCGCGGGCGCCGACCCGGTGGGCTGGAACCGGCAGCTGCCGCTGCAGTCGTACACGGCAGCGGCGGAGCACTCGCTGTTCGAGCCCGGCGGGACGGAGGCGCTGCTGCACGACGAGCCGGAGGCCGCCTTGCCGTCCACGGACGGGGTGCAGGTGCCGTCGGCGGACGCGGATCTGTCGCCGACGTACATGACGGCGGGCCTGCGCAGGCAGGCGCTGAAGGACTTCACCCTCGCGGAGCAGCAGGCGCTGATCAATGAGGGTGAGGGGGTGCGGGCGGCCAACCTGGACCGTCTGGACATCAAGGGGACTCACTACGCCGACCTGGAGCAGGTTCTGGCAGGGCAGGAGGACGACATCACATGGCTGGCCTGAACAAGCACGACGTGGAGCCGACGCCGGAGGAGAACGGCAGCGGCGACCCGGTGGACCCCTTCCGGGGGGACAGCCACCGTTTCACCTGGAACCGCGAGGTCGCGGTCGGCCAGCTGCAGGTGGAGGTGACCGAGGCGCTCGGTCCGTCCGTCCAGGTGGCTGCTGTCATTCCCATCGACGAGGACGGCCTGCCGGGGCCGGTGAGCGCGCAGGACCCGGTCATCTTCTACGTCACGCCGTCGTCGGTCGACCTGGCGGCGGTGCGCCGGGTGCTGGCCGAGCACCGGCCGGACCCGTACTACGGGATGACGGACGAGGAGCGGGAGCAGGCGCAGTTGCGGGAGAAGATCGCGGCGGGCGGTGAGCTGACGCCGGGCGAGATGCAGATGGCGCTGCGTATGCTGGTCGTCTGAAAAAGCATCGAACTGTTGAAGTGCCGGGCCCCTTTTTGAGGGGCCCGGCGTCGTTACAGGCCGAGGAGGAAGACGGGTCCGGCGACGACGGCGCCGAGGACTGCTCCGGCTACGGTCTGGACCGGGGTGTGGTCCTGGAGCTGGGCGCGGGACCAGGCGACCAGCGGCACGAGGGCTGCGGAGAGTATCCACCAGGGGCCGTAGAGCAGTCCGAGCATAGCCAGGGCGCCGGTGAGGACGGCCGTGTGGAAGCTGATCTTGGTGTACTTGGTGACGGGCCACAGGACGGCCAGCGTGGCCAGCATGGCGCCGACCATGGACAGGATCGGCGCCGGGGCGCCGCCGACGACCATGAGGGTCAGGCAGGTCAGCACCGACAGCACGATGACAGGGATGACGACCATCCGGCGGGCACGCTCGGGGACGTGCCGGTCGGCGAAGGTCCGGGTGTCACTGGTGAGGACGATGAAAACGATCGGGACGACCGCGCAGAAGAAGATTGCGGCCGTGCTCCAGCCGATGCCGCTCCAGCCGTAGTGCGCGCCTATGAGCAGGCACAGGACGATGATGACGTTCTTGGGGTCGACGAGGTCCGTGAGGAGTCGTGCGGCCTTGATGCGGGTCACGCGTTCACTCCGGCCTTGATGCTGCGGTCCAGTCGGTCCATCAGGTCGTTGTCGCTCATGGCCTTGCCGACGGGGAGGAACTTCGCCGTGGTGCCGAGGAGTTCCGTGTCGGCCACGAGGATGGCCGCGTCCGGTCGCTCGGCGAACGGCGGCTCTCCGGCCGCCTTGCGCTTCATGGCGGTCCGCAGGAGGTAGGCGGGCACCGTGTGCCGGGGCAGGCCGAGGTCCTGGACGACTGTCCCGACGCGCTCGTAAAGGTGCGGAGGGACGTACGGGCTCAGGTGCATGGAGACGTCGCAGATTTCGGTGATCCGCCTGCTGAGGCGGACGTCGAGGCGCTTCCAGTTCCAGAAGTCGTGCAGGCGCCCGGCCAGAGGGACGAGGGGTGCGGGGAGCGTGCGCTGGCGGGGCTTTGCGTCGGCGTCCTCGTAGATGACCGAGGGGACGGCGGTGGTCAGCCGGTTCCACATGGGCCAGAGGTCGTTGACGGCACCGTGGGCTCTCACCCGCTGGTCCATGCGTTCCCACTTCGGTGCGTTCGCGCCTGCCAGGACGAGGAGGATGCATCCGGCGAGGCAGAAGTTGGACGCGGTGTCCACGAAGACTTCGCCGCCGAGGAAGGGCTTCTTGAAGAGGCGGGCGATCAGGTAGCCAGAGCGGACGAAGCCGTACATCGAGCCGACGATGCATCCGAGGGACAGGACCTGCATGCCGTACTTGAAGGCGCCGTGGGAGGAGGGCTCGCGGGAGGCCGCCGCGCACATCATGGAGGCGCAGAGCAGGCCGAAGATCAAGTAAGCGTAGAAGAGAAGCAGGTGGAGGCTTCCCCAGAAGTGGCCCGCCTGGACGAAGATGAAGTCGCCGTCCTCTGCGCTGCCCTGGCGGCGCTGGGACTGCCAGAAGGTGAAGAAGATGACGGCGACGGCTGCCCAGGTGACGATGCGCCGTGGCCTGCTGCTGATGGCGCGCCGGTAGCGGGGTTCGCGTCTTCCGTCCTCGCGGCCGGGAACGACGCTGGTGACCCAGTGCAGGAGTCCGGCGACGGCGGCCACGCCGAGGAGGTGCTTGACGAGGGTGGCGATGTCGTTCCAGCCGGTGAGGTGGTGGAGGAAGTCGCCGACCCCCTGGATCTTCTGGGCCATGGACACGTCGAGGGCGAAGAAGACCAGCCACAGGGTCCGCCCGCGCGGGTTGCGGATCGCGGCGGGGGTCCTTCGCAGGACCTCCAGCGTGAGGGCTGTCACGATGGCCCAGGCGAACAGATCAGGTGTGGCGGTCACCGGTACTCCAGGTCAGGGTTCGAGGCTCTGCCTCATGTTCGATACGAGCAGCGTGGCTCCGCGCGGGCTGTGGCGGGCTACCCAGCGTTCGGTGAAGTAGCCGAAGTCCTCGGCCTTCTGCTCGCGCTTGTCGGTGCTGGTGCTGTCGGCACGGCACCTCCAGCCACCGAGAGCGGCCCGGGCGAGGCCGGACGTGTGGCTCAGCTGAAGGAGGCGCACAGCGTCGCGGAGGTTGCGCTTCTCGGGCACGTCTCCGTTCACCATGTGCCCGAGTTCATGCCTCAGAACGTGGTCGAGCTGGACACCCGTCGCGGCGGGATGAGCCCAGACGATGTCCGTTTTGAGACTGTCGAGGGGGATCCATGCTCCGCTCGGTCCCTCCGGTGAGGCCATGAAGGACTCCCGGCTCAGGACGAGTTCATTTCCCCTGACCTGCTCCACGTAGGCCCGCAGCAGCGCTTCCCCGGTCCAAGGGGACACGGGGAGCACCAGGGCCGACAGGGCCTGACTCCACACGTCCTTCAGACCGCCCTGGCGCAGCCTCATTCTCATCTACTGCCCCCTGTGATCACTAACCTGGTCAAGTACGCCACTCAGCGTAATGCAAGGGGCTGACAACCGGACTACGAGGACCGGTCTTTCCTGGAGTTCATCTTCATCGCGGCCAGGGTCATACGGAACACACCCATCACTGCCTGGGGGTCTTCCTCCTTCGCCCCTCGAAAGATGGCGGCGAGCAGCTCGGTACCCTCCTCGCTTGCTTCGTCACCCTCTGTGTCTAGTTTTTCCTTCAACTCCCGCAAATCAGCGATGAGTTGGACTTCGTTCTCCGCCGCACGGGTCTCTTCCGTCACCTCGGCGCCGATGGCGAAGTACGCGGGGCTCACCTCGAAGAAGAGACTCAGCGCCTCGATCTTGTCGAAGGGAGGGTTCGCCCTCTTCCCGCTCAGCAGCTCGCTGAGGAACTGGCGGTTGAGGACGTCCTTCTCCTCCTCGCCGCCCTCATCGTTCACCAGAAGATTCTTCTTGGTCCGGTACAACCTTGAGGCCTCCCGAGCGATCTCAGCTAGGGGGTACTCACTCCCGTCGGGCTGGCGCTTCAGGTCGATCAGCCGCCGGATCTTGGTGGCGAGCGGCATGGGGTCACCTCCTCTTGGGCGTGATGTTGAAAAATCTTCACTCATGCAGGGCATCCTAACGCGAGCGTCGACATTGTGGACGCCCGGAACCTTAAATCGGTCTCAAGCGTCGATTAAGTTGACACCATGGGTACTGAGCGTCATACGATCGGCGTAGCAACGTAACCAGGGCGACGACGGGAGGTGACCGACATGACTGCAGCCCAGACGGCCGTGACACTGTCGGCCCGCGCAAAGTCGCTGTCTGGGCTCGGGGTTCCGGCGGCAAGGGACGAGAAGTCCCCGGCCCTAGGAGTCCAGGTGCCCAGTCCCGCTCTTCCCCGTACGGTCGTCCCGGCCGTCGTCGGTTACATCCTCGCGACGCTCGCGTCGCACGGCGTCCAGGTGGACGGCACGGCAGAGAATCTTCTGACCGCTGGCCTCACCGGCATCCTCGGTGGTGCGTACTACATCACCGTCACGGCCGTGCAGTCGCGCTGGCCGCTGGCAGGAGTCCTCCTCGGTTCCACCGCCGTCCCGACCTACGAAGGTCGGCATCGCAAGAAGGCCATCCCCGGTCCGACGACCGCCACGTCGGACTCTCCTCCGGAGGACCGGCTGTAGGCCGCCAACTGCAGCTGACGTAGACCGGAGCAGACCCCGGCCGACCCACTTCCCTACCACAGGAAGGTCGGCCGGGGTCTCTGTGTTATGCGGTCTCAGGAACGCCCCCGCCCCTACAACGACGTTCTGCCTGAACGGTAGCGGCAAAATCTTTTCAAGTCTATTTGTCGGCAAAGGGAGAAAGGCACTCCGGTTTGCAGTGCCACCGCTGCCGGGATTCTGCCTTACCTTCGCCACCCTGCTGCCCTCCTTCATCAGCTCCACACCTCCCAGACACCCAACTGTTGCCGCCGCCCCCTGAAAGGTTGCCGCCCGGCCACCCTTCCTGTTCCCCGCTTCCCTTCCTGCCTCAAGAGGCGAGGGCGCACCACGCGCCGCCGCCCGACAGGAGGACCCGGTGTGCTGAAGTTCGCCACGGCCCAGATCATCGCCGCGTCGCTCGGCGACCAGCAGCAGCGCTTCTCCAAGGCGGCCCACCGCGCGGTCTTCCAGTACGACGCGCGCCCCGGATACCTGTACGTACGCAGCAGGGCCATCAGTTCACGCACGAACGACAACCACGACGAATTCCCCGCCGACGAGATCGCCGCCGCCTACCGGACCTTCATCGGCAAGCCCGTCTTCGTGAACCACGTCAACGACAACCACCGGCGCGCGCGCGGCGTCATCATCGACGCCGCGCTCCACCAGGACAAGAACCCCGACGGCACCCCGGACACCTGGGCCGAGGTCCTCATGGAGATCGACGCCGTCCGCTTCCCGAAGCTGGCCAAGGCCATCCTCGCAGGCGAAGTCGACCGGACCTCCATGGGCTGCGACGTCGAGCGCTCCGTCTGCTCCGCCTGCGGCAACGAGGCCCGCACCCCCGCCGAGTACTGCGCCCACATCCCCGCCCTCAAGGGCAAGCGCATCTACCGGCGCACCGCCTCCGGGAAGAAGATCGGCGAGCTGGTCCGCGAGACCTGCTACGGCCTGTCCTTCTTCGAGAACAGCGTCCTCGTCGAACCCCCGGCCGACCCGACTGCCCACTTCCTCGGCGTGGACGCCTCCGGCATCGGCAAGGCCGCCGCCCAGCAGAGGGTGACCGTCGACCTCACCCCCAGCGCCAGCGACCTCCTGAACGTGGCCGCCGCGAAGACCGCCGAGTTCAACCCGGCCGACTTCGACTCCGACGACCCGGAGACGGACGACGACGAGGACGGCAAGGACACCTCCGCCCCCAAGCTCGCCGAGCCCGCACAGCACCCGGCCCCGGCCGCGCCCGCCGTCCCCAAGGACGGCGCCCCCGCCGACCGCCAGCGCCGCCAGGACGCCGTCACCAAGACCAAGCCCTACACGCCGCTCAAGCCCAGCCTCAACGCCCGCCAGGCGACGGCCTCAACGTCGTACGAGCACGAGGACAAGACGGCGGGCAAGGACCCCCGCTTCGAGGGCGTCGGCCTGAAGCAGGACGACGACGGCTGGTACGTCACCACCCACCGGGCCCGCTCCGGCTCCTACGACACCCCGGAGAAGATCCCGCAGTCCGTAGTGGACAAGATCGAGTCAACCGGCAGCCGCACGACCGCCAGCCTGCCCGTGGGCAGCCCGTTCTGCCGTACCTGCAACCAGGACCTGGAGCTGGTCCGCAACGGCCACAGCGCGGCCTGGCAGCACGCGGGCGGCACCGTCACCGGCCACGAGCCCGTCCCGCACGACGGCCGCACCTTCAACCAGGAGGCCCACCGCCAGGACGAGGCGGCCATGTGGACGCCTCAGTACCCGACGCCCAGCACCGCGCAGCCCCCGCGCGCGGCTGCCCTGCAGGCCGAAGCGGCCAAGCCGCAGTACGAGAACCCGGGCGACCACCCGTGGTTCAAAGAGGCCGGGCTGTCCCACGAGCACATCGTGAGCCACTGGAACCAGGCCACGCCGGAGGAGAAGGCCCAGGGAGCCCGCTGGTACCCGGACGCGCACCACGTCGCCAAGGCAATCGCCAAGCTGAACCCCGACATCAAGGACGACAAGGAGGCCGCGCACAAGGGCGCCGGTGTCCTGTCCGCCTACAGCCCCCAGCAGAACTGGTGGGCCAACCAGCACAACGCGGCCCGGAGCTTCCTCCAGAAGAAGGCCGTCGGCAAGGGCGAGGGCCTGATGGTCATGGGCAGCCACGCCAGCGCCGCCCAGCGCATCCTCAACGGAGAGGACCACCAGACGGTCCTCAAGGGCCCCAAGACCGCCGACTTCGCCCACCTGATCGAACACGCAGGCTACAAGCCGCAGTCCGACGAGGACGTCCAGGCCGGGAAGCCCCCCGAGCACTCCGACAAGGTCGTCATCGACCGGCACGCACTGTCCGTCGCGGCCGGGCGCCGCCTGAACGCCGACGCCTCCAGGGGCTTTCCCTCCGGCAACCGGCACTACTACGAGCACGCCGCCCAGCACTTCCGCACTGCCGCCGCCGTCATCTCCGACCGGGAAGGCCGCACCGTGCCGCCCCACGAGGTCCAGGCCGTCACCTGGCTGACCCGCCAGCGCCTGAACGCCGCCGAGGACGAGCAGTCGCCGGGCGGCAAGGGCCGCCAGACCGTACAGCGCAACCAGCGCACCCAGTGGAGGGACCTCGCAGGCGAGCACACCCCCCACCTGAAGGACGACAACAACTCCCACGTCGCCCGCCTCGCCGACGCCGCGTCCATCAACGCCGACGGCACGATCAGCGCCGTGGCATACGGGGAGATCAAGGCCCCGGCCGACGTCGACACCCTGCGCGAGCCCAACTGCCCCGTCTGCGGCGACATGGACACCTTCGACGGACTCGCCTGCCAGGTCTGCGGCTTCATCTCCCCGCCCGAGCAGTTCCGAGACCCCGACCTCGACAAGGCCAAGACCAACGACCTGCGCAAGCAGATCGTCGACCCCGCCCTCGTCGACAACAACGGCGAACTCCAGCGCGTCGACCGGGACGGCACCGCCATGCCGCAGGACGGCCAGCCCGGCGACCCGGCGCAGGACCCGAACGCCCCGCAGGACCCGTCGCAGCAGATGATCGACCCCGACCAGCTCGACGACAACGGCCTCCCACCGTCCCCGTACGGCGACCAGGCCCTCGACGGCACCCAGACCGACGGCCCCGCCGTGTCCGACCGCAACGGCGACGGCATGATCCAGCCCAACGAGATCGACCCCGAGGGCAACGTCCCCGTCCAGCAGCAGGACATGGCCGACCCGGAGCAGGGAGGCCAGGTCGGCCCCCGCGAGCTGCCCGGCTGGGGCAAGGACCGTACCGGCGACCCGTTCACCCCCGGCCCCGACATGCCCTACCGGCCGGACGAGCCGGGCAACCCCGACGAGAAGCTCGACCAGGACGACGCCGACTCCCCCTACGGCATGGCCCCCGCCCCCATGCAGGGCCAGCCCGGCGACGGCCTCCCCGACCTGTTCTGCCCGAGCTGCGGCTTCGGCGCCGACGCCACCCCGCCCCAGACCCAGGACATGGGCAACCCAGGCGGCGCCAGCGACGGCATCGTCTCCGGCGACGTCTGCCCCAGCTGCCAGCGCGCCCAGCTCCTCACCCCGGGCGAGATCAACTCGAACTACTCCAAGGCACCTGCTGTCGAAAAGCCCGCCTGGAGCTGACAAGAGACGAAGACCGCCCACGGCAACCGTCGTGAGCACCGAGGCTTTGAAGGAGCACCCAGTATGAGCCGACCGCTCATGACCGCCGTGACCGCGCAGCAGGCCGTCATCAACGACCAGCGCCAGCAGCTCGCCAAGCAGGCCACCCTGCTGAAGGTGCAGGGCGAGCAGATCGCCCTCATCGCCCGCCTGGCCGGAGTCACCGACGAGGTCGACGCCCTCGCCAAGACCGCCGACATCGCCAACCCGGCCCAGCCCATCCCGGACCCCGCCCCGCAGGCCCCGTCCGAGACGACCGAGCAGGCCGCCACCCCCGAGACCAACGACGACCCCCGCGCCCCGGGCCAGACCGGCAACTCCACCGCCGGAGTCCCGGCCGCCGCCACCGACACCGCCCTCACCCCGGGCGCCACCATCCCCACCCCGCCCTACAACAACCTCGCCGACGTCACCGCGCCGGTCTCCGGCCACCTCGACGAGGCCCACACCCCGCCGGAGTCCCTCCGCATCGAGACCGACGTCCGCGTCGGCGACCCGATGCAGCCCGAGGTCGCCTTCCCCTGGACCATCAGCGAGAACCAGTCCAACTCGGCCCCGCCGAAGGACGGCGAGATGTCCCAGACCGGCGGCGGCTCCGCTCCCAGCCCCAGCCGCACCCACGCCTGCCTGCGTCTGGCCCGCCTCCAGGTCCAGGCCGGACTGGCCAAGGGCGACGACCTCACTGTCGCGGCCAGCCTGGAGGCCAACACCAACCTCAGCGACACCATGATCAACTACGAGATCGGTGTCCTGGAGCGCGTCAAGACCGCCTCCCGCGCCACCACCCCCACCGGCAGCGCCCGCGTCGCCTCGCGCGGCACCGAGCGCGTCGCGCCGTCCCTGGCCTCCCAGGTCACCGCCTCAGCCGCCTCCGCCGCACCGGCAGGCAGCGAGCAGGAACTGACCGACCTGTTCGTCGACTGACACACCCCTGCAGACGAAGGGCCCGGCGGGGAGCCCGGGCCCTTCGTCATACCCGCCCCAAAAATTCCTTGCCACCAGTCCCTGTCCCACTAGCAGTTGCCCGCCCCTAGGGGGTGAAGACCCGCAGATTCAGGAAGGAGGTGCCACCACAGGATGGTCTCGACCAACGTAGATGGCAGCCTTCTTCAGGATCTCCGGGTCGTCTCGGAACAGTCCTATGCCTCGGTTGCAGTGCTCGCAGAGAAGACCTCTGACAGCGCCGCTGCTGTGGCAGTGGTCGATGTGGAGTTCCTTTTCGCGCCCCTCACCGGAGGGCGGCCTGCCGCAGATTGCGCAGACTCCGCCCTGTTCTTCAACGAGGGCCGCGAACTCGGCATTGGTGAGTCCGTACTTGCGCTTCCGGTACTGCTCCCTGAGACGCTCCCGGTTGGCCTCGCGCCACACATCACTGACGTCCTTGATTCTCTGCTTGTTGGCCTCTCGGTAGGCACTGTCACGCCGCCTGGCAGCCACGTTGCAGAGGATTCGGGCCCCGCTCCTGTTGAAGGCGACTCGGGTTCGACACGCACTGCACCAAGCAGTTCTGTTGGCCTCGTCGACTTCGGAGAGGCGGTGCATGGAGGAAAGCCCCCCGTGGCACTTCCATCGCTGCTCGCCAGTGGTCGGGTCAGTTCCGTTCTTCTTGATCGCGGTGGGGCCACACACCTCACAGGTAGCGACTCTGCTTCTCAGGTCGATTTCGCTGAGCACGTGCTTCTTTCGGAGTACGCGCCCCGAATGCCCCTTGCAGAAGGGAATCGGCTCCCCTTTTACCCACCCTCTGTCGGTGGCCGTTTGAGGAGCGATGCGGGTGGATCTACCGCACCCGCAATGACACTTCCCGAACTCAACCGTGCAGTCCGGGGAACAGCGACACCGTCCATTCATAGAGAGGACTGTACGTCATGATCCGCGTGAGGGCCAACCTTGCCCACATCAAGAGGACCCTGCGACCGCTGTACGCGTGGACGCAGGCGACTCCCAAGTCCGTCTTCCTCGACCCGGCCTGGAACCGCAGCGTCCCGATCTACCCGGGCATGGTCCTCGCCCGCACCAGCGGCGAGCTGGTCACCCTCATCGGCCCGAACCAGGTCCCCTACGGTTTCGCGGCCGACTACGTCGGCGGAGACGGCTTCGACCCGCTCCTGGACGTCGGCGTCAACGCCACCGCCGTCTGGGTCCCCGGCGCCGACGCTGAGTTCGAGGTCCTCGCCCCGGCCTTCGACGACACCCAGGCCTGGGTCGACCCCGCCGACGGCACCGAGAAGCTCGTCTACGCGATCACCGCCGGGACCGGCCGGGGCAAGCTCGCCCTCGCCACCAACGGCTCTGTCGCCACCGCCATCTCCGCCCAGGCTGTCGGCCGCCTGCTCAAGGTCAACAGCGCCTCCAAGATCACCGTCGGCGGCCTGCGCTAACCGCGCCCGAGCCGAGCGAGAGGAACAAGGACACACACCATGACCGCAACGCTCACCACCGGGCACAAGGGCGGCGTCACCGCGAAGAAGTCGGACGACTACGTCTCCGAGATCCTCGCCCGCCGCGAGGCCCGAGGCGGCCAGCCGCTGACCTTCGAAGCCAAGCAGCAGCGCCTCCAGGCCGTCGCCTCCGACCAGGTCAACGGCATCAAGCGCCTCGGCGTCGGCATGATCGGCCCGATCCAGCTCAAGCTGCGCTACCAGGGCATCACCCGCAACGTCCTCGTCGAGGACCCCTGCACTCCCGGTACGCCGGTCGAGTACGACGTCTGGGACGACCTCGGGCAGGCGTACATCATGTCCGGGACCGACGGCGAGGTCCGCATCACCCCCTTCGAGGGCAAGCGGATCCAGGTGCGGTTCTTCCGCATCGCCTCCCGCCCGGCCATCCGCAAGGAAGACCTGCTCTACCTGCGGATCAACGCCGTCGAGCAGGCCCAGGACGAGACCAAGCAGGCCATCCTCAAGCAGGAGGACAGCCGCCTCGTCACCATCCTGCAGGCCGCCATCTCCGACTACGCGGGCCGGGCCGACCACACGGTCACCCCGAACCACGTCATCACCGAGGCCTCCGGCTACCTGACCCCGGGCTCGCTCTACAGCGCGGTCTCCATGACCGACATGCACGAGCTGCAGTCCAGCCGGATCCTCATCAACCCGATGGACTACCGGGACATGTACCGGTGGGACATCAACCAGACCGGTTGGGCGTTCAAGGACAGGGTCGTCGCGGGCGAGACGATCACCTCGTTCGGCGAGTTCCAGATCCAGCGGTCCATCGTCATCCCGCAGGGGCAGACGTTCCTGACGCCGGACCCGCAGTTCCTGGGCGTCTTCCCCGTCCTGTACAGCCTCGACGTGGAAGAGAACCACCGGGTCGAGAGCTTCTGGAAGGGCTGGGTCTTCGACGAGATGATCTCGATGCTCATCCTCAACCCGCGCGGGCTCGCGCGGATCGACAAGTCGTAGGGCGCGGCTGGGGAATCCCCAGCTCTTCCCTTCTGGCATGATCGTCGAAGGCCCTCCCCATGTCGTCTGGGGAGGGCCTTCGCGTTGCCCACGCTTCAGGGGTCGGCCGCCGCCACGGTGTGCTCATGGCCTCGCGCGGTCGCGTGGGCTGGCGACCGGGGCCCCGTGAGCCCTCACCCCCGAAGGGGAGTGAGGGTCACCGCTGGCGGTCTCGGGTCATCTTGGCGGGTGACATATTCTCACCTTGGCAGAGTCTCAGCCCGCTGTGAAGCCGGTTCGGTGATTTTCTGAGTGCGGAGAGTAAATTCAGCCACCGGTGCTGTCCCCTGCCTCCCACCCGCCTGTAGGGGGTGAGGGTTTGTGGTGGGCCCTCGTGCGGCTCCGTTCTCCGGCCGCCAGCTCGACCCCCGGGTTCCCCCTTCCCGGGGGTCGAGTGCTGTCTGGGGTGCACCTGGCCTCCTCAAGGGGTGACGGAAGCTCCGTCCCTTGTCTGAGGAGGCACCATGCCGGTCCAGCAGCTCCAGATCTCCAACCCGTCGAACGGTGTCGTGGTCGTGACCCCGGACGCCGACCGTCCGAAGTCGTACCTGCGCTTCGAGGCGAAGGGCGACCCGTCCGGCGAGGACGTCAAGATCGTCTCTCGGGACACCGCGTTCCAGGCTCCGCTGGTCAAGGCGGTCAAGCGCGGCGTGCTGGTGGTCGACGACAACATCTCGGGTGACGAGGAGCTGCAGCGGGTCCTGGGTGCTGTACAGCCGCGCGAGCCGGTGGGCAACAAGCCGCTGACGGCGGTGCGTGTGGACTACGTGTACGACGAGGAGTCGAACTCCTACAACAAGGTGGACCGCGACGTGCGCGTGGTCATCGACCCGCTGCAGAAGGGCTGATTCTTCCGTGTCCATGAGCGAGCACGAGCGGCGTCTGCTGCTCACCGGGACTCTCGACACCTCGGGTGTCGGCGGGAGTCCGTACGAGAGCCTCCACAACGTGGCGGTGGCCTTCGGGGCGCCGGTGACGGAGGCCGTCGAGCCCGAGCCCGAGCCGGAGCCCGAGCCCGAGCCGGAGCCGGAGAAGGTGGCCGAAACCGTTCCCTCGGTGGCCGAACAGGCGGCCGAGGAGAAGGCAGCCCCGCGTAAGCGCGTGGCGAAGAAGACGCAGGCGTCCGCGCCTGCCGAGAAGTAGGGAGACGGGCTGCGATGGCCGCTACGGATGTGACCGGCACGTACGAGACCGACGCGGCGGTCGGCACCAAGGGTGAGCCGGGTTCGGGACCCGTGGCGGTCACGCAGCCCGACACCAGCGGTGCGGGCCTGGTGGACGCTCAGGGGTGGGAGCCGACACCGACGCCGATCCTGGGGACGAGGGACACGCTGGCGGGCACCGTCAACGACGTGTACCCCGCGTACAAGCCGCCGTCGGGGCCGCCTCCGGCGAGCAACAAAGACACGACGCTGACGGACTCTCCGGTCGGCAACGGCCTGGAAGAGCTGATCAACCCAGACCTGTGGATGGACGGCACGCTGGACACGTCGAACCTCGGCGCGGTGCCGGTGGGTTCGACGGCCGTCCCGGTGGCGCCGAACGCGCCGTCGGCTGTCTCCGGCGACCGCTACGTGCAGGTGTCGTGGGCAGCCGTGGCCGACCCGGCCGCCGACGCGCCGGTGCTGCAGTACGTCGTGGAGTCGGACTCCGGCGGGCACTTCTACGCGGGTGCTGACAAGACGACGCTGCGGTTCGAGAACGTCACCGGCGGCCGGGCGCAGAAGTTCCGTGTGCGTGCGGGCAACCGCAACGGCACGGGCCCGTACTCGGCCTGGTCGGCGGCTTCGGTGGCACCGTCGAACGAGGACCTGATCCGTCCGACGTCGCTGGCCCCGGACAACGCGGTGAACCCGATCTACCGGCAGGACGGGACGATCGTGCCGGGCTCGTACGGTGCGCCGTCGGCGCCGGGCAAGCCGACCGTGACCGCGCAGGGGACGGCGGGGACGGCCACGGTGACGTGGACGGCTCCCTCCAGCGGCCAGCCGTCGGGCGGCTACGACGTGAAGGCATCCTCAGGCCAGACCGTGCACGTCGGCCCGGCGGTGCTGACGGCCAACGTGGCCGGTCTGACGGTGGACGACGAGGTCACGTTCACGGTCACCGCGATCGGCCAGCTGCAGAACGCCACTTCGTCCGCGTCTGACGCGTACACCGTGGTCTGAGTTCAGCTGGTCCAGCAGCCCCGTCCCGCGACTGTGGGACGGGGCTGCTTGCTGTTCGTGCCCGGTCATCGGCCGCCAAGGGGCGAAGGCGACCGAGGAGAGGGCATCCGATGAGCGGTACGACACCACGGCTGGGGCTGAAGACGTTCGACCAGTCCGACCCCTTCCTGCGTGGCGACTTCAACGACAACAGCGCGCGCCTGGACGCCTACCCGGGGGCCTTCATCTGCACGTCGCAGTCGCGGCCCGCGTGGGGCCCGGCGCAGTCCGGGATGCGGATCTACGAGACGGACACGCGGCGGGAGCTGGAGTGGCGGGGGACGCAGTGGCGTGAGGTGCTGACGGCGCCGCCGGTGTTCTCCGGGTACGCGCGGCCGAACATCACGCTGGGCCTGGACTCCCACGTCTACTACAAGCTGGGCACGTTCAGCCTGAACCGGCCGGGGTCGCTGCTGGTGAACCTGGCGGTCGAGGTCGCGGTCCAGTCGCTGTACACGATGAACATCTACTTCCGGACGCAGATCGACGGCGCGGACGCGCTGCTGGGCGACGGCGGCTCCTACATCCGCGTGGAGCAGGTGCACACGTCCGGATCCGGCTGGCAGCGGACGTACATGGTGCCGGTGATGGGCATGCGCTCGGTCAGCGCGGGCAGTCACAACTTCGGCATCCACATGTGGACCCAGCTGGGGTCGACGACGAAGACGGGCTCGGCCCGCCTGGTGACGGCGCGTGGTACGGCGCAGCTCGTGAACTCGACGGACACCTGATGGCGGCCGACGAGTACACGGACCGGGCGTACGTCTCACGGTACGGGGCTGCGGAGTTCGGGCTGCAGGTCATGCGGCAGGGGCTGCCGGGGGACGCGGACGGGCCGGTCATGGTGGCGCTGCTGCATGACGACGACGCGGCCACAGAGGTGTTCTCGCGGGCTGCGGACCATCCGGGGGCCGGGAAGTACTCGGTGCGGCTGACGTCGAAGGAGACGGCCACTCCGGGCCCGTACGTGCTGGTGTGGACGTACGCGGTGGGCGGGTCGGACGAGGAGTGGCGGGTCTGGCTGGAGGTCGGCAAGACCGCGCCGGAGTACGACGTCCTGGCGGATCCGATGAAGGGGATCATCGAGACCACCTGGAACCGCTTCAGCGACCTGTTCGACTACGCCACCGAGGGCCCTCACCTACAGACCTACATCCAGTCGAACTTCGGCCGGAACCGGCTCGCGCAGCTGCTCAGGATCGCTGTGGGCCGTCTGAACACGATGGCGCAGCCGTACCAGACCTACACGATCGACGGTGACGGCGGGGCCTCGTTCCCGGTGGCCAAGTGGGGGTCGCTGCTGGAGTCGGCGCTGTACGTGGAGTGCCTGCGGCACCTGGTCCGCTCGTACGTCGAGCAGCCGGAGGTGCAGTCCGGCTCGGGGGTCTCGCGGCTGGACCGCCGGGACTACAAGGACCGGTGGGAGGAGGTTCTGGCGGTCGAGGAGCCGGTGCTGAAGCAGCAGCTCGACGTCTTCAAGATCTCGCACATGGGTCTCGGGACCGCGCGGGTGCTGGTGTCCGGCGGCGCGTACGGCCGCTGGGGCCCGACGCGGCTGCCGCTGTCCGAGGCGGCCCGGCCGCGCTGGTTGACCCGATTCTACTAAGAGGTAACTTATGCCGTACAAAGTGGTCCTCAAGGTGGGCCTCTCCCAGATCGCCCTGCCCAACGGGGGTATCTACGACGGCGGTGACGAAGTCACGCTCTCCGACGAGCAGTTCGCCGTCATCCCGTCGGCGAACCTGGTGGCCTTCTTCTCCTCGGTGACGCCGACTGGCGGCGGTGGAGTGGAGTCGGTCAACGCCCAGACGGGCGTCGTCATCCTGGACGCCGAGGATGTCGATGCAGCGCCGGAGGGACACACGCACACGGCCGCCGCCGTGGGGGCCGCTGCGGCGACGCACACGCACGCGGCCGGTGACGTCACCTCGGGCACCTTCGCGGCGGCACGGATCCCCTCGCTGCCCGCCTCGCAGATCGGCTCAGGAACGCTCGCCGTCGCGCGGATCCCCTCCCTCCCAGCCTCGCAGGTCGGCTCGGGCACCTTCGCAGCCGACCGGCTGCCGAAGGCGGCTGCCGTCGCGGATCTCGCCGCCGACGCCGACGCAGCGGCGATCGTGACCGGCGTCAACACGCTGCTGGCCTCCCTGCGCACCGCCGGGTACCTGACGCCGTGAGCACCGTCCGGGGCGAGTACGTCCGCTCGAAGCAGGCGTGGGCCGTCGACCAGGAGCGGCTCAGGCACAGCCAGGCGCTGCACATGCTCGGCGAGAACGTCATGTTCTGCCTGCTCTGGACGGCGAAGGACTACGAGAACCAGCTGGTCGGCCTGTGCACGGTGTGCGCCAGCGACCGCATCTCGAAGGCTTACGGGCAGGCATCACGGAACAAGTGCCCCTCCTGCTTCGGCACCCGCTTCGAGGGCGGCTACCGGGCCCTGATCGTGCGCCCGGCCATCTTCACCGACGCCGACGACAGCCAGAGCTTCACCGCGCGCGGCGTCGTCACTCCACAGGAAGTCCACCTGGAAACCACCAGCGACTTCCGGGTGCACAGCGGCGACTACGCCATGCGCGCCACCGGCGAGCGCCTGCAGTTGCGCGTGCCGCAGCGCACCACGCTGCGCACCGGCTTCGGCACGCCGTACCAGCGCGAGACCGGTACGGCGTACAACCTGGCGCGCGCGGCCGTCGAGGACGAAGACTCGGTGGCGTACCTGATCCCCCCGGCCACGGATCCGCTGATCGAGATCCTGTCCCGGGCCGGGCACACGCCGCCGTCGTTCGACGACATTGAAGTAATTCGCGCTCCGCTGATCCCGCTGTACGAGCAAGACTGAGCTGCCCGCCAAGACCACCACCAAGGGGTACCGCCATGCCCGAGGAACTCGTACAGCCCACCTACCGCTCGGACGTCACCGTCGAGCTGGTCAAGCACGCCGCCGAGGACACCGACGTCACCTTCGCCGCCCGGGTTTCCACCTTGGGCGGCGAGACCCGCTTCAATGAGGCCACCGCGAAGGATGCGGGCCTCATCGGCTACCTGATGAGGGACCGTCATGGCAGCCCCTTCGAGCACACCTCGATGACCTTCTTCATCAGCGCTCCGATCTTCGTCTTCCGCGAGTTCATGCGGCACCGCGTCGGCTGGTCCTACAACGAGGAGTCCGGCCGGTACAAGGAGCTGGACCCCGTGTTCTACATCCCCGGCCCGGACCGCAAGCTGGTCCAGCAGGGCAAGCCTGGCGCCTACACCTTCGTCGAGGGAACGAAGGAGCAGGCGACCGAAGTCCGCGACCTGCTCATGGAGAACTCCAACGAGTGCTACTGGATGTACAAGACGCTCCTGGACGCCGGGGTGGCTCGGGAGGTCGCGCGGGCGGCTCTGCCGCTGAACATCTACTCGTCGATGTACGCCACCTGCAACGCCCGCTCGCTGATGCACTTCCTGGGTCTGCGCACTCAGCACGAGCTGGCGAAGGTGCCCTCCTTCCCGCAGCGGGAAATTGAGATGGTCGGCGAGAAGATGGAGGAGTTGTGGGCGGAGCAGATGCCGCTCACGTGGGGCGCCTTCAACATGAACGGTCGGGTGGCGCCGTAGCGCTGTCCGCGCCTCCTCCGTCGCCCTCCAAGGGGTGAGCAGAGGAGGCGCGCGTGCAGGCCGAGGTCCCCGAGGTCCACCTGGTCGCCACCCCCGACCGGATGATCATGATCGAGAAGGGTCTGTCCCCGAAGCGGGCCCAGGCCGCCGCCCGGGAGGCTGTACGGCAGGCCCGGCGACGGATGCCGAAGATGAGCGGCGCGGCGGCGCGCGGAATGCAGCCGCTCTACGGCAAGGGCTACTTCGGGATCTCGTGGGCGACGCAGGTGGTCTGGTACCAGGACCACGGCACGAAGGCCTTCACCATGAAGAACCTGGCTGGCAAGACCATCCCGATGTGGATCGACGACCCCACGGGCCAGGAGCGGCGGGACAACCCGAAGGCGAAGACCCGGGTCACGGAGTCCGGCAAGGTGCAGGTGCTGATCTTCCGGCGCGCGGCGAAGATCGGGCAGCGGAAGAAGGTCTACCGACGGGATCCGAAGACCGGGCTGAAGCTCGTCGTCTCGGACACTCCGGCACACTACCCGGGCGCTCCGGGCCGGATCGGGTGGCGTGAGGCGAAGCAGCCGTGGACGCGGCCTGGGAAGCGCCCTGGCGCCATCCACCCGGGGAACGTCGGTGTCTGGTGGCGGCACCCCGGCCTGAAGCCGCGCAGCTTCCTGAACACGTCCATGACCCTGGCGGCGCAGAAGCACGGCCTGCTGGCCGGGAGGGTCTACGTGGCGGACAAGGGGTGGAGAAACTACGTACGCTTGCACGGTGAGGAGTTCAGATGACGCTGGTCTGGTCGGAGATCAACAAGTTGGGTAAGTGGGCGCCGATCGATTCCGAGGAGCACATCGACCCCTCGGAACTGGATGTGGGACATGCGTACGACCGTCTGGACGACAAGCACGTCCGCAGGCTAAGCGACTCGATCAGCCAGCACGGCTACAGTCCGGAGCGGCACGGCCAGCTCGGGCTGAACATCACCGACCACGGCGAGAACATCTACCACCACGCCGACGGCTCGGAGACACATCCAGAGGACCACCTGCACCATGCGCACCTGCTGAAGGCGTTGCAGAACATGGGCCACGGACCGGTGCCGGTACATCTCCACGACCAGGCATCCGACCCCGAGGGCGAACCCGCGCCGAGGTACTGGCACGGCACCACAGTCAAGGACCTGGAGCAGGTGCACCCCAACCACGGGACCAAGGGAAACTTCGGCAACAACCTCGGCGTCCACGAGCCTGGCTACGCCTACGCCACCAGCCGGTCGAGCGCGGAGCACTACGCCGACCAGGCCGCGATGACCCACGGCGGCCAGGCTCGCGTCTACGAGGTCCATCCCAACGGGCCGGTCGAGAAGGACCCGCAGTATGACGGCAACGGAAACCACCGGGGCAACAACGACGACGACGTCCGGTCCAAGCACGGTTTCACCGTGATCGGCGAAGAGGACCTCGGTCACCACGACGAGGACGACCACTACTGACCCATGCCTGTTCGCCCCTCCCATCGCGCCCTCAAGGGGTGACGGAGGAGGGGCGTACGTGTACATCACCAAGGTCAAGGCGCTCGCGGTCGAGGCGCTGCAGGCGGTGTTCGACGAGCAGTACCCGGTAGCAGAGTTCCGGGGGCTGCGGTGCTCGCTGGAGTACCCGGTCAAGCAGATCCGGCTGCCGCAGGTGTGGGTGCGCTACTCAGACACGGGGCCGCTGAAGCAGGCCGGTGTGAAGCACACCGAGGACGTCGACCCGGTGACCGGCGGCCGGACGCATCCGTACACGCGCTTCAAGTTCGAGGGGTCCTGGGAGTTCGTCATCGTCGCGCTGACGAGCGTGGAGCGGGACCGGGTTTACGACGAGCTGATCGCGACGGTCGCGTTCTCGGGGTTCGACACAGCGCGCAGCCGGTTCCGGGCCTACTTGGAGGCCAACGACCTGATCGACCTGACGCTGCGCACGGACGAGATCGAGTCGACGGGTGAGTCGGCCGAGCCGGGGACGCCGTGGGGCACGGACGAGGTGCTGTACGAGCGGACGCTGGCCGTGGACCTGATCGGGGACTTCGCGGCCGACCCGGAGACCGGCGTCATCGTGCCGCTGTCGAAGATCCAGATCACGCCGACGGTCGACCTGACCCTGGACAACGAGGCGCGCGGCGAGGGCTTCGATGTCTGGCACTGATGGAGCCCCCTGGAGGGCTCCGGGGGCCGCAACCACCTCTTGGGGTGGAGGGATCCAGTTGCCTGGCTCCGACCTGATCCCGGCAGCCCACCAAGGGGCTCCAGCGATTCACAAGGAAACTACGGCCGTGCAGAGGTGGGGGCATTCGTCCCGTCTGCGAAGTAGCGGTTGCAGCCGCTCTTCGGGAGTTCCTGCCCTGGCTCCTGCACGGCCTGTAGCCCGGAATCGTGGGGGTCCTTCTGCTCTGGAGGCCGTTGGCTCCCCACCACCTTCGCTCGCGACCTTAACAGCTCCTGCTGTCCGTGGCGGCTGATTCGCCCTCAAGAGGTGACAGATGACCGACGCGACTGGTGGGTGGCATGCCCGACATCTCTTCTGCGACGTACACGCCGCCTGGCGTCTACGTCTCCGACGAATCGACTCCTACGGTCACCCCGCGTTCGGTGTCGACCTCGACCGTGACGCTGATCGGGCCCGCGCTGGGCTACGAGACGTTCTCCGAGGTGGTGACGGTCTACTCCGGCTCGGCCACCGCGCTGACGCAGAAGGGCGTCTACATCACGGCGGTCGTCGGTCCGCCTGCGATTGCTGCGCCGGTGGTGACGTCCCTGGCGGGCGTGGTGATGGAGTACAACACCGACTACACCTTCGAGGTCGTGGCCGGGTCCGGTGGTGCGCCTACCGCGATCACGAAGATCCGACGGCTGTCGGCGGACGAGGGCGACCTGACGCAGCCCAGCCCGAACGGGCTGAAGGACGGCGATCAGGTCCGGGTCACGTACGCGTTCACGTCGGCGACGTACTACGAGCCGACGCTTTTCGAGGACTTCGACCAGGTGGTGGCCGCGTACGGTCCGTCGCTGGTGTCAGTCGCGCCGACGGATCCGACGGCCTCGCAGGTGGCCTCGCCGCTGACGCTGGCGGCGAAGATCGCGCTGGAGAACGGCGCGTCGAGCGTACTGTGTGTGGCGACGAACCCGACGGCCGGGGACTACCGGGCGCAGCTGCAGGCGGCGTACAAGAAGCTGGAGACGGACTACCGGGCCCAGATGCTGGTGCCGCTGCTGGTGGACGGCGCCTACGACGCGCACACGCCGACGAACGTGGCGAACCTGCTGGCCGACGTGAAGAACCACTGCGAGACGGCGGCGGAGGACGGCTACGGTCGGATCGCGTTCACGGGTGTGGCGACGACGTACGACAACACGACCGGGCACGACCAGCTGGCGATTCAGCAGGGCAGCAAGCGGCTGGTGCTGGCCTATCCGAACCGGCTGCTGGCGTTCAACTCGGCGGTCAACGCCTCCACGGAGGTCGACGGGTTCTACCTGGCGGCCGCAATGGCGGGGCGCCTGGCGCGCAACCCGGTGGCGCGGGGGCTGACGAACCAGTCGCTGACCTCGTTCACGGGCCTGCCCGCGACGATCGCGCAGGCCATGACCAGGACGTTCAAGAACAACCTGTCGAAGTCCGGCGTGGCGGTGGCGGAGATCAACCAGGCGTCGCAGCTGATCGTGCGGCACGGGGTGTCGACGCTGATGACGTCGGTGCTCACGCAGGAGATCTCGATGACCCGGGTCGGCGACACCCTGCTGCAGATGCTGCAGACGGGGATGCAGAACTCGGGGCTGATCGGTGAGCCGATCACGACGGAGATGACGATCAGCGTGAAGTCGTCGCTAATCGGTCTGCTGGAGCAGGCGGTGTCAGACGAGGTGATCGTCTCGTACGCCAACGTGCAGGTGCGGCAGCTGTCGGCGGACCCGTCGGTGATCGAGGGGACGTTCTCGTACAAGCCGCCGATCCCGATGAACTACATCGTGATCAAGTTCGCGGTCGACCTGTCGACGGGCGACACGACCACGGAGGTCACGGAGGAGACGGCCTGAGCCCGCGTGGCAGGCGTCGTGACGGGCCCCTGCCGCGCTTTATGGAGGACCCCCGGTGTGAGGGCGCCGGGGGTCCTCTGCTGTCAGCTCTCCTCGATGCCGAGAGCGGCGAGGATCTCCTTGCGGTCGGCCGCGATGTCGTCGGCGTGAATCACGTGCAGCTGCCTGAGAGTTCCGTGGTTGCCGAGGTCGAGTGACACAGCGCAGCTCGCCTGCTCCCTGGCGATCTCGACGGCCTGTTCGAAGGTCGGTGCCTTGACTCGCCACACCAACCTCAGACGGTCGTCGGCCTCGTGCTTGACGACCCCTCCGAGGCGCTTGTGCAGGGCCTTGTACTGCTCACCGCTCGGGAAGGTGACGTTGTGAGCGACGGCCCTTGCCTGCCATTCCTGGTCCATGCCCGCAATCTAGCGCCCGCAGTGTCCCCGCACCGCAGCTTCCTGTCCGTCGCCGCCCATCCCGCCCCAGTGGGTGAGACCTACGGATGGGGTGGTGAGCGTGCCTGCAGGAAAGGTCCGCGTAACGGGAAGTGGATACTCCACTTTCGTCTATGCCGGTAAGCCGATCGCGTTCCTCAACTCGGTGGAGGACGCCGGGCAGCGCGCCTGGTCGGACAAGGGCCAGCCGTACGCCTTCATCCAGCCCCTCGGTGCCCGGACGCCGGTGGAGATCGCGACGTCCCGGGTCCTGGGCGGCGCCACGCTGCAGCTCACGATCCAGGAGCTGTGGAACCAGGCGCACTGGGAGCAGATGGCCGGGATGGCCGGGACGAACAACATCGTCGAGATCTTCGACCGTCTGGCCCGGACCGCGAACTACGTCACCGCGCAGACGATCATCAAGCCGCCGGGCACCGAGTCCAACCCCTCGCGCTGGCGCGGCAAGATCTACCACAACGTCACGATCGTCGACATCATGGACGGCGACACCCTGACGGTCGGCGGCCTGGACGTCGCCAAGCCCGTGGTCTGCGCGTACACCCACTCCACCCGGCTGCGGTGACCGGGATGACGGACACCACCTACGGCACCTACGACCCCGCCGACCGGCCGGGCCGCAAGGCCACCACGCCGGAGCCGTCGGCACCACTGAAGGGCGCGGACGGCTCGGACCTGCCGTCCTTCGACCAGCAGTACGCCGAGCCCTTCAAGGGGCTCACCTACCTGGGCGCCCTGGCCAAGGAGTTCTCCTGGCTCGGCCACACCTTCGTCATCCGCACCCTGGGCGTAGACGACCAGCTCGCCGTGGCCCAGGTCGCGGCGAAGTACAAGGACGGCGGCGAGCAGCTCGCGTACACCACGGCGGTCGTCGCGATGTGCGTGGACTCGGTCGACGGCGAGGCGCTGCCGTCTCCGTACGGCGAGGACCAGGACCTGGCCGAGTGGGCGCACCGGCGGTTCGGGTACGTCAAGGCCAACTGGTACCAGCCGACCATCAACCGAGTCTGGCAGGAGTACCTGGAGCTGGAGGACAAGGTGGCCGAGGTCGTCGAGGCCATGGGAAAAGCCTTCGGCCCGGCCGCGTAGACCCGTGGCTGGAACGCCATCTGCGGATCGCTGAGCGGCGGGGCCTGCTCTCGGGACGGCGCCTGTCCAGGGTGCAGCAGTTCGGCCTGGAGCTGCTCATCCTCGCGGACGGCTGGGCTGCCGGTGACGAGCAGGAAGAGCGGCTGAAGCTGGCTCTCCTGGCGGCCGGTCGCGATCCGCAGGAGGTCATCGAGCGGGAGCCGGACTCCGACGACGACTTCGACCCGGCGGCGGACGACGACAGGGACTTCGACTACTCCGCCGTCGACTGGCAGAACGATGCGTCGGCGGACGACTGGGAGCGCATGCAGGAGGTCCTGTCCTCCTCGCGGGTCACGGTGTCCGGCCAGGAGCGCGCGAGCGCGGATGTTCCACCGGTGCCGGACATGGCCGACGGATTCGATCGGGAGTGGCAGTAATGGCGACGCCTCCTCCGCCCCCTGGGGGCGGCAGCGCACCGCAGGGGCTCACGGGCTCGCTGCAGCGGCTGGTCATGCAGCTGCAGGCGCTCATGCACCAGAACCAGACCCAGCAGAACCTGCCGTCGAGCGCGACCGGTGCGCTGCGCCAGGCCCGCCAGAACATCCTGAGTCCGCAGGCGCTGCTGGGCGGCCAGGTGCCTCCTGCGGTGGCGCCGACAGGACAGTGGCTACAGCAGCAGGCGGCGTCCTTCCTGAGCCAGGTCATCCTCGGCCAGCCCCAGCACAGGAGCGGCAACCCGTCGCCTCAGCCTCCAGCCCCTGCTGGGCCGACGACTCCTGCACCGACCCCGGCGCCCACAACTGCCCCTCCGCACGTCCCAGGCATGCCGTACCCGTACCCGTACGGCATGCCGTATGGGTCTCCGTACGGCACTCCCTACGGGCCGACGCCGTACAACGGGCCCCAGCCCGGCCCGTACCCGGGCCCGGTCGTCGCGCCCTCACACCCGGGCGGCGGCGGTGGTGGCTCGTCGACCGGCGCAGGCTCGTGGACGCGGGCCATGCTGCCCGCCGTCGGCAGGCTGGCGTTCGGCCCTTGGGGCGCCGTGGCGGGCACCGCTCTGTCAGCCGCGACCCAGATTCCGGCCGAAATCCGCTCCCAGCGGGACAAGAACGCCTACTACCAGTCCATCGAGGGCGGCGACAACGTCTCGGGCTTCGGTGAGCGGTTCAGCGAGGAGGTGTACCGCTGGTCGACGCCGATGGTGTTCTCGTCGGAGGAGGCCCGGAAGGCCTTCAAGGGCGTGACCAAGCTCGGCTACAACTCCAAGGTCGAGGACGGCATCGGCCGCCAGGAGGCGCTGAACTTCCTGTACCACGGCAAGACCCGGCGCGGACAGAGCGTGGACGAGGGCCTGCAGCAGCTCCAGGTGAACTCGAAGAACGCCCTGGGCAGCCTCAACGATCTCAACGACGCCCTGAACGCCGTCTCCGACAGCGCGGGCAAGGCCGGGATCAACGCCCAGATGCAGCGCGCCGAGTTCACCCAGCTGATGAACACGGCCATCAAGAACGGCTACGGCTCCTCCGCGACAGACGTCGCCTCGGCCGAGCAGCAGATCAAGATCGGGTACGGCCGGTCCTTCCAGGACGTGGACGTCTCCCAGCGCCTGGGCCTGAACCGGGCCTACATGGCCTCGTCCACGACCGGGATGAGCGTGTCCGACTACCTGACGGCCGGGGTCACGGGGAAGCTCGCGGCCGACGCGAAGCTGGACCAGACGATCGCCCGGACCGTGCTGAAGGCGGGCGTCGAGGCGTGGATCAAGGAGGAGATCTCCAAGGCAGGCGGCGCGGGCGAACTCTCTGAGGACGTCGTCCAGCAGATCGCCGAGGAGATGATCCGGAGGTTCTACCCGAACGACTCTCCGGCGCTCGCGCAGGCCGTCGCGACCCTCTCCGGCCTCCCGGACCTGGGAAGTGACCCGGTGAAGGCCGCCATGTGGCTGGTCCAGCAGTACAACGAGAAGGGCGCCGCCGCGCAGTCGGAGAAGACGTCGGCCGAGGACAAGAAGAAGCAGAAGGAGACCAGCAAGAAGAACCAGGTCGTCACCGGTGTCGGCGAGCTGATGCGCGCGCCGCAGAACGACCGGGGCCCGGGCGCGGGCAAGAGCGCGCTCGGCGGAGACCTGGACCGCGAGCACGAGGGCGGCTTCCTCGGCTTCGGCGGCCACAACTCCGACGCCTACAACGCCTACCAGGCCTGGCACGACAAGGAGGGCGGGCAGGAGGACCCGGTGGTCTACCACCTGCTCAACAAGATCAAGGGCGACAACGACTCGAAGGTCGCTGTGTCGACAAAGGACGGCAAGAAGGTCGTCTCGCTGGCCGACGCGATCAAGCGGCACCGCAACGAGCTGGCGTCCGGCAAGGCCGTCGTCGTCGAAGGCGACCAGGCGGGCAAGACCGTCGAGGAGATCGTCGGCAAGGACAAGGTCGACCCGCTGCGGGACTTCTCCAAGGAGGCCAAGGCCACCGAGAAGGAGGGCGAGTCGTACGCCCAGTGGGAGAAGAAGCACACGGAGAAGGACAAGAAGGGCCGGGAGAAGCTGGAGATCACGCTGTCGGCCGAGGCCCGGCGTCTGCTGACCGTCATGGACTCCACCGGTGTCAGCGGCTCGGCCGCGACCGCCCAGCCCCCGCTGAGCCCGTGGCCGTCGAACCCCAGCTACCAGGAGTAGGACATGGCTCTGGCGTCCCTGGGCTTCACTGGAGGACCGCAGGTCACCTTCCGGATCAACCCCGACTCGATCGACTGGGGCTTCGACATCCACACCACCGTCACGCAGACGGTCGGCGGCCGGGTCGTGCACGTCACCGGCGCCACGCTGCGGGACATCACGGTGGCGGGCCATCTCGGCGAGAACCGCAGGGCCGGGCCGTCTCCGGACCGCAACGCGGACCACGCGGGGGCCAGCTGGCGCCTGCACGAGGCGTTCGTCGCCAAGTGCCGGGCCATCATGGACCACCAGTCGCGGGACTCACGGACCCCGGGGAAGATGCACGCCCCGGCCGTCTTCAACTACCCGCCGCACAACTGGCGCTGGAAGGTCTACCTCACCGAGGTCGCCGACCTCGACGGCCAGGCCAGCATCGAGCACCGCACCGGCAAGTTCTCTCACGGCTACCGCCTCCAGCTGTTCATCGTGCAGGCGGGGAGCGACTCGCTGGTCAAGGCGGGCTCGTCGAACAACGCGGTCGACGCCGCGCAGGAGAAGGCGATCTCGTCGTACATCGCCCGCATCAGCGAGGGCATCGGCTGGAAGCAGACCGAGTACAACGGCGGCCTCATCGACGGGAAGCCCGGCGAGGAGACCGACAAGGGCCAGGAGGAGTAGATGGCGAACCAGTGGGGCTCCGACGTGCCCGTGTCCATGCCGCAGCCGCTCCCGGGCGACCTGGAAGGCATCGTGAACATGGGCGGCTTCACCATGACCCTGGACGGCCTCTTCCCGGACCTGTCGGCCGCCGACCACGAGCGGCTGGCCACGCCCACCTACGCGCCCTTCAACCCGCTGGACAGGCGTGTGGAGACCGTTCCCGACCCCGAGGAGGAGGAGTCGTGGCAGACGGACGCAGGGGCCTGAACTGCACCCTCACCTACCCCCGGGGCGGCGCCAACCAGGTCTTCCGGGCCCGGGTCGACGCTGTCGGCCACGGCATGGTGATGGTCGCCGACACCTCCAGCGCCCGCAACTCCCGCGCCTACTACCCTCACCGCGCGACCCCCTCCCGCTTCTACCTGCGGGTTCTGCTCAAGGGATACAGCGAGCGGAAGGCCTTCGCCGACTGGATGCAGCGCTACGCCGACTACGTCATGGACCCCGGCCTGCCTGCAGGCGAGCGGTTCCCCGACATGCGGGTCCTGATCCCCTCACGGAACTTCGACCGTGAGGGAGTGCCGCTGACGGGCTTCGAGTGGGGCGACCAGGTCGGCGCGATGCTCTGGACGCCCACCATCACCTTCGAGACGACCAGGGAGCCGCAGGACACCGAGCGGTGGGGCGCCAGCTCCTTCGTCGCGGCCGAGGACCCCGACATGAGGTACTTCTGGCCGATGGGCACCCAGCTCGGCGGCAACGCGGTGCCGTCCGGGAACTACCAGAACATCATCGACGGCAGCGACGGCGGCTCGGACCCGGGCCAGACACCGCCCAACCTCGGGATGAACGAGGGCACCCTGCCGAGCGAGCGGTACGACTACGGGGATTGAAGAGGCCCTGGCGCGACCCTCGATGAGATCCAGCCGCCAGGGCCAGCTCCATCGTACGCGCACCAAACGACGCCGGGCCAGGCTCCCGGTCTGCCCCGGGTCACCTGGCCCCACTTGCAGCCGCCCACGGCAACTGCCTCTGCTCTCATGATAGCGGCCCGCCCTACGATCTTCGGCACGGGCGGGCCGCTCAGCCGGATGAATGGCCGACCACCCCGTCAGCAGAGGGGAAGCAGCCCCAGCGTAGCGGGGCTCGTGTCTCCTTGTCCGTCATTCGCCCCAAGGGGCGGAGGTGGTCCTGATTCCGAACTTCGTGAGTGCGCCGGGCGTGAAGGTCTACATCGCGACGGAGAAGCACGGGATCATCGACGTCTCCGATGACCTGGTCGACGGCGAACTGGTCCGCCGCTCCGACGGCGTCTCCACGTTCCGGTTCGCCCTGCAGAACGCGCGGCGGAAGTACGACGGGGTGCTCACCCCGAACGACCGCATCAGCGTGCAGATGAAGCGCCTGAAGTGGGTCCAGGTGTTCACCGGCTACCTCAACAAGGTCCCGCTGGTGACCGCGTGGCCGCGCGTCGTCCACGTAACCGCCTCGTGCAGCCTCAAGCGTCTGCAGTACTGGTTCTGGGACTCCCACGCCGAGGCCTCACAGGCCATGGTCCGCCAAGCTCTCTCGGACGCGGCCAAGGACAGCACCATCTCTGACGGCGGCATGACCAACGTCGTCCTGACGATCCTGAAGAAGGTCGTCGGCTGGCCGGAGTCGAAGGTCCACATCGCCCGGATCCCGGGGAACTGGTACTCGGTCATCGAGGCCCTGGCCAAGCAGATCAACGCCGAGCTGGACGAGGCCGACGAGGTCGCACGGACGCTCCTCGAATCGCTGGGCACCGCGTCCGTGGGCGCGGGCGGTGCCGACGCGTCCGCCCTGACGGGGACGTACGGCGGGTTCAACAGCTCCGAGCAGAAAGCGAATGCGGCGACGATCTATTCCGTCGGCAAGCAGCGGGGAGCGTCCACCCGGGACTGCATCATCGCGATCATGACGGCGATGCAGGAGTCGGGCCTGAACAACCTCACCCACGGCGACCGGGACTCCGTCGGCCTGTTCCAGCAGCGCCCGAGCCAGGGCTGGGGCACCCGCGAGCAGATCATGAACCCTGAGTACGCGGCCGGGAAGTTCTACGAGACGCTCTTCAAGCTCAAGGGCCGGGACCGGCTGGAGATGTGGGAGGTCTGCCAGAAGGTCCAGCGCTCCGCCTACCCGCGCGCGTATGAGAAGCACGAGAAGCCCGCGACCGCGATGGTCCGCGACCTGGAGAAGGGCGGCGGCTCGTCCGACGCGCTCAACTCGAAGCCTCAGGGCACCATCAGCGGCCTGGCCCTCGCGCAGCTCGCGGTCAACTTCTGCAAGAAGCACCCGAACATCCCGTACACCCAGCAGTACGGCGGCACCCAGCTCGGCGTCCTGAAGGCCGAGCCGCCGCCCGGCCTGGACTGCTCCAGCTTCGTGCAGGCCATGTACCTGCGCGGGCTGGGGGCGCTGTACAACGTTCCGCGCGTCGCCTCCGCCCAGTACGGCTTCTGCAAGAAGGTGTCGGTCAAGACGGCTCTGGAGACGCCGGGCGCGCTCCTCTTCAAGGGCTCCAGCCCGAGCGGGATCCACCACGTCGAGATGAGCCTGGGCAACGGCAAGGACACGATCGGCGCGCACAGCAGGCGGGCGAACCCCAACGTCGGTGTCGGGCCAACGCTGCCCGCCTCGTACTGGGACTACGGCGGCTTCCTCCCGCGCATCGCCTACACCACGGGCGCGGGCGGGGTCATCGTCGGCGAGAACGACGGCGGCACCGAGATCCCGGAGCCGACCGACCCGGGCGTCGAGCTGGTCACCGGTGCGGACGCACCCGGCTACAACCCGGACGACCCCTTCGACAAGATGTTCGGCGACAACGCGTGGCTGCCGATCTCGACGGCAGAGAACGACCCGAACTACTTCATCGCGCAGGCCCTCGTCGGCCCGCGCGCGCTCCTCAACGACCAGCCGCTGCTGCCGTACCTGAAGAACCTTTTCAACTCGACGATGCGGTCGTTCTGCTCCGCCCCGAACGGCGACCTGATCGCCTGGTACCCGGACTACTACGGGATGTGGGGCACGGCCGCGAAGATGGTGATCGAGCCGATCGAGGTGCAGGACTTCGAGGTGTCCTGGTCGGACGACTACATGGTCACGCACCAGTTCGCCGTGACGGCCCCGCTGGGCGGCAACCTCTTCGATCCGGCGACCGGCACCGTGCAGAGTTCCGTCGGAGAGAGCTACCTGGCCCAGGCCGCCATCCTCACCAGCGGCGTGGTGACGATCGACTTCCCCGGCGTGTGGAAGGCGTTGTTCGGGATGGACATGTCCGAGAAGGAGGCCGAGGAGTACGCGAACTGGATCAAGCAGCGGTTCGGCGCCCGGCCGGACTACCAGCAGCTGCCTGGGCTGGTCGGGCCGAAGGCCCAGTTCTTCTCCGCCATCTTCCTGTTCCTGCGCCAGTTCGCCTACCAGTACAGCGCGTCGATCCCGCTGACGTGGATGCCGGAGGTGTGGCCGGGGATGCTGCTGCAGTTCCCCGCCTTCAACTTCCAGGCGTACGTGACGACGGTGACGCACTCCTTCAAGTTCGGTGAGGGCGGCTACTTCAACACCTCGGTCCAGGTGGCCGCTCCGGCCCGGCTCACGGGTGACAAGAAGCTCCTGGGCCTGCCGATGGCGGGAGGCAGCTGATGATGCCGATGCGCGGCCCCGGCAACGCGGCCTCCTACGGCCTGGGCTGGACCATCAAGCAGGTCAAGGTGAAGGAGATCCTCACCGAGAAGCGGATGGCTATCTGCATCGACACGGAGGGCCAGTACCTGGAGGCCACCACGGCCATCCACCGCACCGGCATCGAGCTGGAGGTGGGCCAGACCTGGGTCGTCGACCGGACCTACGGGATCTGGTCCTTCGCCGCCCGGCTCGACTTCGGGACATGAAAAAGTGAGACCCAGTGGGTCTCACTTTTTCTGGTACCAGAGTGAGACCCAGTGGGTCTCACTTTTGCTCAGCCGACGATCTCAGCTGCAGCCTCATACCGGCGCCGCAGGTCCTCAACGTACTGCTTGGCCTCGTCCGGGTCCTCCTCCTTGGCTTCACGGAGAACTTCCAGGTCGATGATGCGGTTCGTGCGGCGGGCCTTGGCGAGCTGCTCGACCGCCTTCGAGGTCACTGACGAGCCAGGCTCGGGCGTGATGACGTCGGTTGCCTCGCCGAGCATGAGGAGTCGGCGGGCCGCCACAGCGCCGCCGGAGTTGACCCGGCCCATCTTCTTCATCTCGGTGAACTGGTCCCGAAGGTTCTTCTGGCGCTCCGGGGAGACATCCGGCTCGCCGTCCGGGGTGACGCCGATCTCGCCCTTCTCGTCCACGATCGTCGAGAACAGCTCACGGATGGTGCGCTCGTTCAGCGGCTCCTCCACCATGTCCCCGATGATCCGGTAGACAGGGACGGCGCGACGCAGCCGGTAGACGTCCTGCTTGGTGAGGCCGAGCGGCTCGGCGAACTTCTCGATGGACTTGAAGCCCGCGTCCTTCAGCCGGGTGCCCTGGGTGGCCCACCAGAGGTACTCGCCTGCCGAGGCGACGTAGTCCCTCTGCAGCTTGCCGAGGCCGTTGGCCAGCCCCCGGTTGGCCTGCGCGATTCCACGCCGGGCCATGCCGATCTGCTCGAACGGGTCGGCGTCCTCGGGGGGCTTGACGAACTCGAAGGGGTTGTTCTCCTCCGATGCCTTCACTACGGCGTCCGAGGGAGGAACGTGAACTTCGCCCTCGTCGGCCGGGCGGGGGACGACAGCCTCGGCGGGCTGCGTCGGTTCTTCGGCCGGTGCGCTCGCTGTGGCCAGGGTGTCGTCCGCTTCGCCCCGACGGGCTGGTGCGACGCCGGTGGCAGAGACCGACCGTGTCGCCTGCGCCACCCGCTTCTCTCGCGCGGTCATCTTCTTCGGGGCCGCCTGCTTCGTGGCAGGAGCTTCCAGGCGTGCCATCAGCCGATGACCTCCTTCATGGCGTGGCGGAACAGGAGCCCCATCTCCTCCAGGTGGGTGCGCTTCGGAGTCTCGTCCCAAGCGCGGGGGTAGTCCGGCGAGTCGCTGATCTCGAACTCCTTGTCCATGAAGGCGACGTCGATCTTCTTCCGGATTTCGTCGTCGATCTTCGTCGCCATGAGGGCCTCAACCACGGGACGGGCGTCGGCCGCCAAGGTGTTCCGGCCGGTGCACTTCACCATGCACACGAAGACCTTCAGCCGGTTGTCGTTGGCCTTGCCTCCTCGCGCGGCCGTCTTGGCTGTCGGCGCGATGCGGTTCCACTCGAACCCGGACGGCGCGAACGGCAGGAGAACCATGTGGGCCTTCTGGCACAGCTCCCAGTACGCCTCCTTCCCGGCGCCGCCCGAGTCCACGATGATGACGTCGAACTGGTCTCGGAAGCTGTCGATGACGTCGTCCAGCTCGGGTGCGTCCTCGGCCTTGTTCTTGGCGTCGTAGGTGACGAGGTCGAAGGGGACCTTCTCCGGGGCCGGGTTTCCTTCCAGGTCCTCGCGGTTCTCGCGAATCTTGTACCACTCGTCCACCGTCTGGCTGTTGTCGTCGGTGTCGATGACGAGGACCTTGAGGCCCAGCATCACGGCAAGGTACAGGGCAAGGAAGATGGTCATCGTGGTCTTGCCGGTGCCGCCCTTGAGCATGCCGACGCCGATGACGAGGCAGCCGTTCTGATTGATCCAGACCCGGATCTCGTCGTGAGAGGCGAGCAGGCGCCTCAGTTGCTGCCTGGGGAGTGTCGAGGTCTTCACTCCAGTCCTTCCTTCGGCGGGATGTCGGACCACATCTTGCCGCAAGGTCGCCCCTGTGTTGCCCAGGAGGCCGTGTTTCCGACCCGATCGGCGCCAGAAAGGGGTGAGGAGGTGGCCCATGAAGACGCTGGCGCTCGTTGGCGGGGATCTGGCCCTCGGTGAGGGCGGCTACCGGACGGTCACCGGTGCGCCTCGGATCCGGCAGGATCTGGGGCTGGCGCTCGCCGAGCCGTTCGGGCACGACCCGTATCACCCGGAGTTCGGCTCAGTGCTGGCCTCGCACATCGGGGAGCCGCTGACGGCCGAGCTGGAGCTGCTCGTGCGGTCGGAGATCGTGCGGGTCATCCAGCAGTACGTGGACGCGCAGCAGGCGCAGATCGCGGCCGACGCCCTGTCACGGTCACGGTCCCGGTTCAGCTACCAGGACGTGGTCAAGGAGGTGACGTCGATCGAGACGGAGCTGCAGTACGACACGCTCAAGGTGACGATCGCGCTCAAGACCCAGTCCGGCGCGACGGTCAAGGTGCTCCGGACGGTCACGACCTGAGACCCAGTGGGTCTCACTTTTGAGGGGGTCGGCGGGGACTCGAACCCCAGCTTGGTTTGATGCCATCGCCCGTATCTCCAGACCCCACGGTGGCGACCCGCAGGCGACCCACGATCAACGTACTCGGCATCGGTCGCGTGGTCACGAACTTGCTGTGAGGAACCTCCCGCTCGTCCTCAAGGGGTGACGAGAGGGAGGGCGCCGCGCATGGGTGTTTCACGGGAGGACATCGTCACGCAGATGCGTGACGCGCTGCTGGTCTCCGATCCGGAGCTGGACACGTCCATCGGTACTCCGGCGCGGAAGATCCTGGACGCGGTCGCGGCCAGTCTGGCGGACGCCTACGTCGAGAACCACCTGCTGTCGTACGCCTACGACATCGACAGCAAGGTGGACCAGGACCTGGACTCGTTCTGCCAGCTGTTCGGCATCGCGCGGCTCGCGGCGCGGCGTGCGGTCGGCACGGTGACGTTCTCCCGTACCGGTGACCTGACCGCCACGGTGTTCATCCCGGTGGGCACGGAGATCTCCTCGGCGGCGGACTCGGCGATCGTGGTCACCACAGTCACTGGCGGCACGCTCATGCCTGGGGTCACGTCGGTCACGGTGCCGGTCCAGGCGGTCACGGCCGGGCCGGAGGGCAACCTGGGGGCGGGGACGGCGACGCTGATCACGTCGCCGATCCAGGGGGTCAACTCGGTGGTCAACACGGCCGCCTTCACCGGGGGTACCTCGCGGGAGACGGACACCGAGCTGCGGACCCGGTGGAAGTCGACGGTGTTCCGGTCGCTGGCCGGGACCGAGCAGATGTACCGGGGTGTGGCCCTGGACGACACGGACTGCTACGCGGTGTCCGTGGTCGGCTCGTCACGGACCCGGTCGGAGATCCTCCAGGTTCCGGTCAGCGGTGACGTGGTCTGCGAGATCGAGGATGCCCGGTATGTCTACTCGTCGCCGGTGCAGGTGACGAAGGCGGACGGCGTCCCGCTGATCAAGGACTACGACTACGAGTGGATCCCGGCGAACCCGCCGCAGGTCCGTGGCCTGTCGTCCTCGTTCCCGGCGGCCGGTGAGCTGCTCACGGTCGGCTACCAGTACCTGCCGGTGGTGAGCCGGAACGACCCGGCCCTGAACATCACCAACCGGATCGACATCTTCACCGGCGGCGTCCGGGCCCAGGGCGCGCAGGCGAGCCTGGTGTTCCAGACGGAGAAAAAGTTCCAGACGGTGTCCACGCTGGACCTGTACACCGGGGACTGGCTGCGCGCGGACCAGACGCGGCCGACCGCGAACAACGTCTTCGTGCCGCTGCCGTTCGGACCGATCCTGACGGTGCCGACCACGCTGGTGGTCGGGGCCACAACGTACGGGCTGGCGACGAAGGACCACCCGCTGGGGACGGTCGCCAACGGGGTGACGTACGCCTACGAGATCGTCCACGAGGACACGGTCGAGGGCTGGACGCCGACGAGCCGGTTCGGTCTGGAGTGGCACCGCACCTACCTGCCTGCCGACGGCTCGCCGCTGGCGGTGGGCAACGCGGGCGACTACACGTACAACGAGGTCCCTGCCTCGGTCCAGGACGCGGTCAACCGGTGGCGGCTGGTCGGGATCGATGCGAAGGTCCACCAGGCGAAGCAGCGCTGGCTCCGGTTCTCCCTCGGCGTGATGTACGCGGCGTCCTCAACCGGGGCGGTTGA